GCTCGGCCGAGGCGGCCTCGAGAAGCGTGCCACGCAGCTGCTGGAAGGCCATGCGCATCGCGGCCGCGGTCTGCTGCTGTTGAAGCACCTGATCCTGCGCAGCCATCGCCTTCGCCGTCGAGTCGGCGACCGTTGCCTGGATCTGCTGCATCTGCTGGTCGTGCATCGCCTGCGCCTGCTCGAGCTGCGCAGTCTGCTCCTCCTTCGCCTGCAGCTCGGCCTGCGCCTCCTGCAGCTTCTGGCGCAAGAACGCGGCCTGGTTCTCCTGCCCCGCGGCCTCCGCAGCTTCCTCCTGAGCAAGGTACTCCTGCATCGCGGGGTCGATGGCCGGCTCGATGGGCTGGCCCGGCTTAGGTGCAGGGGCGGCGTTCGAAGGGGCAGGCTCCTGCTGCTCCATGGAGCTCGAGAGCCCGCCGTCGAGCAGGGCGAGCTTGAAGGCGGCAGCGGCCTTCTCGTGCGCGTGCCGGTCGAGAGCAGCACCGGCACCGCGACCAGCCTTGCCCCCCATGTGCTGGCCGAGGGCGACGCCGCCGAGCGTGGCCATCGGGTTGCCCTTGCCGTAGCGGTGCATTGCAGCGCCACCCGCAAGCGCACCGAGGGTGCGTCCCACGGCGTCACCCGTGCGCTCCTTACCGTGCGCCTTGTCCTTCTCGAACTCTGCGCTGATGGAGGCCTTCGCGCGCTCCTTGCCCGTGTCCTCGGGGCTCTTGTACGAGGCCGCCATCTTCGCGCCCGTCTGCATCCCCTGCGCAGTGGGAGGCAGGGGTGGGGGCGGAGTGGCTTGCATGTTCTGACCACGGCCCGTGGGAGGCAACATGCCGGGAGAGGGGGGCATGGCGCCACCGGCGCCCATCGCGACCTTGAGCGCGGTACGGTCGTCCTCGGTCAGGTCGGCGAACGCCGCCTCGAGGTCGGCGACCGTGGCCGCCTTGTCCTTGCCGCGCACGCGGAGGAAGAAGTCCGCAGCCTCTTCGAGCGGGATGCCGTTGAGCAGACTGGTCTCGAAGTCCATCCCTCACTCCCAGGTGTATACGTTGTGCATGTTGTCGTTACCCGAGTACGCCCAGGTCCAGCAGGGCGCCGTGGCGCTGACGACCGCCGGCTTGTAGATCTTGCCGACCATGGCGTTGTTGTCGTCGAGACCGAGCAGCGAGTTGGCCGTGCCCGCCGCAGAGATGGTCACACCCGACGCAGGGGTGGCCTCGATGAAGAGCAGGTTCTGCTCGGGGGTGAGCAGCACCTTCACCGCGGGGATGGCTGCTTCCACCTGCGCCGCGATGTCCTTGTAGAACAACGTGTAGGGGTCGGGGTTGGTACCCGGCGGCACCGCAGTGCCGGAGCCGATGTTAGACTTCACGAAGGTGACAGTCACCGCTGAGGGGCTGGTGAAGATGAGCGTCGTGCCGACGAGGCCTGCGATGCCCACCATGTTGCCCGCAGGCACGCTGCCCCCGGAGGTGCCCTTGTTGATCGAGCCGCCGACGACACCGCCGTTGAGGAAGTTCAGGGCGTCCTCGATGCGACGGAACTTGTAGAGCTTGTTGGCAGACATCTTGATCTCGCTCGGGGGCTAAAAAAGTAGACTGGGGCTCGCGGCCCCAGTCTACCAGCTCAGTGCTGGCTGGCAGAAGCCAGCGGCACCGGAATGACGTTGTGTGATCCACAATCGGCGCACTGAAGTGCTGCGCCCTTGCCGTGATTGCCGCGACGCAGCTGCAAGTTCGAGATGTCGTTGTTCTGACGGTCCTTGTCGTTCACGTGGTGGACGGTCTCGTCCTCGGTGAGAAGACGCCCGAGATGCTTGGCCGTCACGAGGCGGTGCTCGAGGCAGTAGCGCGCGTCGGTCGTCTTGATCTGCGCCATCGGATAGAACGGGTCGTCGGGGCGCACAAGGACGAGGACGTAGCCACCGTCAGTGACGACGCGGCCGCCCTTCCAGGCATAGTGCTCTTCGCCCTGCTGGAAGCCCTTCGGTCTGAGCGTAACACCATGCTCTTTCAGGAACCGCCGGATCGTCGAAGAACTCACGCCGAACTCCGCAGCCAGCGGCTCTGTCGCAGTGCCTTTCAGGTACCGGTGGATGATGTGGTCTCGCTGCGCATCCGACGGCGTGAAGATAAAGTGGCTGCCGTCTCGTCGCCCCCTCTTCATGGGGATGCCGTGCCGGCGCAGCGCCTGCCTCACCATCCACGGCGACACACCACCAAGAGTCTGCGCGATCTGTCCGGCGTTCATGGAAGTAGTCCGGTACAGGTCGACAGCACGTTGTTCCTTCTCCTCAGTCCAACCAGTCTTCAGCATGTAGTCCTCCTCGAGCGCCTTATGCCGCTAGGAGGAATATAGTACTACGTATGCATCTTTCAATAGCTAGCGTAGGTCGAGTTCACGGCCCAGAGCTCGCTGTGTATCCCGCTGTTCGACGGGCCCAGGATGCCCTGGATGTTGATGGCCACCTTGACCCTCTGCTTCATCTGCTCAGTGAACGACTTGTAGTACTGCAGCCAGTTCATGAGCAACGGCGTCTTGTCGTTCACCCCGACGTTGATGCCGCCGTTGGAGTAGTTGATGTGGTTGCGCGTCTGCAACAGGCCAACGGACTCGATGAGCGAGATGGTCGTCATGCGCAGTATCAGGGCGTGCTGGTTGAGCTGCAGCAGGTCCTCGAGCGACAGCGACGTGAAGTGGGGCGTGCCGTTGAAGTCACTGAGTGCGTCGTAGACGGCCCAGGCCACCTGCCTGTCGCTCGACTCCTCTCCGGCCACGATGCGATTGAGCTCGGGGAAGTCCCGGTGGTAGAGCCGGACCATCTGGACGAAGTCCTTGAAGCACCGGCTCATGTGAGGGATGCCCTGCAGCATGGCTCACCCTCCTGCGACCCGCGGGGCCTTGGCCTTCGCCACGACGTAGGACGCCGGTGGCTGCTCCCCGACGGCGAGCGCGCCGAGCGTGACGAGCTCCTGGATGCCCTTGCGCATGCGTTCCATGCGATCTGGGTTCACCACGACGCTCGTGCCGGGGGCAACGAGGTGCTTGCCCAGCACGAACGTGTGACGAACCAGACCGCGCTGCCTGAGCGCGGCTGTTTCCACATCCGTGAGGTTGAAGACCTTCATCGACGGCTCTTCTTGCTGCCCTTCCCAGAGGATGCCGCCTCGGGTGCGACAGGAGCAGGGGGCTCGTCGTCGGCAGCCGCATCGGCCATGGCCGCGTCGACCGCAGCGTCCACGTCCACGACAGGCGCGGCGTCCACCACAGCCTCTGCAGCGGCAGCAGCCGCCGCGTGACCGGCGTCGTAGGCGCGCTCGTTGAGCAGCGCGGGCTTCTGACCAGGGGGCAGGACCTGCGGCATCGCCTCGTCGTCGCCGACGTAGGGCGGGATGTACTGACCCGTGGGGGTGTCGTACTTCACCGAATCGAGGCGCTTGTTGATGAGGGGGACCTTCGGCGCCATGGGTCCGGGCTCCATGGTCATCAGGTCGACGACGCGCCCGTCAGGGGTGCGAACCTCGAGCACCTTGTCGGCAGACTTCTGACGCAGCTCAAGCAGGTTGCGCGTCACGAAGGTCTCGTCGACGAGCAGGCGCGCGCCGGGCACCAGCCTGGCCTGCGCATTGCCGACGTACTGCTTGCGCTTGAGCGCCGCCGGCAGAGTCGCACGGTGCGTGCGGTGGTGGACACTGCGGACAACGCTGTGGATTACGTACTGGGTCATCGCGGGCCTCCAAACGCCATGGGCGCCGGCACCAGACCGGCACCGACGCCCATGTACTCTCGCAGACGCGAGAGCGGGTGACTAGAACTGCGTGATCTGCGGGAACTGCAGGCCGTTGTCGACCTGGTTGTTCGGCTGACCCAGCGAATCCTCGGAGAGGGCCACGAAGTTCGCGATGAGCCCGTCGGCGTTCGTCGTCGGGTTCGCGTCGGCCGAGTAGAGCTCGAGCTTGCGCACCGCCGCGATGTTGATGACCGCCATCGCGATGTCCTCCCAGGCCTGGAAGGTGATGACGTTGGCGATCTTGTCGATGTAGAACTTGGTGTTGTTCAGGACGTAGAACTTCCCGAAGAACTCCGGCTTCGTGAAGACGTAGACGTTCCCCGGGCGCAGGATGTCCGTCTTCACCGTGCGGATGTACGAACGCCCGAAGAGGGTGTTGTACTTGTACCCGTCGACCGCCGTCTCGCTCTGGAGACGATCGCCGAAGTCCTCGAGAGTCCACTGAAGGATGTCGTCCCAGTCGACCTCCGTCATCAGCAGGCGCTCCGAACGCAGGCGGTTGCCGTCCAGGAGCTTTAACAGGTTGATGACGTCCGGGCGCTGGATGGGGCGCACGGTCGCATCGTTGGTCGTCGCGGTGCGCGCGAGCTCGCCCTTGCGGACGGCGAACTCGACGACGCCGGTGCCCTGGATCTGGCTCGCGTTCAGCGGGGTCGCGGTGCCGCCGTTGGCCTGCAGCTGCAGGGCCTGGACGGCCGCCTCGACGTTGACCGTGAACTCGCGGTCCTCGACCTCCTGGATGTCCTTCACCGAGTTCTCCTCGATGATCTTCGTGATGGGCATCTCGTAGGCGAGGAGCTCCTGCTCCGTCTTCTGGAAGATCTCCGAGCTGACGGTGTAGAAGCCGACTTCTGCCTTGGGGCCGCGGATGAAGCGGGCCGTGGGGCTGCCGCGGAACGTCATGGTGAGCGCGCGGGACTGCGGCTCGACGTCCACGATCTTGACCAGGGTGTCGTGGTTGACCGAGCGCTGGCAATCGCTGCGGGTCACCTGCTCGGGGGGGATCACCTTGCGCGCGTAGGAAACCTCGCGCAGGCGGTCGCGGATGTACGAGCCACCGTACTCCGCCATCTTCTCTTTGCCCTCGGACGACCCGAGCTTCTGCGTGAACAGCTCGTTGAGGACGCGTGCCGGAACGGACATGGGATTCTCCTCTCTTCCTTTCGTTCCGGTTACGAGCGCCAGCCCGAGATGAACCGGAGCTGACCGCCGTTATTGGCGGGCAGACGTGTGACGTACCCGACGATGGGGTCGGTGTCGCCCGAGGTCAGAAGACCATGGCCGACCAGACCCGTGAAGTTGCGCCCGCCGAAGGTGATGGTTGCAACCTTGAGCGGCTGCATCACCGCGGTGATGGCTGCACCGCCGCCCGCGCCGACCGTGGCCGAAGCGTCGAAGATGCGGGTGTCGAACTCGTAGTCACCGCGCCACAGGAGCGGGACCTTGTGCCCCGAGAGGGACTGCACGTCGTAGCGGCCGCGCTCTGCAAAGAGCGGGAAGCTGCGAGGGGGGAAGGGCGCACCGACCGGCGCGACGGCGCCGACCGTGGTGATGTCCGTGGCGCGAATCGTCTGGTAGCTTGAGTTGAGCGTCAGCCACTCGCCGTCGATCACGCAGATGGCGTTGAGCGGCTGGATCAGGGTGGGATCCGCCATGGCGAAGTCGCGGCGCTGCACCGGCAGGATGTCCGAGACAGGCGTGAAGTTGATCTTCTGCAGAGTAGACATGACTCAGATTCTCCTCGTAGGTCGTTGGTCGGAGCGGCTAGCCCACGCCCCCGACGATGTACCGCTCCAGGTCCGTCGACCCCCCGGAGCCCATCTCCGGGTTGTCGTTGGTCAGTTGTGCCAGCTTCGTGCCCATGTCGGGACCGACGAGGTCCACGGCATGTTCGACCGCGTCGAGCTTGCCCGCCTCGGCGGCCTTCTCGAGACGGTCGGCGAGAGCGTCGACGGTGGTGTCGAGCTCGAGGCCCTTGCGGTGCATCTCCGACGCGAGCTTCTCGACCCGGTCACGGCGCTCCCTCGACGCCAGCTTGTCCTGCAGATCGTTGATGGTCGCCTGCTGTGCGCGCAGGGTCGCAGAAGCGTCGGTGAGAACCTCCGCGATCTGCGCGTTGCTGATCTTGTTCATCATCCGCTCCTTCACGCCCCGGCCGCGGCGGCCGCAGACTCTTTGCCCTCGGCGGCCTCGGCGAGCTTCGACAGAAGCACGCGGGCCGCAGCGGTCTTGACGCTCTCCGCGGGGGCCGCAGCGGAGGCGAACTTCGTCCCGGCCTTGCCCGTGTGATCGAACGCGACCTGCAGCACGCGGTCGTGCTCGGCGCTGAGGGCCGGCTCGTTGAAGTACTTCTTGAGCTCCTCACGGCGCGGGCCGTGGGTCTCGCTCTTCTTGGCGTCGATGGCCGCCTGGTTGGACTGCACGTGGGAGGTGGGACCCCGGGGAGGGCCACCGGCGGGGTTGCCACCGGGCTGCCCGGCCATGCTGGTCTCCGGGGGCACCGCGGGGCCGGCCGAGATGCGGGCCGGGTTGATGGCGTCCTCGGCCACCTTGGTGCGCGCGAGCAGGTAGTCCGCGAGCGACGAGGGGGCAGAGCCCTCCTTGTTCTCGGGCTCGGACTTGTGGGCCGCCTCCGCCTTGTCGAGGCCCTTCTTGGCCTCCTCCATGCCCTCGGTCTCCTTCTTCTCGTGCTCGTCGGCAGCGAGCTTCGAGCGGATGAGCGAGACCACGCCGGCGCTGGCGTGCTTGCCGTTTACGATGTTCGGCGGCATCTTGCCCGCCACGCCTGCGGCCTGGGTGTTCTCCATCTGAGTCGCACCGTTCTCGGTGCTCAGGCCCTTCTGCTGGCTCGGGTGCATTGGCACGACGTTCACGCCCTGGCCCTTGTGGTCGGGCAGCGACTTTGAGGCGGTCGCGTGCGACACGCCCGGAGCGCTCGTCTGCAGGTGCTCGGTCAGGCCGTAGGGGCCGGCCATGCTCGCGGCTTGCTTGAGCAGCTCGGCGCAGAAGTCGCACGCGCTGGCCAGCTTCTCGACATGCTCACTCTCGGGAGCCGACGCCATCTTGTCGCCGCACGCGCACTTCTCCTTACCGCACTTCTTGCACATCTTCCCCTCGGCGACCTTCTCGCTCTGGAGGTAGGCCTCCTCCGTGATGCGCACCCGCGCCGCGGAATCCACCATCGCGGCCTTCAACAGGTCCTGCAGCATCGGACGTCCAGCCATCTTTCCCATGAGATTCTCTCCTGCAACGGAAGCGCGTTTGGGCAGCATCTCAGCGCCCCGAGGGGCCATCGACTTCTGATCGGCGGACCCCGCATCGGCCTGCAGAGGAGCGCCCGTGTTCACTCGCGCGTAGTTGGTCCTGCCGGCCATACCTCTCGGCCCCCGTAGACCCGGCGCCATGGCCGGCTCGATACTGGGGGCTGGGAGCGGGGCAGCCGCGGTCGCACCCGTGGAAGAGGACAGCGGGGTCTCCGCTGCCGACTTCGAGAACAGGTGCGTGCTCACGACTGCCCATCTCCCTTCACCGTCCTACTGGGCCCACTGGACCGGGTAGCCCACGCGCTCGAGCAACTCGAGGGCGCGGATCTCCACGGCCGTACCGACGTCGGGGGCCGACGCCACCTTGGTGCTCTCCTCGACGAGGTTGAGCGTGAAGGCCGCGGCGATCTTGTTCGCGGCCTCCTCGGCATCGAAGCCGCCGTCGGCTGCGATCTTCTGCGCGCGCTCGAACGCGAGCTCGTCGATGGCCGAAGACGCCTTCTCCTTGTTGTGGTGGTGGACCGCAGCGGCCGCACCCGCGCCCACGGCGCCGGCACCGGCGGCATGCGCCGCACCACCGATGAGCTTGGCGGTGCCCTTGTGCATCGCCTTCTCCTCGTCGTGCGTACGGCCGACCGCCTTGACGACGCCCTTGCCCGTGCGCTCGAGGTGCTTGGCGAGCGCCTCGGGCATGCCCGCGGTCTTCTCGCCCTCGGGAGCCGTCGCCTGGGCGGCGATCTTGCGCATCTCCTGGACGTAGGAGTGAGCCATGACACGGCCCAGGAAGTCGGCCTCGGCCACCTTCTCGGCAGCGGCCTTCTTCTCCTCGTGCTCCTTCTTGGCCTCCTCGTGCTTCTTCTTCTCTTCGTCCTCCTCGTCGTCCTCGGAGGCGACCTTGGTGCCGCCGCCCTCGGCAGCCGGGGCAGCAGCGGCAGCGGTCTTGGAGACCCAGCTGTCGTACAGCTCCTGCACCTTGGTGTCGGGCATCGACTTGAGGTCGATGTTCGACTCGGAGGCGAGCTTGAGGAAGAGCTCCACGGAGGCCTGCTTCTCGAGGTCCTCCTGGGGGGCAGAGGCGGTCTTGTTGGTGCCGTAGTACTCGGCGAGGAATGCGTCCATGGCCATGGTTCAGTGGTCTCCCGCGATCTTGGCCAGCGTGTTCCTCGAGGGGAATCCCCTCTCCACGACGGCGGTCTGTTCGTCCTGACCGACTTCATCCCAGAAGGCCTGCTTCAAGTAGCCGACCGACAGCGGGGTGAAGACGGATGCAGCAGGTGCCTCAGCGAGCTTGCGTAGATACTCCTCCGACGGCGCTGCCGTCGAAGCTACCAGGTCCTGCGTATGAGCGACAAGTTCCATGAGGCCACTGCGGTACGAGTTGTACGCAGCACCTATCTTACGCAGTAGCGGTGAAGGATGGGAAGAAGTCGCTGCGCGCTTTTCTTGGGGGGCTGTCGAAGCAACAAGTACTCGCTTCTCGACAGCAGGCCCGAGACCAGAACGACTAGCCAGTAGCGGCGCGAGCAGACGCGCCAGAATCGGTGAGAAGAAGTCCGGTCCCATCGGCACTGGCAACGTGTCGTCGACCTTCGGGAAGACCGTGTTCTTCGACTCAAGGTCGTCAGCAAGCGAACGCCTGCCCATCTGGATAAGGACGATCCGCTGGAACTCTCGCGGTCGTAGAACTACGCCCATCGCTGACGGTGTGGACAGCGCACTTTCTAGCGGTGCTCCCCCTAGCGCATCGAGAACATCCTTGGGCAGGTCCTTCTCGTTACGCGTGAGGACGGGCACCGCCTTGCCCACAAACTGGCTGGGCATCACATCCTTGGTGATCTCGGCGTCCTTGTCCTTGGCGAGCTTGCCGAGGAAGGCCAGCTTCAGCGCATCGACGCTGGCAGTTTTCTCCTCGGCCACACCCTCCGGGGAGAACAATGGCAGGAGCTCGTCGTCGCCGTCAGCGTAGCCGAGCTTCTCCGCGAGCTCGGCGCCGGGCAGGCTCCACACGCGGCCGTTGCCAGCGATCTTCATCATCGTCTTGGCCGTCTTGTCGGCGCCGATGAAGACGAAGCTGATGTCGAAGAACTTCGGGTAGTCGTTGTAGACGAAGACCTTCTTGCCGTTGGGCAAGATGCGGTTCATCGCCTTGCCGGCGTGCTCGCAATAGTCCTTGCGCGTTATGGACACGCCGCGAATGCCCTTGCCGTTCTTTTTGATGAGCTCCTTGTGGTAACGGAGCACAGCGTCGCCCGGCGTCTTGTCACGCCCATGGACGAACATCGCCTGGGCCTTGCGATAGGTGTCCCAGTCGAGGCAGATGCTGCAGGTGTCGTAGGGCACCTTGCAGTTGTGCACTGCCAGCCCTTCGACAAGGTAGCTCTCATCCTCCTCCACCTCGAGGTTGAACACCTCGACCTCGGCGTAGATCGAGCTGATCTCACGGATGGGCGTGATGATGGATGGACGGTCTTCTTCCCACCCAACCATCCTGGAGTTCTTCGCGCGCAGAACCGTCGACGGCCGCACCTTGGCGGAGTAGTCCGTAAAGCGCCGCGCGTGCTGCTTGCCAAGGTGCACGACCCACTCGTCCGTCTCCTTCTGTACCAGCGCGGAGGGCTTGTGGTGCAGGCGGTGCACAGAAGCCAGCAGACCGCTGCGCGCGAGAATGAGCTGGACCTGCCATGCCAGCGCTTCCGAAGAAGTCGACCAGCCCAAGCTACCGTCGTCCGACCCGCAGCCGTCGCCATTCGCGTAGGCGCCCAGGAGCTCTAGCTGAAGCTCGGGGTTCCAGAAGAGTACTTCGGCCGACAGGCGCTTCTGCGTCGAGTACACGCCGGCCAGCCGCGTGCACCACGCCGCCAGCTGCGCGTCGTGAATGTAGATCGACACGGCGCAGTCCGAGTTCTTCCTCGGAGCAAAGGCAGGAGGGTTCTTCGTGCCAAACTCCGCGCAGAGCGCCGCGATCTCCGTGTGCACTGCGTCGTCCTCGTGCGTCGTGAGCTCGATGCCGCACAAGTCCCCGGCCTGGTTGCGCAGCGGGTGCCCTTCGGCGAGGTAGTAGCCCAGTAGCCGCGCCGCAGCGCGCGAGGGTGCCTCACCCCCGATGTCGTTCGGAACGGGCGCCAGCGCGTAGTGGCTCAGGCTCAGGCATTCAGCATGGACCCAGTCGGGGGACAGCGGCAGCACTGCCCGCCACGCCATGTCCCAGCCATCATTCCGCTCCTTGACCTGGTTCTCTCTTACTACGCGGAAGGGATGCTGCCGCGTGCAGTGAATCAGCGGCGTTGCTTCCGCCTTGATCGCGTACAGCTCACCCTTGTAGGGACGTCGATGGACAGAGGCCACAAGCCGCGCGCGCCCTCGATGTGTCAAGACACGTTCGCCGACCTGCACATCCTCGATGCACTTGCGCGAGCCATCAGCCATCGTGATGCGCGAGCCGGCGATGAAGCAGCCCATGCTCACGTCCGGGTAGTCGCCTGCCTTGAGCTTGTCCCAGACACCAACGCCGCCGAAGCGCTGGCACTTGTCCTCGTCGACACGCGCGACGAGCTCAACGCGCTTCATGCGCGAGTTCCACGCTGCCAGCTCCACCTCGCCGAACGCGCGGGTCGCGTCCTTGTTGCGGTGGTGGGCGTAGGGGTGCGCGAAGTAGAACGTCGGGAAACCGTAGCCCCAGTCCGCAGCCTTCGGCTTGTCGAGCAGGGGGTTGCCCGTCCAATCATCGGGCCTGTGGATGAGCGAGGCTTCGGGAAAGGCGTCGCCGTTGATGTTCGAGCCCCAGTACTCGCTGGCGCCCATCGCGTTGAGCAGCACGTACTGCGCGTCGGGCCGCGGCCGCAGAGAGGCGATGTACCTCGACACCTCGGGCAGCAGGAGAGGCTCGGCCGTCTTCTCGAAGGCGCCATCGGCAGGGCCGAACAGCGGGATGGCGTTCAGCCCCCGCTCGTCCTCTCCCTGGAAGAAGGCGACCTTGAGCATCGCGATGTACTACTTCTTCTTTCCGCCGCCGCCACTGAACGCGGATAGAATTGGAGTCCGCATCTTGTCGCGGTAGTCGAGCGACTTCTCGACGACTCCGCCGGCATGGAGCGGGTCGGTCATCATCTGGCGCATGTAGCTGCCGGCCACGATGGGGTCCTTGGCGAACATCGGATTGAACGTGCGGAGCGTGGAGTAGGCCTGGTTGAAGAGCTTGGGCTTCTCCTGCTGCATCTCCTCAAGATCGGAGTTGTGCTCGAGCATCATGCGGAAGTCGCGCGCCTTGGTGGCAGCGTCGTAAAGCTTCTGTGCAGCAACACCGACGCCAGCTCCGATGAGGCCTGCACCGACGCCGATTGCGCCGCCGAGCGCCTTCCCACCAACGTTCATGCCGAGAGAGCGCATGTCACCGCCGGTAAGCTTCCCCTTACTGTCGATGTGCCCGCCCATGAGGCCTTCGCCGGCGCCGGTCAGGAAGTCCTTCAGCCGCCCGTCCTTCAACGCCCAGCCCTTCGGCCCAGCGGCCCTCTTCTCTGTCAGGTACTCCTCGAGGGGGTTCTTCTCACTGGCCATTCTGGATTCTCCACAGATGCTCGTTGTGGTCGCGGGTGCCTGGCACTTGCTGCAGGACCTTGTGTTTGGCCCAGCGAGCCGCGCTGGCCGCATGCCCCGGGCTGTTCTCCACATGCTGGTTCAACTCATTGCCGGCGACCAGGCCGGCGCCGACCAGGGCGGTGCGAGGGGCGGCAGCGGCGATGGTGCCGCCGACGTTACCCCCGACCGCTCGGCCTAAAGGGCGAAGGGCTTCTCCCGCCCTCCCTGCAGCGTTCCACACCCCACCGAGCGCGCCACCGTCGGCGGTCTTGAGGTAGTTGTTCAGGCTCGAGAGATGCGTGCGCACCTCGGCGCGGGCTTCGCGCAGCTCCGCGAGCTTCGACAGCGCCTCGCAGAAGTCCCCGAACTCGACGACCAGGGGGTGCTCGTGGTTGACGACGCGCGCACCCGCGGTCTTGTCGACCGACGCGGTCATCTGCTCGATGCCGTGAAAGACCCCGTCGCGTAGCAGGCGCGGGGTGATGAGCGTGAAGGCCACCTTGATGTGGTCCTCGCTCGGAGCCACCGTCTGCCAGGCCTGCATCACCTCGCCCAGTGACACACCCGTGAGGGCGGCCTGCTTGACCTGGTGGTAGACCCGGTCCGCGAGGTCAGCGTACATGACCTCGAGTCCGCTAATCTGCGACTGCAGGTGGTCAGCGGCGCCAGCGAGCTTGTCCTTCAGCTCGATGACCTCCCCGTGGGGGTTCGCGAAGGGCAGCTCCGCCGAGCCCTCCTTGGCCAGCAGCTGGAAGAGCTCCGTCTCCGCCTTGCTCGAGGAGATCTTGTGCTCCGCAGGCGGCGACTCATAGTCGCCCGTGCCGCGGTCGAAGACCGTACCACCGCCGCCGTCGTTGAGGTCCTTCAAGATCTCCGACGGGTCTGCTGGGCCGCCGGGGAAGTCGACGACGTGGTGGGTGCCGCCTTCCTTCTTGAACTCCTCGAGGTACGCTGACGTGTTGGCGAACTCGATGACGCGCTTGACCTGCTCGGGCGAGAGCTGCGCCTGCTTGACCGTCTCGGTCACAGCCGCGGTCAGAGTCTTGTGTTCGCCCGCGCTCCAGCGCGCGGCCGCCTGCTTGCCCAGCACCTCGAGGTACTCCCCGGAGTGCGCGCGGGCATTGCGCTGCTGCATGAGTCCCTGAATGGGAAGGTCGCCGCTCATCTAGTGCTCCCTTACAAGTAGGCTACGTTACTGCAAAAGACATGGGAAGACGAAGACCCGAACCTCCGCCCGGATTCCTGGACAAGTCAGCCACCGCCAAGGAGCTCGACGTATCCATCGACACGGTGACCGCGCTGGTGCGCCGAGGAGCGCTCGTACCTCACTTCTTCGGCCAGCGCCGGTACCCCTTCTTCCGCATCCCGGACCTGCACGAGCTGTCTCTCGCACGCCGCGACAGTACCAACCTACAAGCTGTACGGGCCATGGCACTTCAGGCGCTTTCCGCCGCGCGTCGCACCGAGACACGGGTGGACGAGCTGTGCGCGCAGCTCGGCATCGACCACATCATCCTTCAACGAGACGAGAGCTCCCTGCGCACCTTGCTGCAAGAAGCCCAGCAGGACTTCGAGACCGCACGCGTGCGCGATGCTGGGTGGGTGCGGTACTGGAGCAGCTGCTTCTTCGCGATGGACGAGCTCTATCTCGAGCTCGCCGAGACGGTCACCGGCGTCAAGGACGCGTGGAAGATCTACCTCGACCTGGCCAACCGGCTCGCCAAGGCACTCGTCGAGGAGCAGGACGACGGGCTTCTCCTGGTCTCGAGGTACCTAGCCAGCGCCCAGAGGCATCTGGTGCACGTGAGCTACCTGCACTGCCGCCGCATGGGCAGCGGGCGCGTGGGCAAGGTGGTCTTCGACGGCCGCGCCTCGGCGGTCGATGAGCTGTCCGCGCTTCTGTTCTAGCCCTGGTCGATGGGTCCGCGGTAGCCAGTGCGCAGGGGACCCTGTCCCGGCAGCTCGCGGATGGGGCTGATGATGTCCGGGCGGGGGACCAAGATCATCGACACGAGCAGGCAGTACAAGATGGAGTGGAACGCATCGTCGGGGCGGTCGGGGCGGTGGTTGTACTGAATCATCCGCAGCTGGTTGTTGTACTCGGCGTAGATGTTCAGCATGTCGTTGGCGTAGGGGTCCTCGAACTCCTCCCAACGCGGGAACTCGAGCTGCTTGCGCTTGATGGCGTTGAACAGGTCGCTCATCACCTCGGTGCGCACCATCTGCCAGCGGCGGAAGGCAGGGTTCCAAAGAACCTTCTTCTTGCTGCGCGCCATGTACTGGTACTTGTGGATGCGCTTGGGGCCGAACTTCCGGGTGAGGTGGTCGTTTCGGTCGAAGCCGCCGCCGTAGTCGGCGCCGATGAGCCGGACATTGAAGTACTGAAGCATCTCGTCGATCTTAGCGAGCTGCGGCTCGGGGTCGACGTCCTCGCCGGTAAAGCGGTGGATGTAGAAGACGCGGAAGCGCTGGTTCACGTAGGTCCCCAGCGTCATCACCGTGTAGGTGTTCTCTCCGGTATTGCCCAGGTAGGCGATACGGCCGTTGCGCTCCGTCACGATGAACCCAGAAGGCACCGCGCAGCAGTACACCTTGCCGTTGTAGGGCACGCGCGTGACGGAGGAGGACGGTGTGTTCAACTGGTAGTCGCGCCCTTCCGACCACAGAGCTCTCCAGCGCGTCTTGTGGTTGCCCTCGGCAGGCTTGTGCAAGCGAACGACGCAGCGGAGACCGAGGCGGATACAGAGCTCCTGGAAGTCTTCGCACAGACCCTTTGACGTCGAGTAGAACGCGCCGCCCGTGCAGCCTTCGCGCGGGTCCGTGTAGCCGTCCCCTCGAACAAGGGCCTGGAACAAGATGCGCAGCTGTCGCACCGACAGCTGCAGGAACTGACGGGGGATGCGCTTGGTGTCCGATGACGTGCCGATGTTGTCGGCGTACCAGGACCAGTACTGCTTGCCGTAGATGGTCCAGTTCACGTCCCCGGTCTTCTCGTTAGGGAAGGCCGTGAAGGGGACCGCCATACGCTCCAGGCATGCCTGCATCAGCAGGTAGGTTTCGTGGTTGACCGTCTCCCGCTGCGACATCTTCACGCAGGACGGTCGGTCGCCGTCGTAGCAGACACCGGCCTCTGTGATCAGGTAGCCGAGCAGCTCCAGCCAGCTGTCCATCGTGAACGTGCGCGCATTCGAGCCGGCATAGCCAGGTCCGCGTGGAACGGCGGGCAGGCAGAAGGTTTCTACTTCCTTCCCCTGCCAGGTGACGTGCCCCACGAACTGAACGTTGCCTCCACGCGCGGCGGTTTCACCGGCAGACTCCACGACCCACTGGTCCCGCTGTGCGACGGTCACGCGCATCTTGTGCACGTCGTTGACCAGCACGTCCAGACCGCCCTTGGTCTCGAAGTGCAGTAGCGGCTTGTTCCAGTCGCGCACCGTACGCGCCAGAGGCAGGACGAAGGTCATCTCACGGGTGTCAGGGTCCCACTGCGCAACGCGATCTTCGTCGGTCAGGTCACGGAAGTACTTGAAGCCGCTCTCCGTGAGGATGCGCGTCTCCTCGTCGTGGCAACCCCAGTCGATACCGGCGAAGACGGGTTGGCTCGCCGCGAGCGCCTTGTAGGCGTCAAGCGCAGCGGGGTGCATCGTGATGTCCGGCTTGCTGCAGTCACGTACCTGAGCGCGCGTCAGCGGCCGCAGCCCCGAGTCGTACGAGATGCCGAGGACCTCGTTGTAGAATCGAGCTCGGTCGTACCGGCCGTAGTCGAGCATGATCTCGTCCCACGACCGCCAGGGCACCATCAGCTGCGGAATGCGGTAGGACTCGAAGATCCCCGCTTCCTGGAACTTCGACCACGTAGCATCTGGGTGCATCGGGTTGATGAGCTTCCCGCACTTCTCGCAAGACAACCCTGCGCGCTGGATGTTCTTCTCTCCGAGCACGTTCCACCACCGACCCGCCGCGCCAGCGGCGGCCGAGCCGCAGCGGTCGCAAGGCACCATCCATTCGCCCATGGTGCTCATGGGCTTGCCCTTGGACGTGCCGCTTCGGTAGTACTCGAGGACGTTGTCCATCCCCTTGGGGGTTCCCGCGTAGAGGAACCGGCGCCACTGCTCTGGAGCGTGGCTGAGCGACTGCTCGATGACCGGGATGTTGTCCGAGAGGATGTCCTGCAGCTCGTCGAGCGCCAGGCACCAAGCAGGAATGCCTCGGGTTCGGTCGGCATTGAGGAACGCGTAGCGCAGCGTGATCTTCGAGCGATTGATGAACTGCTTCTCGAAGACGTTCTGCTGCAGGAGCGACGTTGTGAACGCCTTCAGCACATCGCTGGTCTCGAGCGGCTCCTTGATGCGGTCAACCGAGAAGGTCTTCGTCTGCGTGGCCGAGGGGGAGACGTAGAGCGTGCGGAAGGCGGACACCATGCACGAGTAGGTGATGAGCCGGTTGCCGAGCAGCGTCGACTTCTCGACTTGACGGCCGCAGAAGAGCAAGACGCGCTTCGCCGACGTGTCGTAGATGTCCCGCATGTGCCGACGGCCTTCGAACGAGAAGTTCTCGTAGCCAAGCCCATCGGCGCGCGGCATGCGGAACGCCCACTCGGTGAACTGCGAGGGCGCTATGTTGGGCACGAACGGAGACTTCTTGTCTTTGTCCGGTGAGAAGGTGAAGTCCTCCATGCGGTCCGGCTCGGGGCACCAGGGAATCCCGCGGTCCGCGTCGTAGAGCTCCTCGTCTGTGAGCGCGCGCTCGAGCTCGTACTCGACCTCCGCCGGGGTCATCTCCGATAGTGACCGCGGCTTCTCGTGTCTGTGCTGTATGTTGAACGAGGCCAAGATGTCAGTACAACCTAACGCAAGAGTGGACGAGATGCTCAACAACCTCTTCGCGAGCGTACAGCGCGCAGGCCCCGTGTTCACCGGGCAGGCGCAGCTGCTGCCAGAAGGCGAGGGCTACAGGGTCGTCGTACCGCTGGTACCACACGCGTTCAACGACAACGACCTGGGCTCCCGCGTGCAGAAGTCCCTCGCAAACTACATCCGCGCGTTCGTGCGCGAGAGCGGCTGGCGCAGCAAAGGCGGCAGCTTCAAGCGCGGTTACTTCACGCTCGACGTCGCCGCATCGAGGGCTGCGTCGAGCTCGTCGCAGAAGCGCAACGCCATCTTGTGAGGCTCGAGCACACGGCCGAAGCCGAAGGCGCGCAGCCACCAGCTGGCCTTCTCCTCGGTGTACGCGGCCTTGAGGCGGGGGAAGTCCGCCTTGAAGTAGTTCTTCGCCGTCTGCTCGAGCACAGCAGGGAAGGTCTCGAGCCAGTAGCGCTTCGGGTCAGGCCCTGCGTTCACCTCGTCGGTGACGTAGAAGTGGTAGACCAGGTCACCTTCGGTCACCGCCACCTCGGCCGCGAACGTCGTGAGGTCCGTGACCGGCATGAAGTGGATGGGAATCGCAGGGAGGCTAGCTGTCTGCTCCCGCTCCACCGTCGCGTTGACCTGCTTGTGGCTGAGCGTCGTATTCAGGGGGGTCGTCATGGTTCAAGTCCTTGAGGGGGGCGACGTCGACAGTGTGGTTGCCGCCGGTCAGCTGGTGGACAGATGGCATCGACACTGGGTTGGTACGTAGCGCGATCGACTGCAGCTGCGCACGCATCTCGTCTTCTGGTTTCACAACCATCTGCAGCAGCTCTTCGAGTATCCGACTGCCCGTGATGTAGTTCAAGAACTTCTGGCTATCACCGGGCCCATCTTGGTGCGCAGCTTCGACCGCACGCATGACGGCGATGTCCCGCAGCTCCATCATCTTCTGGGAGAGCTCGAGCTTGCCGAGCTTCATGCCCAGGCGCATCTGCGCAAGCGTCGCCGTCGTGGGCGAGAAGGGCATGTCGGCTGCCACCTTGCGCGGGTCCTTGTAGTAGGCCGACATCAGAACCTTCTTCTTGTCCGCGAACGCCGGAACGTCGTCCACGGCGTTTTCGACGCGCATCTGCAGAAGTACCCGCCACTGCGTGCTGTCGAGCAGGTTCACGTTCCAGAAGTAGTGCTGGTAGAGCTCGAGCGCCGCGGGAGTGGTGTACACCCCGCGGTTGCGGGTGATGAAGGAAGCGATGGCCGAGAGAGGCACCTGCACGAGAAGCATCGCCTCAGCGAACTCCTTGGCGCGCGGCGTGCGCAGTAGCTCGAGGGCCATCTTCATCTCCAGCGTGCGCTGGAACATCCGCTGGATGCGTTCCTGGATGACGAACTTCAGCGACGGCAGGTGCCCTTCTTCCTCGGGGTAGAAGGGCGTAGGGGGTCGCAGGTCCGCTCGCAGGTCCGCGATGTATTCGGCCGAGATGAAGTCGAGGCCCTCTCTCAGGAGGCGCTTCTTGATGGCGGCCGTGTCGTACTTGTCGGGGTGAACCAGCAGGTACTTGATGTAGTACTCGGCCGGGCTGCGAAGGTACATCTCACTGCTTCTGGAAGGCGAGGACCTTGAGGCCCTCCAGCACGTCCTCCGTGGAACGGATGGCCTTCTCGAGTGCGGGGGTGGGGACCTCGCGCAGCCCGAGGCGGGCGGCGAGAAGGAGCTCGCACATCTTCATCTGGGCGTCGTCGATGACCGGCATCGCCGAGATGAAGGTGCCGAGGTTCTCGGGGTTGAGGAAGCCTAGCGAGAGCACCGTGTCGACGGCGACGGGGTCGGGGATGACCGCCGCCTCCTTCCACAGGTCCACGCGCAAGTCGGGCGCGTTCTCGAGGACACGGACGGCAGCAGCCCCCGCCTCGTCGAGCGCGGCGGCGGCGATCTTGATGTGCCGCGCGACGCGCACGTTGACGGGAGTGCTCCAGGCGGCCGCCTCACCCAGCTTCTTCTGGATGTAGTCGGTCCCGGCGCCGAGTCCCGACAGAAGGAACACGGTGTCGTCGAGCGACAGGAAGTGCGTCTCCTCGCTGGCGAGCTTGTCGACCGGGAAGCCGTCAACGGAAAAGCTGTCGGCCCCCCCGTAGCGCAAGGTCACGGCAGCGAGCGCCTGGGCTGCCTTCTTCTCCTGCCCCATGCCCTCGGGGTCACCGACGAGCGCCGTCTCCTCCGCCTCGTCGAGGGGGAGCCAAGAGAAAGTGTCGGGAACGAGCAGCAGCCCGCTCTCGGGCTCGGGCGTAATGTTCTCGAGGTTGGGCTGAACGACGACCTGCACCTCGCGCCCATCGTAGGTCTCGGCGTGCAGGGTGACGCCGCCCTGCTCAGGCGAGTCCATGGTGGCCTTGATCGTCATCGGCACGGTCGCCTCGGCATGGCCATTGGGCAGAGTGCGGTAGAAGGCGCCCTTGCCACGAGGCGGCCCTTCAATCAGGTTGGCGCCCTCGCTGACCAGGACGCCCACGATGTCCCCCTGCACGGCCATCTGGCTGCCGTTGGTGAATAGAGCGATGGGCAGTGCGGTGCCGTCGGCGTCAATGAGGTTCGGGAAGACGTAGCCGATGAGCTCACGGCCCTGCTCGTCCTGCACCTTGTAGATGCCGAACTGGCTGACGAGCTCCGGCTTCTCCGCCTCGGGACTCTCGGCCTCCTCCACTCCCTCGCCGAGCGCCATCGTTGCCGAGCCTGTGGTGTCGGCCGCGAGCACGACCTTGGCGCCGAGCAAACGCACGGCCTCGCCGCGGTCGAGGTGCCTCTCCTCGGGCAGCCAGCAAACGTGGCTGGCGGTCTTGAGCGTGTAGCCCTCGGCCTCCTTGCGCAGCTGTACGACCGTCGGCTTGATGTTTTGCAGCACGGAGCTGGCGAGCTTGCGCGTCGAGCTGGGCTCGTACTCGACGAGCATCTTGAGCGCGTCTCCCGCGGCCGCGCCATTGGCCACGTAAGCTGCCCAGAGTCCACGATCATGGGCAAGCTTGTTGGCGAAGGCGGTGTAGTCGGCCGAGCGAATAGTCGGCAGCACGCGGGCAAGCACAGAGCCAGTCTTGTGCATGCGGTTGAAACGCAGCCAGGCCTCCTCAGGCTCGCAGAGGTCAACGTCTGCGACGGAGCCGATCTTGTTGGCGGCGTAGGTGGCAACCGTCTGCAGCTTCTTGCCGAGCGGAGTGCCGACGTTGCGCGCGGCCGCGCTCTGCGTGAGGCGGGAGACGCGAGCCAGCCGCGCCGGGTCGGTGACCTTGCTAACGCCGGCGAGGCCCTTGGCCATCTCCGGCCCGAGGGCCTCCTTGACGCTGCCCTCTTTGCCCATGCCAACATTCATCGTCGCGCCACCGCCGCCGAACCCGTAGTTCTGACGGTACGGCGGGTAGAGCTGCCCAATCATGGACATGTCGCCGGGGCCGCGGCCGGTGATGTCGAAGGCCTGCGGGCGGAAGATGGTCTGGCGCAGACGGGCCTCGGTCAGGGGCAGCACCTTCGAGTCGTCGGTGACCAGCAGGTCGAGCGGCTGCAGCTTGCGGTCCTTGATGACGACGGGGATGCGCGCGCTCTTGATGCCCGCGGAGGCCATCGCGTCGGGGTCCGCACCGTGCTGGATCTCGGTCTTGTTCTGCACCTCGATGTGCCCGAAGCCGAAGCCACGCTCGGCGTCGACGCGGTCCATCGTGACGTGCGGCTCGAAGTCCGCGATGTAGGGAACCTGCTTGAACAGCTCCTGCATCAACTCGTTCGGCCACGAGTTGGCGTCCTCGGGAAGCATGACCTCACTTCCGAGTTTCTCAAAGACAACATCCGGCTCGAAGAACAGGGGCTGGGCCATGGGATTCCCTCTCAGGACGTCAACAGGATAGCCGACAGGGAGGCAGAAGCCGAAGGGGACTTGGTGAGGATCATGACGCCGTAGACCTGGTCGGTGGGGTAGATGGCCGTCGGCGAGCCGATGGGGCCCGTTGTCAGGGCCTGGTAGTCGAAGCCCGAGTCCTCGAGCGTGGTGAACGAGTCGTAGCCGACAGCAAGAAGAACGAAGGGCCCGGCCGTGAGCGCTTCTTGTAGTTCCGCGAGCAGGTTGATGGCTGGCAGCTTCACCGCGAGCGCGGCCTCGATGAGCAAGCCCACACCGCTCACGTTCAGCGACAACCCAGCGCTGATCGACAGCGACGCCGAGAGCGTAGCTGCGAGCTGGGCGGCGATGTTGGGCAAGCCCAGTGTGAGGATGAGGCTGACCTGCGCCTGGATCTGCACGAAGGCGGCAATGAGGGCCTCGAGGGCCGCGAAGGGGTCAGAGATCTGCAGGGTGACCTGCGCCTGCACACCGATGGCCGCACTAAGCTGCGCCGAGAGGTCCGCTGCGAGGGCGCCCAGACCGAAAGAACCCGTCAGCATCAAGTCGAACTGAGCGAGCAGGGGGACCAGAAGACCGATCTGCGCAGTAAGCCCGACGTTGATGGCCCCGAGCGGGAACTCTCCGATGTACGCGACGCTCATGCCAGCACCGCAGGATTACCCGTGAGGATGCTCCCGTAGATGGGGCCCGTCGTCAGAACCGCCGGGTTGGGGCCTGCGGACGGCGGGTTGGTGAAGGTGACGACACAAGGCACTGCCGCCGCCTGCACGCTCACCAAGTCAGACAGACGAGCCACGCCCGACTGGCCCGCGCCGAGGCGTACGACGCTGCCCTTGACGTGGGTGTATGCGCCGCCGTCGATGTCGAAGCCGTTCTTCGCGGTCATCGACGCCGTGTCGTTCGCCTCGAGGGCGAAAGGCTGCGTGAGCTTGAACGTGAGCTGCTTGGCGACCTGAATCATCAGGTTGCCTTCTGTGCGCAGCAGCGTGTTGCCCTGCCGGTCGAAGGTGAACTTCAGCACCGAGTCCTGCACCGTGGCCGTTGCGTCGGCAAGGTCTCCGCTCTGGGCGACGAAGCCCTTCGGGCTGACGGTCACCTCGAAGATGATCGGGTTGCTGCCCTGCCCATCATCGCCCTGCGCCACCCCGGCCTCGACTAGAGTCACACCTCCGTCGGGTTCTGGCACCGGGCTGTAGACCTTGCCGCACGCGAGCTTGATGTCGGCGTACTGGTCGGCCGTGAAGATGCGGAAGGTCTGCATGTACTGGCTGGCGATCTGCGTCTGCGAGGGGCCCGTCTGCAAGCCCCAGACTATGGAGCCGTTGGAGTTGTGGTGCTCGTAGTTCTCGCTGATGTCCGTGACGAGGTTGTTCAGCGGGATGAAGATGCGCTGCGCGAGCTCGGTAGCGCCGATCTGAAGGACGCCGCCGCGGTGCAGGATGACGAAGTTGTCGTCGCGCGTGCGCATCCAGATGTCACCCGGCACTGGCTGCGGGCGGCCACCAGCGAACGAAGCGTCAGTGGGGTTGGGTGTCTGCTGACCGTGCGAAGTCGTGCCCGCGGGCGCATCGTCGGCCGAGTCGTTGACTGTCTCTACGGCCATGACGAAGGCAATCACGAAGGGCGGCGAGCTGTCCGACGGCAGGCAGACCATGGCGGTGGCACCTACCTCGGGAAAGACGGAGATCCCCTCGCCGTTGGAGTGGTGCAAGTAGGGTGAGGACACCTGGATGTTGAAGTACCTCTTGCGGTCGTACTGCGCGATGATGTCGACCGTCCACTTCGTGAGGTTGATGTTCACGATGCTGCCCTGCACGATGCGCGCAGCCACATGCCCCTCTTTCGAGGTCATGGAGGTACGGAACTTCGTGGAGTTGAACTGTCTCTCGGAGGAGTCCATCGCTCAGTAGTGGTGTGCGGGCACGTCCTTGAGGTGCTCCATCCCGGGCTTGAGCGAGTCCTTCGAGGTGAGACCGAACTCCGCACCGTAGGCCAACGCAGGCACGGGGTGGGTGCCGTGCAGGTGTGAGACACTGTTCGTCGCCGCAGCTTCTGCCAGCGTCTCACGGAGCTTCTCGTGCTGCAGCTTCGCCATCCAGTCTTCTTGTAGCTCAAGAGGCATGACCTGGATACCCCTGAGGACCGGCTTGTGTTCGATGGGCTTCTTGCCCTCTCGCACGAGCTCCTGGTTCATCTTGTGGATGACGTTGAGCGGGCGGTAGTCGCCGCGCAGTACGTCCGGGTGGTCCCCGGGATCGACGATCTCCGTGAGGTTGCCCATGGCGCGCACCACCGTCTCGATGGCGCGGCGCTTTACCCCCTCCCCCTCGTACAGGTTGTAGATCTCCTTGGCGAGGTGGTTCTGAACCTCCTCCATGGAGCCCGTGGCCCTGTACAGATGGTGTGGGTTCACGAAGGTGCGGTTGGGGTCGGACAGGTTCTCGCCGGCCTTGACGTGCTGACCGACAGTAGGTGGCGACCAGGGGATGTAGTCCGCAGCCAGGGCTGCGTGCGGCAGGCTCTGGTGTAGCGGAGCTCCACTCGGGTCCTTGCCGACGTGGTGCGCCACCCCGTCGATGAAGATGTCTACCCCCGTGGCCGTGGGCTGGATCTTCTCGACCTTGCCACTCTTCATCGCCAGCGTGGCCTCGTCAGCAATCTTCCTGGGCAGGTCGGTCAGCTGCTCGACCCGCTTGAAGGAGTTCAGCGCCTTGGACCCCTCACCCGCACCGCCGGTGTGGAAGCTCTTCATCGCCAGCTGCACCGAGCGCTCCCCCACAGTCTGCGCCGCCATGACGCCGAGGTTGGTACCGAGCTCGTACTCACGCCCGCTCGAGCTCAGGCCGGCGCACTTCTGACAGATGCCCTTCTCGCTCTCGCACTTGAGTGGAGAGCGCACGACGATGCGTGCGTCCTTCTTCGCTGCCTTGATCTGACGCACGACGTCGGGCGACAGCAGCGTGCCCGGGGGGAAGTCGAGATGGCCCTGCTTGAAGCCCTGTTGCAAGTAGCGGTCGTGGACGTCCTTCTCGTTGATGTCGAGCACGATGCCCTTGGAAGTGCCGCAGTCGGGCTCGTTCACCAGGATGTTCATCGTGTTGTTCATCAAGAGCTTGGTCATGTACCCAGGCCCGCTGACCTCCTGCACCTTCATGACCGTGCCGCGGCGGGCGCCGTGTAGCTGCGTCCAGTAGCCGCCCACGTCGAGCCCTTCCGAGTAGCTCTTGGTCACAGGCGTCGGGATGGGGCGATCGGCCGAGTCCTTGTAGATCATCGGCGCCAGCACCATCTGCTTGTACTGGTCCCACTCCGGCTTCACACCTGCCTTGTACATCGTGAAGAGGTTGTTCGGGTGCTTCTCCTGCTCCTTCTCGTGCAGCGCCTGCATCTCCTTCTCGGCCTGGCGGTAGACCGCGACTGACTGCCGGTCCTTCTCAGCCAGTGTTCCCTTGCCGCCGTGGATGTTGTCGACCTTCTGGTGTGCGACGCCCAGTACGTGCGAGCGCACGCGGGTGTCCGGCGTGAAGTCGCTGAGCGATAGCGTGTGAGCTCCGACCGGGATGTCGATGGTCTTCTTCGGGTCGGTGGCCGCCACGGGACTGCTGCCCATGGAGTGGAACGACAGGATGTGCCCTGCCGCGTTGGGGCGCGGCACGGTGACGATGCCGAACGCAGCGCCGTTGCCGAGGTCCTTCATCCGGTTGACGATCTCACCGTACTTCGACGAGTGAACCGGGTCCTTGCCGATCTGCGTGAGCAGCGCGCTCAGGCCTTTCTTGTCGATGCGGTAGTCGAGGTCGTGCAGCGTCTTGGCAGCCATGTCCTCGGGTAGCGCGCTGGCCAATAGAACGCGCCCTGCCGTGGTCTTCTTGCCGTCCATGTGGACGATGTCGGTGGCGTGGATGTCGCCCTTGTTCACCGCCTCGAGCACTGCGCCGGGGTGAGCGAACGTCTTGTGACTGTCCTTGCCGACGAGCGAGAGCTTGTAGAGACCGAGCGCGCTCTCGAGAGTGGGCTGGTACATCACCTTGCCCGTCGCCTCACTGAAGAGGTTGTTCGAGGGCATCATCTTGCGCGCCTCGGCCACCGCCTCGCGCGTGATGGGAACGAAGGCGCTCATCGTGTCGCCGTCGAAGTCGGCGTTGAAGCCGCCCACGACGAGCGGGTGGATCTTGATGGCGTTGCCCTCGACGACCCTGGGCTTGAAGCCCTGTACGCCGTACTTGTGCAAGACAGGGTCGCGCTTGAGCAGCAGCGGGTGCTCGTCCATCGCCTTGTCGAGCGCGCGCCACACCGCCGGCGTCTTCTTCATCAGCGCGTCGGGTCCACCGAGCGCGTTCTTGATGACGCCCATGTCGACCAGCTTTCGGATGACGAACGGGCGGTAGAGGTCGAGCGCGGCGTGCTTGGGGATACCCACCTCGTCCAGTCCGAGAGCCGGCTCAGGGACGATGGTCGAGCGCATAGTCAGGTCCTGTCGTCGCTCGGTGAGCCTGTCCTGGAAGAAGCCGTTCTTCGGGGAGTTGCCGGAGATCTGATGCAAGAGGCCTTTGTGCTCGGCGCTCTCGTAGCTCTTGCCGAAGCCGATGATGGCCTTCACGCCGTCGTAGTAGTCGCGACGAAGGTCCTTCTTGTCGTCGTCGGTGAGGTTCTTGGCAAGCACCGGGTCCTTGAGCTTGTCGTTGAACTTCGCGAAGTCGGAGTAGAGCGTGTTGACGTCGGCGAACTTGATGCTGCCATCGGGCAGCTGAGAGACCGGGCGCATCACCGGCGGGATGACCGGCAGGTTATGCAGAATGTACGCCTCGCTCGGCTTGAGCTTCAGCTGGTCGAGCGCGCGCAGGTACTTCACCTTCTTGAGGACGCGGTCTACCTCGCTGCCCTTCACCGTGCGGAGACGCGCCTCCGCCTTCGGCAGCTCCTTGCTGACGTCGATACGGTCGAGCAGCATCTTGATGCCCGCACCCCCGGTCACCCCGGCACCGGCGTCGGTGATGTTGCCGCTGGCCGTGACGCCCTTCTGTCCCTGCACGACAGCGAGGAAGTCCTTTCCCGTAAGACCAGTGAGGCTCTTGATGGGCGACTCGAACAGGGGGTTGGGCACCGGCTCCGCAAGACCGATGCGCGTCCACTGCTTGCCCCCGTGACCTCCAGTCCTCGCCTCGTCGAACAGTCCGCCCGGGCGCGGCTTGAGGTCTCCGTTCTTGTCGACCTTGGACTCGACGAGGTCTGCCGGATTGGGCAGCTCCTTCTTCGCCAGCTGAAGGATCTGGGCATCCGTCATCGGCGTGAGCATGATCTCGTGGCCCTTCTTGTCCACGTTCACACCCGCACCTCGCAGCATGTCGGTGAACTTCTGGAAGGCAAAGGTGGGCTTGGGCGTGGGGTAGGGAGCGCCTGTCTGCATCGCAGCCCAGATGCGGTCGTGGTCCGAGGGCCATCGCTTCGCTGGGTTGGTCTGCGGGTCAGGACCCTCCGACTTGTACGTCTGCATCTCGCGGATGTTGGCCTTGGCGCCGTGCGCGAGTAGCGCGTACATCCCGAGGGTGCCCATCGACTGGCCACCCGTGCCAGAGCCGCTCGAGGGCTGCAGGTTCAGGTCCCAGCCCTGCTGCGGAGCGCCCATGATGTTCATCCCGCTGCGCACCGAGAGCTTCTTCTCGACCTGATGGACGAGCTTCAGGTGGTGCTGCGGACCGACCATCACCTGCCCGAGCGACTTCTTGGTGGCAGGGTCGAACAGCTCCTCGGTGTCCGACAGCCCATGCTCCTTGAGCTCTGAGCGTACGCGAGCGAGGGCGTCAGTGTTCGGTTCGAAGTTGCGAACGACGTAGGTCTTGCCTGTCTTCTCGGCGATCTTGCCCGCGGCCGTCTCGAGCAGCTGGCCCATGTTCATGCGCCCCGGCACACCGCTCGGATTGAGCGCGACCTCGATGTGCTTGCCGTCCTTGGTGTGCGGCATCTCGGCATCTGGAAGGATCATCGTGACGATGCCCTTGTTGCCGTACCGACCGGACATCTTGTCGCCCACCTGCATCGGCTCGACGGTGCGCACGTGCACGTCCAGGCCGTTCTTGTTCTTGTGGACAGCGACGACTTCACCCTCGAAGTCGCTGTCCCAGCGCAAGCTCTTGTCGGTGTGCGAGCCGCTCATATTCTTGCGGATGGCCGCGAGCCCAGAACGGTCCTTGATGTTGTACGGCTTCATCGCCGCGATGAGCGGGTCGCCTGGCTGCACCCGCTGGCCCACGCGAATGATGCCGTTGTCGTCGAGCTTCGCGTACTGCTCCTTGCTGTAGAGCCCGGGCTGCTTGAGGTGGAACTGCTTCTTGTCGAGGACGGTGGCCTCGTCCTTCGGCAGCGTGTTCTTGGTGAGGTGCTCGCTCGACAGCTTGTCGGCCGCGCTCTGCGAGATGACGATGCCGTCCTCGAAGTTGTAGCCCTTGAAGGGGATGTACGCGGTGCGCAGGTTGGTGCCGAGTGCCAGCGTCCCGTTCTTCGAGTAGTTCGTGTCGGCGATGACCTGCCCGGTCTTCACCGCGTCCCCGACCTTCACGAGGGGCGTCGAGTGCAAGACACCCTTGGCGTCGTTGAGCGGGTAGTTGTGGTACAGCTGCACCTCATGGCGCTTGCCGCCATGGTCCTCGAGGATGATGGCGTCCTTCTTGACGTCGACGACCTTGCCATCCACCGTGGCCTGATGCGACGCCTGCCGTCCAACGAGCTCCTCAAACGTGGGCGTAGTCGACATGCCCGTGCCGACCTGCACCAACGCGGGTGTGCGATGCACGAGGGAGATGGCCTGCTCGATGTGACGGCTGGCCATCGAAGCGCGTCCGCCGCTGGTGTTGGCCAGGAAGGGCACGAGGTTTGAGGTCATGTTGAAGAGCTGCCACGCGTGAGGCAGCACGTACTGCGCGTCGGAGAACTTGCCGTCGCGGACGTCGTTCTTGCCCGCGGTGGTCATACGCACGACGCCATGAAGTGGCTTGGGCTTGCCGCGGTCCCAGCGCACCTGGTCGGGTAGAACAACATTGGCGTGCAGGAACTGGCCTGCGCCGACGTCCTCCATCTGACCCGTGGCGATGTTGTGCAGGCGGATCTTCGCTTCGTTGCCGACCTTGCGTACGCCGACAGGCAACCGGAGCGTGACGCCTGTCTTGTTGCCCTCGGGGGTGTTGATGGGATCGAGGAACCCGAGGTGCGTCGGGTTGATGAACTTCGCCTCGTCCGTGATCGAGCGCTCGCTCTTGATGCCGCCCGTGCCCATCACGGTCGTCTGCATCGCCGCCGAGACCATCTCCACGGGGTTGATCTGCGAGGCCACGCGCGCTGCGCTGTTCTTGGTGAAGGCCTCACGCAGCGGTCTGTTGAAGACATCGAAGCGGACAATCTCGCGGATGTCCGACTTGTGAAGCTGCCGCACGATCTTCGGCTTGATGGTCTTCGACCCTGCGTTACGGATGGTGTCGTGTGCGAAGTCTCCCACCGTCACGAGGTCCTTGAAGACGAGCGAGTCTCGGTCGTCTTCGGGATGCCCGCCCTGCACCTTCAACATCTTCTCGGTGGCCAGCCGCAGAGCCTCGCCCGTGACGTTGGAGAACGGCTTGCCCACCGTGATCGCCGTCGCTTCGGGGCGCAGCGGTGAGGCCGTCATCATCTCGTGGAAGTACGCGGCCGCGGTCTCCCTATCGGGAGGGGCCACCTTCTTGTTCAGCTTGTAGAACTGGTCGAGGACACCGCTGGACTTGCGAGCGTCGCGGTTGGCCGCGAAGATCTCGTGCCCCCACGCCTTCTCGAGCTCGTGGTCCTCGACTCCCATCGTCTTGAGCAGCGGGTAGAGCGGCATGCTCGCCTTGCTCCCGCCGTAGTGCATGGAGAAGGTCTTCTTCGTCGGGTCGAGCATCAGGTCGAAGGCGCGCGTACCCTTGCTGGCGACGTTGAAGTGCGCCTCGACCTCACCCGTAGCGTCACGCCGCGTGTAAATGTTGGGCTTGAGGCGCCACTGGTTGTCGACCTGGTACTCCTGACCGTCGACGATGTACGAGTAACGCCCGGTCGTCTTGGGGATCTCCGCGACACGCACGCGGCGCTGGTCCACGATAGCGCCCGTTGTGTTGTCCTTGAGGGTCAGATGGGCGAACACTGGTACGGCCCAGGTGTCCCCCGTGACCTTCGCGTGATGCTGCCCGCGGATGTCATCCGTGTGCAGGGTGTCCTTCACCTCGAGCTTGTCGAGGTGCAGCGTCTGGGACCGGCCCTTGACGGGGAACTGTCCCTGGATGCCGTCCAGGACGCGCCCCTTCAGGTGCTCGAACGCTTCTTTGGGGTCGAGGTAAGCCACCGTTCACATCCTGACCAACTGCCCGCAGCGTACCGCGCACGAAAGAACGCGCGCAAGGCAGGGATAAGAACCTGGAGACGATTCTGCTCTCTTAGAAGGAGACTCTCACGGCATGGACCCGAAAAAGCCGGACAACAAGGGCGCGCAGCTCGAGAAGAACATCGACGAGCTGTTCGACATGGACAACCGCGAAGACGCGGAAGAAGAGGATGCAGACGACGAGAACGAGTGAGCGTGCGCAAGACGTTCTTCTGGTTCTTCGTGGCCGGCTTCCTCAACGGGGTGCTGATCTGGATTCGTGAGCAGGTGAAGGAGAGACATGCTGATCAACGTGTACCGGGAGCGCCCGGCGGTCATCCCTGGGACACGTCTTCTTGAGACGACCCTCGGCATAGTCGGGATGAGAATCCCAGACCCGCAGAACATGCGGCGGGTCTGGGATGTCCAGGGCGTGTACTTGCCCCTGCCGGGGCGCGCACTGGGTGGAGTTCGCACGAAGCTTGTCGACCAGAAGGGCTTCGTGACCTTCTGCAACCAACGCGACCTAGAAGTGATGCTGGGCCTCGCCGCTCCGGGGGACTACTGCCCCTGGAGCGGCGGGGAGTACGCGGGACCGGACTACGAAGAGTGGATCGGCTTCTGCGCCGACGAAGACGACCTGCTCGACGACCTGTTCGAGCGTGAGCTGTACCTGAGGGCCCATACGCAGAGCGGCGTGCTGTCCGGCGCGTACGACATCGAGCGGCGTGTGCACCTCGGTAAGAACAACGACTGCGAGGACGTCTTCGTTCTGGTGGGTGACTACGACTTCGATACGGGACTGTTCCCCGACGTTCGGTTCGAGACTGTGGAACGGAGGTGGTCGAGAGCTGAAAGGAGACGAGTTCGATGGGAACAGAGCTGACGACTGAGTACCTCGAGTTGTATCCGACTGGGCACGTCTGTGCGGATTGTGGTGACCAGATCAAGTACGCCGAGGAAGGATGGCTGCTACAGATCGTACAGCCGCAGCGGCTGAACGGGGTCACGTACCTGCACAACGTCATAGACGAAAACGACCCTGACGGCGACTTCTTGTACGACCCCTACTTCTTCTGCTTCGAGTGCATGGAGACTCTGCTCTCCGACCTACGAGATGAGATTGCCGACGAACCCCCGGTCAAGGACCTGCCGGGGCACAGCGGCTTCGAGTGCTTCTGCTGCAGCAGCGAGATTCGCAAGTGGGAGTACACCGGGAGCCTCAGCCTCGGCGAGTTCCGCGTATCGAAGCGTGCTCCCAACGGCGTGCGGGGGCCACACTTCGTACCCAACTGCGAGCCCGAGCTCGTCTGCATCTACTGCCTGGTGCTTCTAAACGAGGGATGGATCGACATGTGGGAGAACCTCTCTCACACGGGCGAGTGCAACGACTGCATCCAGCTGCGCTGCTGGCGCTACGGTGGTTCGTGCTCCTGCGCGTGCCACAACGGCACGGTGACTGAAGTAACACAAGATGGAGAACAGAATGTCTGACACAATGACGGCGACTCTTTCGACCGGCAGCCTCGAGAAGCTCCTGAGCATCGCGATGCTCGCGCCGATGGACGACCCGCACTCGCCGAGGTGCAGGTGGGGCGCGCCCATCCTCTTCTGGGGCCCGCCGGGCATCGGCAAGTCTGGCCGCGTCGAGCAGGCCGGCGCGAACGTCGGGCTGCCGGTAGAGACGTTGTACTTGTCGACCTTGCAGCCCGAGGACCTCTCGGGCATCCCGATGCAGGACCCGCAAACGGGCGGCGCTCGTCGCGTCTGCGATCTGCCGCAGATCCTCAACCTCATCGAGGCCAAGAAGGGCATCCTCTTCCTCGACGAGCTGACCACGGCCAGGCCCGCGGTTCAGGGCGCTGGCCTCGGCGTCGTCTACAACCGCAAGGTCGCAGGCAAGTCGCTGCCGGGCCGCGTGCGCGTCGTCGGCGCCGCGAACCCGCCCGAGGAAGCCGCAGGTGGGTGGAACCTCGCTCCCCCCATGGCCAACCGCCTGCTGCACTTCTCGGTCGGCGTTCCTGACGTCGAGGAGTGGACGGCGTGGCTACTGGGCAACTCGAACGAGGAAGTCATTCCCGTCGAGCAGGGCGAAGAGGTCGTCACCTCTTCGTGGAACGAGCACTGGTCGAAGGTCTGCGGTCTCAGCGCAGGCTTCATGCGGCGCAACCCGCGTCTGCTCTACAACATGCCCAAGCAGGGCCACAAGGACCGCGGCCGCGCGTGGTGCTCACCGCGCTCGTGGGAGGTTGCCCTGCGCTGCATCGCCACGGCCAACGCGCTCGGCCTGAGTGAGTACGGCACGGACCTGCTGACCGCTTCGTGCGGTGAAGGACCGGCGAAGGAGTGGGTGGAGTGGCTGGCCTACGCCAACCTGCCCGACCCCAAGGACATGCTCGAGAAGGGATGGCGCGCGGACAAGCGCCGTCTGGACGTCGCGTACGCGGCGTACTCCGCGGCTATCGGCTACACGCTCGGCAAGAAGGACAAGGACGAGCAGAAAAAGTACGCCATCATGGCGTGGACGCTTCTCCGTGTGGCGGTCGAGGACAACCTCGCCGACCTGGCTCTCGCTCCGGCAGCGTCGCTGATGCACGCCGGGTACACGACAAAGGCCGGCCCTGAGATGCAAGCCGTCTGCAGGTCCGTCATCGCACGCTTCGGCGAAACGGGCCTGGCCAACTTCTCGAGGAAGAACACGTGAACGCGGTCGACAACAGGTTCGACCCTGGTGAAGAGAAGATGGCCGTGGCACGTGCCGCGGCCATCCACAAGGCTCCTTACTTCGCCAGCGTCATCTACGGCTTCGTGTTCACCCCCCTCGAGGGGATCGGTACGATGCTCTGCACGCCGAGGCTCATCCTCGGCTATGACCCCGCATGGGCGGCCGCCGCCCCTGTAGAGGTACTGGCTGCGGACATCGCGCACGAGGTGCACCACTACATCCGCAAGCACTTCGAACGCGCCGTCAGTATCGACGACCCGGCCTTGTTCAACATTGCCGGCGACCTCGCCATCAACCCCCAGCTCATTGCCGAAGGTTGGAAGCTGGCCGCGGAAGCCATCTTCCCCAAGAACTTCGGCCTGCCTGACGGGCTGACGACCGAGGAGTACTACCAGCTGCTGCGCCAACAGAAGCAGAAGGGCGGCGGCGGGAAGGACGAAGAAGAGAAGCCCGGTCAGGGTGGCGCGCAAGGACAGGGACAAGGGGAACCCAACAGCTCGCAGGCACCACCGCAAAACCCCGGCTCCGGCAAGCCGTCACCGGGTCAGGAACAGGGGCAACAACCTAACCAGGGACAGGGACAGCAGCCCGGCTCTGGGAAACAGTCTGACCAAGGACCTCCTGGTAGTGGCGGAGGCCAACAAGGACAAGGCAAGGGCGTCTGCCAGGGGCACTGCGGTGGCCTTGGTGGCACCTCCGAGCACAAGAGCCTGGAAAAGCAGCTCGATGGAACTGCGGACCTCGGGCGCACTACGGCCGAGATCAAGACCATCGAGGTGCGTCTCGCCAACGACATCAAGAAGCACATCGAGCAGCACGGGCGCGGGTCCGTGCCTGCCGGTCTGCAGGACTGGGCATCCGCCATCGAGGAGGAGTCGCACATCCGCTGGCAGGACGAGCTCGCACATGTTCTTCGCGACACCACCGGCCGCGTACAGGCTGGTGGTGACGACTTCTCGCTGCGCCGCCCCTCTCGGCGCTCGCTGCTGCGCGGGTTCTTGCGCCCGGGCATGATCGAGAACCTGCCCGAGGTGGCCATCATCCGCGACACCTCTGGTTCCATGGGCCAGAAGCAGCTCACCGACGCCTGCAAGGAGTCCTACGCCATCATGCAGGCGCTCGGAATCGATGAGGTGTGGTTCGCCGACGCAGACACGCAGATCGCCACTCCGTGGAAGCGCGTCGGGCCGCAGTTCTTCGTGGAGCTAAAAGAAGCACACGGCCGCGGAGGCACTGACTTCCGCAGCGGCATCGAGACGGCGCGGAGGCTCAATCCGCGGCCCGACCTCATTGTGTACGTGACCGACGGCGACGGTACGACCACGAAGATGCCGCCGCCGGACGTGGCGGTCGTCTGGGCCATCGTGCCCAGCTACTACAACAAGGCCCCTGCGAAGTGGGGCCACTGCGTCATCATCTCCGACGACCCCAAGGTCAAGAAGAAGGGGACGGTCTTCGGCGCGGACAACGAGTACGACACTGGCGAAGATGACAACGGAGAGGAGCTCGACGCATGACAACGCCCGTTGTCGATCCTGACTTCGAGGGCTACGTCGACCTGCGGGCGCACTTCAAGAGAGCGCAGATCAACGTACTGGCAGCAGCTCACCGGGTTCTTGAGCAGTACAAAGACCCGGAGAGGTTCGTGACCGAGATACTGAATCAGCGCGTGGCGAACGCGGTACATCGAGCCCTGGGCTTTAGGTCTTTCGACGAGTTAGAGGCAGACAGTCCGCTAGGAAGAGCACTACTTCCGCGCATGCAGCCCATCGCAGAAAAATGGGTGGCGAAGATGTTCGAGAAACCCCTGCCGCCGAAGTTCCTTGCGTCCATGCAGGCTGCGTTCATGCGGGGCTTCGATCGCCATTTGGACAAGCTCTGCTACAGGCTCGGAGAAGAGCTCGCGCAAAAGTACCAAGAACATATCCGCTACGAACTGCTCGGCGGCATGGACTTCGTCGAGCAAACAGAAAAGAAGATGACCCGTTAGGGTAGGGGCCCCTTCGGGGGCCCCTTCGGGGGCCCCGCACTTCTTCTAGCCCCTAGACTCCGGGGTTCGCACGTCGCGCAGGGCGCTGCTCTGGCAGCGCGCGCATGTCGACCGCGTTCGCTGTGGTTTTCTCGCCACCCTCTCCGGGCCCCTGCATGGAGGCGAGCATCTGACGCACCAGGTCTCCTAGCTCGGGACTCTGCAGGTCTAGGTTCTGCAGGGCAACCTCCTGCATCTTCTCCGGCAGCAGCTTGATGGTGCGCGCCTGCGCCATCGCCAGAGTCGGCAGGTCGACGTTGCTCTGCCCCTCCTGCGCGCGCTGCTTGCCCGTCAGCTGGCTCGATACGCCAGAAAGGAAGTCCTGAGGCGACGCCGCAGCACCGCCTGCAGGAGCTGCTGCAGGCTGAGGCTGTCCAGGTGCCTGCGCGGCCGCGTTCGGATCCTGCGCCTGCAGCTGGTCGGGCACCGACGTGCCAGGTGCTGCTGCGTCAGACCCCGGGGCTCCGCCCTGACCCTGCATCTCGGGGCCGCCTGGCTCACCCGGGGCATTAGGTGCGGCCTGCGCCACCATCATTGTCTCCTGCCCCTTGGCCTGGAACTTCATCATGATGAGCTGCGACTCGCCCTGAATCTCCGCCATGGCGAGCTGCTGCTTCTTCGTAGCCGCGAGGCGCTTGTCGGTCTCGCGAATCATGATCTCGTTCTCCTCGTCCTGCGACAGGTCGCTGTCCGCCAGAAGCGTGGTGTCCGAGACCTTGTTGGCCTGGTTCAGCTGGAACATGTAGGCCTTGCGCTGAAGATCGTCGGCCATCTTGAACGGCTTGAAGCGGATGGTCGCCTCTGGCCAGCCGAGGTACGCGGCCACCTGCTTCATCATGAAGCGCGCGAGCGCCTTGTGACGCAAGATGTAGCCGAGGAACATGTTCTCCATCATCCGCATGGAGACGTTGGTGCCGGCGTAGCTCATGCCGCCGCGGATGAACTCCGTGGGTACGCCCATGCCGTTGAGGATCTGGTCCGACCACGCCTGAATTTCCTGCGTAAGCAGAAGCGCGCGTCCGTCACCGCCAATGGTCTGGTTGCCCAGCGGTAGGGGCATGATGGGGATGTAGTTGTTGTCCATGCGCCAGCGGGCGATCTCCGCGGCGATCTGATCACGCCAGTCGACCAGGTTGATGGTCGTGTATGGATCGCTTGAGCCGGAGCCCGCCTGAGGGAAAAGAATGCGCAACGGCACGATGTGCTCTAGTAGGATGGCCTCCTGCGCCTTCTTCATGACCTGCAGGTAGAACGTGTCCTTCAGGACAGGCAGAAGAATGGGCGTTCCCCAGCCGCGGTCCTGCGTCGCCAGCGTAGGGCGGCGCATGTGGAAGAAGTTGTCCTTCGAGAAGATGACGCCCTTCTGCTCGCGCATGGCCTGGATGAAGACCTGCGGCACTCCTTCGACGATGTCCTTGCGCCCGATGACGATGTCGTTCCGAACGACGGCGGGGATTGTGTAGAAGTAGGTGTAGTCCCCGGTGATGTCGTTGTACGTGATCTCGATGTCTTCGGGGTTCCAGCGGATAGTTTTGATGCCGCTCGCATTCTTGTAGTAGAAGTCCTGCGCCATCGCGTCGCCCACGAAACGGCACTTCGGGCACGTCAGGCGGAACTGGAAGCTCGTGAAGATCCAGTTGACCCTGATCTTCGCGGCCTCGTCGCGGAAGCCGCACTGACGGCAGTAGAGGTACTTCTTGAACGGGAAGCCCAAGCTGATGCAGGCGTTGCCGTAGCAGTGGTAGTCGAGCCCCGCCTCGATCTGGAACGCCCGTATGCGCAGGTGGTCCTGGAAGTACTCGGTCCAGCGCCTCTTCACCTCGGGCGACTCGTGGTCGATGATGATGTCGGTGACCGGGTACTCGCTCAGCTTGAAGATGGTCGCGTTGATGAGCGGATTGGTCAGGAAGTAGTAGCGACACCACTTGAAGAGCGCCTTGACCGTGACCGGCAGGTACGTGTGCGCGACGTCGAAGAACGGTGAGGGGTAGTTGACCCCCTGCACGTTGCTGCCGCCGATACGTCCACGCGTCTGAGCGAACCGAAGGCCCGATGCAGGCCCGGTCGCGACTCCCATTCCTCCGCCGCCGATGAACATGTTCTACAGTCCAATGTCTGCTTGCTGGCCGGCCGCTGCCGGGCTCGTGACACGCTCCGTCGGAATGTGCTGACCCGTCTCGGTAGGCTCGAGGTTCGCAGGGCCCGCTCCTGGCTTGCCACTGAGCCCGCGCAGCTTGTCGATGCCACGGCCGGCAAGGCGACCTGCGCGGCCAAGGGTGCCGCCGACGATGCTCTGCCCGACGAGGGGCATCACGCCCCCAGCGATACCGCCCACCGCGCGCCCGGCGTCCTCTCCAGCACGCTCGAACTTGCCGCGGCCCTGGTCATCTGGCGCGTCGCTACCAGCGACCGTCTTGGCGAGGCCAACGGCCGGCAGGCCGATCATCGCAGCAGCCATGGCCGGGTGCATGTTCGACACCTGCTCCTTCAGCCCGGTACCGAGTACTTTACCCACGCCGTGCTGCCGTACCGCGCGCACGTAGCCAGGAATGCTGGTGAGGTTCATGGAAGGGTCGACGCGTCCGGTAGCGGCCGCGCTAGCGTCGAAGGCCTTCTGCGCTGACTCTACAGCGCGACGCGCGCCCGCAGCCTGCGAAAGCGGAGCACGGTCGAGCGCCTCCGTGGCCGCGGTCAGTCCCTTGCGCGCGTCGTATGCCCCACCGCGAATGCTCTCGAGCCCGCGGGGAGTGAGCATGCCCGTCAGTGCGTGCACCTGGCGCTGACCGGAGCGGGCGAAGGCCCCCACGGGCCCACGGGCGGCCGTAAGCCCGGAGAGATCTCTGCCCACGGCCGAAGCACCAGCGCCGCCAGCAGCACCCGCAAGGCCCCCGATGAGGGCCCCCTTGCCGGCGCCACCAAGCGCACCGCTGAGACCCCCGAGCGCCGCGTCCCCCATGCCAGCTCCTTGCTGACGCGCCTGCCTGTAGCTGTGCACCGCCCCGGCACCCGCGCCCACCAGCCCGCCGGCTAGCGCACCTACCCCACCGAGCGCGCCCACGTTCTTCAGCGCAGGAGTCGCGCGTGACACGAGCCCCCCGAGGTCGAGCGCCTCCTTATGGAGCTCGTCGCGGAACGCGAGAATGGTGGCCTCGGGAAGTCTAGGCATTGAGGTGTAGCTGGTGCTGCAGCCGCGAGCGGCTGTCCTCGAGGAACTGGTAGGTATCGAGCAGACGGCGCAGCTGCTCTTCCACGGGGCTGTTGCCGCTGGGAGCGCGACCCGTGGCGCGGACGGCAGGCCAGCGCTCAGCGAGCGTCTTCGCGTCGAGCTCGGGGGGAAGCTCGGGGGTGACGAAGTCCGCCGGCGGCAAGGGCAAGAAGATGCCATCGTGCTGGTAGACCGTCGACACGTAGGCCTTCATCTCGCTCGACCACTCGACGTCAGAGCGGATGCGTTCGGCGATGTCGCAGGCCACGAGGCACTGTGCCACAGTCGGCGCCGGCATCACCTGGAAGTCGGGGAACTCGCCGTTGAAGGGACCGAGGCAGGCGACGAAGACCTCCCACCGCTCCCAGAAGGTGTCGACCAGGTGCAGCGTCTTGCAGGCCTGCAGCTTCGCGATGTTGAGCTCCGAGACCGAGGGGGTATGGAAGTCCTCGGGGATGAGCACGCGCCAGGTCTCGGCCTCCCAGCCCAGCCAGTCGGGCCCGTAGCGACGCAGCATGAAGAGGTCGAGCGCGAGGGGGTGCGCATCAGGGTGACGCCAGATGTTGGTCGGCGAGACGGTCATCGGGGGCGCGGGTTCTGTGGCTGTATGCTGCTCCGCACGCTCGTCACCGACCGTCTCGATCTCGGCCGTCGTGTCTGCGTCCTGGGGCACGGCAGGCACGCCGGCCCCGTACTTCTTCATGCCCACGCTCTGGAGCGCGTCGAGAAACGCGAGCTCGTTGTCCGACGCACTCATAGCGGACCTCCTAGTAGTAGGTCCGCTCTTGTCCAGGCCCTGTGCCGTTGGCCATGCGCATGACCATCTTCTTCTGGGCCAGCGGCAGGCTCTTGAAGATGCCGACGGGGTCCTTCAAGAACTCCTCCTGAAAGTCGGCGCCGAAGGTGGTCTTGACGGTGAAGGCCGCGATGCGCACCAGCCGGCGCAGGTCCGCCTCGGTCACGGTCTCGTTGCCGATGACCTCACTGAACTCGGGGTCGTCCGCAGAGGCGCTCTTGTCGAACCCGTAGATCGAGAAGTACGGGTCGGGGATGGTGCGGTCGTAGTGGTGGTCGAGCCCCGCAACCTTGTCGAACTCCGCGAGCAGGTCGACGACCTCCGCAGCAGACAGCACCTGGGGCGTCTCGGCGCTCGCCTCCTTCCACATGCGGAAGCGCGCCACCTTCTCGACGGCCCCAAGCAGCTTCAAGGCATCCGCGTCGTTCTGGACCTCGAGGCGCCGCACATCGAACGCCGCCTTGATCTCCGCCTCGGGAGCGAAGTCCTCGGCGCCGTACTTGCGCGCGTTGTCGCTCACGGCGACCGCCAGAGCACTGGCGCGCTTCACCAGGTTCACCGCGTACTCGTGACGCGTCGGGGGTGCCATGTGCTTGGAGTACGTGTCGAAGTACCCGCTCGCCGCCTTCACCTGGGTGTAGCTGTCGAGCGGGTACTTCTTCTGCTCGGGCAGGGCGAAGTGCTCAGCCTTCTTCTCGACCATGTACTTCGGCGGCTGCTTGTCCGACACGTCGACCGTGGGGTGCATCTGACGAGCCTGAGGAAGCGCCGAGGGTTGCTCCTTGTGCTCGGTCGCGAGGTTGTCCGCCGGCGGGACGCCCTGGTCCCCCTTCGAGGAGGCGACGAGATGACCGACGCGTGCGGTCTTCTGGATGACGGTCTTCGAGCCCTTGAGCCCCGCACTCGGGTCGCCCGGGCCCTGGTTGGGCGCCAGCACGGTGCCACTCACCTCGGCCGTCTTGCGACCCAGCGCCGCGTCACGCGCAGCGGGCGTGACGATGTTGCCGGCGCCGCCGCCGAGCGCGCGGGTGGCCGCGAGATTCTCGCTGATGGCCTGGTGCGTGCCCTTGATGACGGGCACGGCCGTCAGCGCGGTCATCACCCCGAGCGCGACCTTCTCGAGCTCCTCTGGCGCCTGCAGGTCGTACCAGGCGCAGGCCGCCTTGAGGTTCTCGGCGGCGACCTTCTGAGCCTCGAGCGGCAGCTTGTGGGCGTTCTTGAGGAAGTACTGGACCGACAGGACGGTGTTGCCTTCGTCGATGCACGCGTACTTGCGCAGCGTCTCGCCGTTGTTGACGAGGACCAGGGCGAAGACGTCGTCAGGAAGCTGCTCTCGCTCTTCTGCCGTCACAACGTGCGCTACTTTTACCTGCTCCGGGATGTCGTCGAAGCTCGGAAAGAGCTCGCGAAGGACGCCGCCGCCGAAGTCGTCGTACACGTCCAGAACAAGGCCACTCGTCTGCATCGCTGACTCCTCGCTGTGAACGTACTAGGCATGCCGCCGTTCCCGCAAGTATCGCAGGGGGGCAGGCATAAGGGAATTGGAAGGCCAAGTAGGCCTGGAGGTCACCAATGAACGTGCCGGTCACCATGACCACGCCCCAGAAGGAAGAGCTGCCATCTTGCTTCGCCAAGGAGTGGGACAAGAACGCGCCAGAATGCGCGGGAGGTCCTGACCCGAACTACGTCCACCCGATCACCCAGCTCCACGTCCACGAGCAGTGCAGCGTCTTCTCTTCCTGTGGAGCACGCCAGCAGGCCATCCGCCAGTCGCAGCTCATTCCACAGCAGCAGTTGATTCGTCCGCCGAGCGTCCCCTGGCAGCAGCCGGCGCCGATGCCCGCACCGGCACAAGCACCACAACCCGCAAACTCGTTCGCCGAGTTCCTTGCGAGGCAGCGCGCGCAGCAGGTCGAAGCGCAGCGTCAGCAGGCGATGAGTGCACCGCGCCCCATGACGGCAGCCCCGCAGCCTACCCAGGCCATGCCCGCACCGGTCATCCAGCCGACGTACGCGCACTACCCGGCCCCGGTGTACCAGCTGAACTACCAGATGCCCGGGTATCTTTCGACGCCGGAAGAACGCGCCGATGGTGAAGGGCTCTGGCCGGTGCTACTTCGAGAAGTCATCCGGTCGCTGTTCAAGGCGTCAGGCCACGCAGTCGCTCACTTCTTCGACGTGAGAACGATGAAGGGGAAGTAGCCGACACCAGGAGGAAGAAGCTTGGAGCTAGTCATACGTCGGCCGGACACGGGGTACTTGGAAGCCAACCTCTGGGTCCCCAAGTCCGCGATCAACGCGGAGGGGACCAAGAGGGCGCTCACGTTTCAGACCTTCGACCAGCAGAAGGTCATCCTTCTGACCCTCTACAAGGAGACAGAGCACCACCTGCTGGTGCCGCGCGAGTTCTGGGACCCGAAGGACTTCTCCTTCCCGGTGGTGGACTGCCGCCCCAGGCGGTACGAGCGCGTCGACATCAGCAGTCGCGTGCGCCTCGACCACCGCTTCGAGGGAGGAGCTCTCATCCCCACGGGAGACACGGCCCAGGAGGACGCAATGCGCGCCCTCCTGGTCTCACACGGGGGCGTGCTGCAGCTCGCTTGTGGGAAAGGCAAGACCGTCGTGGCGCTCGACTACATCGCGCGCCGCGGCGTTCCCGCCATCATCATCCTCGACACTACGCAGCTGATGATGCAGTGGCGCGAGGAGATCGAGCAGCACCTTGACGTGCCCGGAGGGGTGGGGCTCATTCAAGGCGAGACGCGCGACTGGAAGAAGGCGGTGGTACTGGCGACGTACCACTCGCTCTCGGCTTGGGCGCCGACGATGCCCGAAGAAGTACGTCGCTGGTTCGGCACCGCGGTTTGGGACGAGGCCCACCACGTCGCAGCCCCGGTGTTCTCACGCAGCGCCGATCTTTTTTACGGTGTGCGGCTCGGTCTGACCGCAACGCCCGAGCGCGATGACGGGATGCACGTCGTCTACAACTTCCACCTCGGGCCGGTCGTCTACAAGAACCTGCTGCAAGACCTCAAGCCTCGCATCTACTTCGTCTGGACGGGCACGGGGCTCGACAAGAACGACCCACACGTCCAAGCCGCGGTCAACGACTGCAACGGTGACCTCCACATCGGCAAGGTCGCTGGCTTTCTTGGCAGACAGCAATCGCGCCTGAACTTCGTCATCGACCAGGTGAAGCAGGCGGTCGCCAACGACCGCAAGGTCATCGTCCTGTCCAAGAGCGTCGACGCACTCGTGAACATGTGGGCCACCTGGAACCAGCAGAAAGACCTCATCACGGACATCTCGTTCCCTACAGCAGCTGACGTCGGCGAGACGGTGCCGCCCTTCGAGCTCACCGACAAGGAGATCGCCAAGCTCACGAAGAAGCTGCACATGACCATCGGGCACATCGCCAAGCAGCCTGCCAACCTGCAGGCAGAGCTGCAGACAAAGGCGCAGATCGAGCACACGCTCGAGGCGCACCGGGTCTACAAGAAGTGCGAGTCCTTGTGGAACAAGAAGCGTGCGGAGTACCTCAAGCTGCTCATTGCGCAGCCCAGCACCGCCGGACTGATGATCTACAAGGTCGACCCCGAGACGCGCACAAGGATGCTGCGCGAGAAGCAGGTGACCTTCGCCATCGCAAAGTACGGCCGCGAAGGACTCAACGAACGCAGCCTCGACACCATCATCGTCAACGAGCCACTCTCCAGCCGCAACGCGCTCCAGCAGCTGCTAGGACGTGTGCTTCGCGAGAAGAGGGGAAAGAAGGAACCGGTCGCCGTCTTCCTTGAGGACGACATCGGTCCCTTCATCGCCATGTGCAAGAAGCTCCGGCGGCATCTGACCGAGTGGCCGCACGATGAAGGCGGCCCCTTCCAGTACGAAAACCTCGGCTACGGAAACAACACCAGGAGAACACCCCCATCATGGAAAACCGCGACAAGCAGCACGTTCATGGCAAAAACCGGCACGGGGGCACCTGGGTCCTGATCACGGCAGGTGCGGCACGTGTACTAGGACTCGTTGATTCCTTGCTTCGCGCCGCCAGCACCCCCGAAGAAGTCCAGGCAGGGGACGTGAAGCGCTACGTCACGCGGGAGACCGTGGACGGCACCACGAAGATCGCCGTGGAGGCAGCCCCTGTCTACGCGGTCATGCTCGCGCACATCGTGACGCTCAACCCCTGCCTGGACTTCTTCGCACCGCTGCGCACTAGCGTGAAGAGGGACGCGCAAGGACGCCCGGTTCCTGGCCCCGACGGGCAGCCCATCATGGTCATGAGCCGCGACCCGATCGTCACCACGCGTGACTTCTCGCTCAAGCCCTACCCTGTCCACATCCGCATCGGCCCGGGCGTACAGTTCGACTTCCTCAGCCAGATGCACGAGGACGATCAGGACACGTACAACGGGTTCATCACCGCGGCCTTGGGCCAGGCCAAAGAGGAGAGCGTGGCCGGTAGCGGTCTTGTTCTCCCCTCCACGAACGAAACTGCGGCCATCAGCCGTCAGCACGGCCGTGGCTGACATCGCTGCGGTGAGGCCCGACGCGCGTAAGACGCTCGGCGAGCTACAGCAGGAGTGGTCCAGCTGCGTCAGGTGCAACCTCGGCAGGAGGCGTATCGAGGCCGAGGGTAAGTTCATCTTCGGCCGCGGCACCCCGGGCGGTGTGATGCTCATCGGTGAAGGTCCTGGCAGCGTGGAAGAGAAAGAGGGGGTGCCCTTCGCCGGCAGAAGCGGCCGCATCTTGCACAGCGTTCTCGCACTACTCGGGCTGGACGAGTACTACGAAACAAACCTCGTCGCCTGCCGCTCCTGCTCGCAGCAGTTCAACGGACAGGGCCAGCCCCTGATGCGGACGAACTGGTCTACGCGCCAGCCGGAGCTCGTCTACAAGGACGAGCCTCCTACGCCCCCGCAGTACAACGCGTGCCTGCCGAGGCTGTACGAGGAAATCTACCTAGTCGACCCCACCGTCATCATCGGGCTGGGAGGCAAGGTGTCCGAAGCCCTGATGGGTCACTCGATCACCATAACGCGTGACCGTGGCGAACCCGTGCAGATCTCCATACCCGGAGCCGGCTACCGGCCCGTACTCACCGAGAAGCGTAAGGAATGGCTGCACCGCACGCCGGAGGGCTTTCGCACGATCAGCGAACAGAACGAGGTGCGGTACTACTTCATGCCGACGCTGCACCCGTCGTACGTGGAGCGCAAGCTGAAGGACATGGGCCACGACAGCCCCTTCCGCCAGCTCGTGATCGACATCAAGAAGGCCATCCGCGCGCACGAGGTGTACCGCGAGATGGTCTTCGGTTTGCTGCCGACGAGCAACCAGGATTCTGACGACGAGACCATGCACCGCCACATTCAGGCGACAGAGGAACCGGAGGACTAGATGGAAAAGCGTAAGGCCAAGAAGGTCGAAGCGGAGGCAGTACCCGAGGTAGTCGAGTTCCTCGACACGCAGAGAGCGCTCGAGGACTTCAAGGAGGAACATGCCGCGATCTTCGAGCAGCTGCACGAGCTGACGGACCGCTACAACGCAGCGTTCGAGGCTGCGGAGAAGGCCTGCCGCAGCAAGGAAATGAGCTGCGGTCCTTTCGACCTCTACCAGTTCACGACGAAGTACGACCCCGAAGCGCTGTACAACGCCGTCGGACGCGACAAGTTCCTGCAGCTCGGTGGGTCCATCGGAACCTCGACGGTCTACACGCTGGACAAGGCCCGCTTCGAGATCTGCGTGAGCCAGAACAAAGTGCCCGAGGACGTCGTGCTGCAGGTCCGCAAGGAGACGCCCAACTTCCACAAGCCCGAGAAGCTGGTCATCCCGTGATGGCCCGGCTGGAGGTGGAGACCGCGGAAGGGAGGCGCACGCTGAAGGAGGAGCAGTCCCCGCCTCTCGCTTCGATCTGGAGCCCTGGGCCTCACCCGCACTCCCGGGTGGGGCTCAACGTAGGGACCCAGCACAACTTCGGGCAGGTCAAGATCGCCGCCTATGTCGAGTACGAGTGCGACCAGACCGAGGCCAAGGTCAACGAGGCCGGTCTGCTATCGTTCCTCAAAGCGCTCGAGTTCGTGAAGGACGGGATGCAGCTCATGCTGTCCGAGGAGAAGAAGACGTGATTCGCGGCAATGCCAAGTTCGACAGCATCTCGGTGGGCGAGTTCTCCGGCAGCTTCCTGGGGTCGACGCTGGCCTTCGAGGCAAAAGCGGCCTTCGTGAACTCCAAGACTGGGGACACCCACGGCTGGACGAAGAACGGACAGTGGTCGCCGCCGGTCATCGAGAAGCTGAAGGAGCTGCGAGCCCTCATGGAGATAGACCTGGGCCGGCTGCATCTCGAGGGCGGCGGCGAAGTCCTTGTCTCCACCTCCGCAGGCCTTCCCCGCGCCAGCGGTGGTGGCCTCGGGGAGCACTTCAGCGGTGACAGCGGGGGCTCAACCGAGCAGGTCTGACCACCCCTACATCTTGGGGGTGTTGAGCCGAAACTACTAGAGCTGGCGCCTCGCGCAGGACGTGTTGACGGACCCCCTCCCGGGGAGTCATGTTGACTGCCCTGCGCGAGGAGCTGGTCGCAACTTCCTTAGCCCCTACGGGTATAAGGCGGCTGCCGTACCAGCACGTCTCTCTGGAGGAAGAATGTCTCATCAGCTGGCCTTGTGTGCCCGTGTCGTTCGTACCGGGGACATCTCGGTGCCTCTCAAGTTCGGCATCACCGTCGATGACTTCACCGCGGCAGAAGCAAAGAACTTCTGGACCTTGCTTCTGAACTACTACACCCAGCAGGAAAGCCGCGGCTCGGTACTCGGAGAGGGAACGCTCCACACCTGGTTCAAGCAGCTCAAGCTACAGGACGACATGCCGGGGTCGACCTTCGAGACCCTCTGCTACGAAGTCCGTCGCGCACGCATCGTGACCGAGGCCAACAACGCGGTCGTGCGCTTCTCAGAGGCCGTCAACATCCCAGCATGCAACCCGACCGCAGACATGGCTGCGCTGGTCGCCAAGGTGAACAACCTCATCTCGTTGGGCACGACGGCCAATACGGACGTCTCGCTCAGAACGGGACTCGACAACATCAAGCGCAAGCTCGACCTGGCCAAGCAAGGTGTGCGGACCGCGAAGCTGGACTGGCCATGGAAACCGCTGCAGGACGCCACCTTCGGCATTCAACCCGACGACTACATCGTCTTCTATGGCCGCCCCAAGTCGATGAAGACGTGGGTGCTCTGCTACCTGTTGTCGTGGGCCTTCGAGAACGAGAAGAAGCTCGTCGTCTACACGAAGGAGATGACCCCGGACAACGTGTACATGCGCACCCTCGCGTGCATCCTGCGGTTCTACTACGAGGAGCTGCGCGCGGCGTCGAGCGACACCGAAAGACCACTAAGCCCCGCGAACGAAGAGCAGTTCTACCAGCTCATCGCGTACATCCAGACCTGGGGACTGGACAGTCTGATCACGGTGCTGAGCGGCAAGGACGTCCCTGCCGGTGGCGACACCGTCGCGTGGCTGGGCAGCAAGATCGAGCAGTACAAGCCAGACCTTTGTTTCATCGACGGGCTGTACCTGCTGAGCGACCCGCACAAGGAGGACCACGCCCGCGTCAGGAGCATCTCGCGCGATGTGCGTCAAATGAACCTGGCCACGGGGGTCCCCGTCATTGCCACGCTGCAGGCCAATCGCAAGGCCGCGGGCCATAGTGACGCCAATCTGGACGAGATCGCGTACTCGGACGCCATCGGGCAGGACGCCACCATCGCAGCCCGCGTCATCAACGACAAGACATCGCCCACCATCAGCATCGTCCTGGCGGGCAGTCGGGAGTTCAAGCTGCACGGCCTACGCATCAACGCCATCCCGGCCAAGGACTTCACGTTCCACTCGGAGCTGACGGAGAAGGACATCCAGAAGGCGAAAGAAGCCGACCAGACCGATGTCGAGAAGAAGGACGAACTGCGGTCTTCCGAGGGCAAGAAGAACAAGAGCCAGAAGACCATCGAGGCCGGCACGGATACTGACCACGTCAGGGCGATGGTCTCTGTCGCGAGGGAGATAGCGGAGGGCACGCTTCCGTGAGCGACGAGATCAAGCAGATTGCGCAGACCTACCTGCGCAAGGTGAAGCCATCCGGCAACGAAGACGTGATGGCCATCTGCCCGTTCCACTCGAAGTCGGACGGCACGGAGGAAAGGAACCCCTCCTTCGCGATGAACGTCTACAGCGGGCTCTGGTACTGCCACTCGTGCCACGCCCGCGGCAACCTGTACTCCTTCCTGCGCAACGTCGGGCTGCCCAGGGCGGACATCGAGTTCTACTACAAGGGGGTACTCGAGGAGGCGGCACAGTACGCGCCGAAACCACCGAACCCGCTCGACCCAGTCCAGGCCACCAAGGAACCGCTCGAGGAGTCCCTTCTAGGACTGTTCGACTTCTGCCCCAAGCTACTGCTCGACGAGGGCTACCCGGAGGAACTGCTGCGGCAGTTCGACGTGGGCTACGATGAGAAGCACCAGCGCATCACCTTCCCTCTACGCAACATTGAGGGAGCGCTGGTGGGCTTGAGCGGGCGCACGGTGACCGGCGCATTCCCTCGGTACAAGATCTACGACAAGGAGTACCTCGACTTCGGTCTGCCGGAGCGTAAGACCGAGAAGCGCGCGCTACTCTGGAACGCGCACCGAGTCCTCGTGCAGCACACTTTCCACCCCGACCCCGACGAGCAGTACGTGGTCATCACGGAGGGCTTCAAGGCGGTCATGCGGGTCGCGCAGGCCGGCATCAACAACGTCGTCGGGCTTCTAGGCTCTTACATGTCCCAGGAGCAGCAGTGGGTCATCGAGCGCCTCATGGACGGACCCATCTTCATGATGCTCGACAACAACGATGCCGGGCGTCTCGGTCAGCTTGACGCCACCAAGCGCCTGATGAAAACAGTACCGAACGTCTGGGTCGTAGACTACGATGCTGCGCAGCCCAGCGAGCTATCTACTACGGCCATTCAAGAAGCACTTCTCGCAGCAAAGCCAGCGCTCACCTGGCTCACACATCAAGCAGCCGCCGCATACTGAAAGGTACAGCCACCATGGCCTATGGAAAGAATCCCGCAGCACTCGGTCTCGTCGCCTCCTTCCGCCAGATGAGCGGAGAAGCCACCCGCAACGGCGGGGGCAAGCGCGTCAAGGGGAACATCCCCTACTTCGTCGACATGTACCAGCCTAGTCTCGGCGAGATCGACACGGTCCGTCTGATCCCCGGCAACTACCTGCAGGACCAGCTCGTCGGTGAGGGCGACGCCGTGCAATCCATTGCAGTGGAACGCCCCTTCATCAAGTTCGTCGAGCACTTCCACGGCGGCAAGCAGCGCGGGTGCATCTGCAGCGCCGGCGCGTTCGCGAACTTCAAGGACAAACGCGGCGCCTGCCACGGATGCGACATCTTCTGGGAAACCGTGATCCGCACACCAGAAGGCAAGCTGCAGTCGCCCATCATCAGCCGCCAGAACAAGTACGCGTTCTCGGTCTTCGACTACGGCGTCTACCACAAGATGGAGCAGATCGACCGCCAGACGGGGCAGGTGAGGACCAGCTCCGTCACCAAGGAGGCCTACTTCAACTGGACGAAGTGCCTCGGACAGGGCTGCGACGCCTGCCGCGCCGGCAAGGAGTCGAAGACCGGCGACATGCGCCACTGGCCGATGAACTACACCCAGTTCCAAGTGCTGCGCGACACCGAGATCCACATCGGCAAGTCCTGCGCCACCTGCAGCACCGAGAACTCCATCGTCAGTCTCGGCTGGATGTGCCAGCACTGCGGTGAGTGCGCCATCGACATGGGCTCGACGGCGCTCAAGAACGACGAGCTGCTGCAGATCACCGACAACCGCTACCTCTGCGCTTCCTGCGGCGAGAGCGGGTTTCTGACGGAGGTCTACGAGTGCCACTCGTGCGCCCCGCGTGGGCAGACGGGTGTTCGTGCCTCTCTCTTCGACGTCGACCTGCGCGTGAAGCTCATCGTCGCCGGGGGAAACAACAACAAGTCACTGCAGGTGATGGGCTGGTCTGCGCCGCATCCCATCAATCCCGCTCTCGCCGAAGTCGCCAAGCCGGTCGACCTCGTCGCTCGCTACGCCCCCGACTTCCTCGAGTCGCAGGCCTCCAAGTTCGGCATCACCACGGGCGGCCCCCAGCGCAGCCCCGTTACGAGCACCAGCCAGCCGGCTGCTGCTACGGCCTATTCGAACCCGTACGGGCCGAAGACGGCGTAGTCTCGTCAGAACAAAGCCCCGCCCTCTCATAGAGGGCGGGGCTTTCTTTCGTGGAGGAACTGATGGGTTGGAACATCCGTCTGCCGGATGCTGATTGGTACACGCCCAAGGACCCGCGACTCGCAAACCTCGTCGAGGAAGTGCGCGATCAGGACGTCGTCGCCATCGATACCGAAACCACAGGCCTGAAGGTCTGGAAAGACACTGTTCTGTTCTGGTCCATGGCCTGGGGAGACCACCGACGCGTCTGCATGCCGGCCAGCACGCTGCGCTACTTCCACGAGTCCTTCGCTGACTCCACCAAGCGCTGGGTGATGACCAACGCGAAGTTCGACATGCACATGCTGGCGAACATGGGCATCGAGCTCGCGGGTGACTGCATCGACGTCGCGGTGATGCACTCGCTGCTCTACGAGAACGAGAGCCACGCCCTCAAGGACATGGCAAACAAGGTCCTCGGCTGGCGCTGGACGGACTTCTTCGACACGTTCAAGCCCCTCATGGTGCCCGACAACACCAAGGCGCCAAAGCTGCTCAAGAGTGGCGTCTTCAACCAGCCTACGCGCAGGGAGACCATCCAGGAGATGCTCATGCGCTGCTACCGCGAAGACCTGCCGAAGCTGGTCGACTACACCTCGAACGACGCATACGGGACTCTGCGCATCTACGAGAAGCTCAAGAAGGAGCTCGAGGACAACGTCACCCACTCGCTCTACCCGCAGTGGCTGCCGACGATGGCGCACCTGTTCTTCCTGACGGAGGCGCCGTTCACCAAGGTCCTCTGGAAGTGCGAGCGCAACGGCGTCTTTGTGAACCGCAAGTACCTGCAAGACCTGCGGGTGCCCATGTGGGAAGAAGTCGAGCAGCTCCGTCGCCAGGAGGTTCAGATCACCGGCAACGCAGGCTTCAACTCCAACTCGCCCCCGCAGCTACGCGCCTACTTCATCGACAAGCTAGGTCTGCGCCCCTTGATGTACACCTCGGGCGGCAAGAGCGGAGTGAAGGAGCCCTCCATCGACAAGGGGTTCCTCGAGCACTACGAGGACGAAGTCCCGCTCTGCAGCGTCATTCTGCGCAAGCGTAAGCTCGAGAAGCTCATCGGCACGTACATCGACGGCGCGGACGAGCACCTCGACAGCGGCGGTCGCATCCACACGCGGTTCAACCAAGACGTGGCGCGCACCGGGCGCCTATCCTCGAGCGACCCGAACCTGCAGAACATCCCCACCCCCGAGAAGGACAAGTTCCAGTTGCGTGGCGCCTTCCAGGCCACGAAGGGCAATGTCCTCATCGTCGGTGACTACGCGCAACTCGAGATGCGTCTACTCGCGTGCGCGACCGTGACACCCGAGAACCCCGAGGGCGCCAAGGAGATGATTCAGATCTTCCTGGACGGCAAGGACATCCACATGGGCAACGCCGCGATGGTGTATGGGCCCATCATCAAGCGCCAGCACGGCTGGGACCTCACCTACGAGTTCCTCAAGGAGGCGAAGAAGATCGACAGCCAGGTGAAGGAAGGCAAGCTGCCCGCCTCAGCACGCACCGAGCGCGTTGCCCTCGCCCTGGAGAAGCGCAACCACATCAAGTCAGTCGGCTTCGGCCTGAACTACGGGATGAAGGAGAACAAGCTCGCTCGGCAGCTGGGCATCTCCAAGGAGGAGGCCAAGGCCATCATCGAGGCCTACCTCGGCACGTACCCGGCGGTCTCCGCGTTCTACGAGTCAGCCATCACCGAGACACAGCAGACAGGCTACTCCTTCACGCTTCTCGGCCGCCGGCGCTTCCATCCGGGCATCGCGAGCCCCAACCCCCTCGACCGCTGGGGCGAGGAGCGCAAGGCCGTGAACAACCAGATTCAGGGCACAGCTGCCGACGCCGTACGCCTGGCCATGATCAACTGCGACAAGGCCAACCTCGAGGCGAAGTACGGCTGCAAGATGCTCCTGCAGATCCACGACGAGCTGATGTTCGAGTGCCCGGCGGAAACCGCCGAGGCTGCGAAGGCAGAGATTGAACAGATCATGCGGCACCCGTTTCCTACAGACCTCATCGTCCCGCTGGACGTGAGCATCGGCATCGGGTCCGCCTGGAACACGGCGAAGTGAACAAGGAGCTCGGACTCAGGTGACCGCGATCATCGTCAAGGCGCGGCTGGACCGGCAAGTCGCGGAGCTTCTCGGGAAGAAGCCACGCGAGGTCTCTGCCATCACCGCGACCTTCTTACACGAAACCATCCGCGCACTGGTATCAGGCGGGCGCGTACAGCTCGACAATCTCGGTGAGCTGTACGTCACCGTGCGCAGCGGCGTGCTTCACAGAACGACCTTCCGTGGAAAGAAGTCCGTGCAGGCTGTTCCGGCGAAGTACTATGTGAGCTTCAAGAAGGCGGCGAAGCTCCGCGAGGAGCTCAGGCTGCGCTTCCACAAGGAGAACATCATGGAGAAGTACGGAGTCGACGAGGGCACAGATCAGGAGAACCTCGAGAAGAAGGCCGCGGCGGGCTGCCCGGTGTGCGGCAAGAAGCCCGTTCGCCACGGGGGCATCCTGATGTGCCCCGACCATGGAAGCGAGCCATTCGAGCAGAAGAAGTAGTCCAACCACAGGAGTCACAGCATGCCGCGGATGCCCGTCACCGAGATCAGCAAGAAGATGGCCGCCCTCGAGGCCAAGCTGAACAAGAAGCCCGAAACGAAGGGAGGTCGTGTCATGGCAGACATCGACCACTCTCCGAACACCTACTTCCTGCGCAGGCCTAGCGGCATCATGTCGCTCGACGTGCACACCGGTGGCGGGCTACCCGCGGGTGGCCTGACGTACCTGTCGGGGCCCGACGGCGCCGGCAAGACGTTCCTGCTCTACAAGTACTTCGCGATGAACCAGCGCCTGTACGGCCCCAAGTCGTGCATCGCGCTGGGCGCTACAGAAGCCGCGCCCGACCACTTCTTCATGCGCAAGTGCGGCATGCAGATCGCCATCCCCGAGGAGATGATCGACGAGCGCGTGCAGGAGCTGAAGATTCGTGGCTTGCCCCCGTACACCAAGGAGCAGCTGAAGGACTTCCGCTCGGCCACGATGGGCCACGTGAAAGTCGTGCTCGGGGGCACAGGCGAGGAGGTCCTCGACGGCCTGCTCGATTGCTTCCAGAGCAAGGCGTTCGACATCATTGGCCTCGACTCGGTCTCGGCGTGCTTGCCGGCAGCGGACAAGCAGAAGGACCTCGACGAGAACGCCAAGCGTGCCGCGGCCGCGGGTCTGCTCACGAAGTTCTTCCAGCACTACCTCAATGGCACGACGGGCTACTACGGCAACAACCCGACGACGGTCATCTTCACGTCGCAGGTACGTGCCAATCCCGATAAGAACAAGCCGGGACCTGCCGCCATGTGGGCGCGTGAGTACGCCGCCGTCGGCGCGTGGGCGGCCAAGCACGGCAAGCTGATCGACATCCTCGTCATGCCGGGCAAGAAGGACAAGGAAACCCTCGCCACGGGAACCATGAGTGACGACGAGATCGAGAAGGAACGCAAGCGTCGCATCCAGGTCGGCAAGACCATCCGCTACGAGGTGACCAAAGGCAAAGCGGGCATCCACGAGGGCATTACTGGGGAGTTCGAGTTTCACTTCCCCATCGGAGCCTCGATGAACGACCCCAGCCACCGTCTCACTGACGACCAGCGCGAGACTCTGGTCGTGGCCTTCCAGAACGGCATCCTCGAGGAGAAGGACGGCTTTTTGACCCTGCACGGGGTCGACGGCAAGCCCATCCCGAGCCTCACGAAAATCGCAGGCTACGAGCGCTTCGCAGACATGATGCGCGCTGACCTGGCGCTCGAGATGATGGTGCGCCGTCTGGTGCTCTCTTCTGTGGGGATCGTGTGCGCGTATCCCTGAGCGCCGAAGCGCAGCTCGGTGTCTGTTCCAAATGCGGTGCCGGGTCACACGGCCTGGGCCGCACGATGGTCATCCCCTTCATGGTCATCGTCGACGGCCATGCCGGGGAGACCGAGGCGCTCTGCCAGGGCTGCCTCTTCTACCCCGGGGGCGTGAAGGTCGAAGTGCCGATGGAGAACCTGGCACCGGGGCCCGCCCCTCGCCGAGGCGCTCTTCGCCGTGCGAAGCAGACCTCCCGCCGCCTCGAGGCCGACCTGGCCGAGGACCTGAACGAAGCACTGGGAGAAGGCGTTGTGGTCACCCAGCCCGGCTCTGGCAACCAGCCCGGGGCCAAGGGAGACCTACGAGGCAGGAACATCGTGCGCGTCGAGGAGAAGCACACCAAGGCAGCCTCGTTCAGCCTAAAGCTCGACGAGCTGCAGAAGATCGCCAGCGAGTGCACCGGCCGCGAGCGCCCTGTCTTCGTCGTCGACTACCTCGACCCGAGCACGAGCAAGCTGCAGGACCGGTTCGCCGTCATCCCCATCCAAGACCTGAAGGAGCTACTTTATGCCGCTGGCCAGCATCGCTGACCTCAATCGTCCGCTCGAGGAGATAGCGCCGTTCATCGACCAGGCCAAAGAGCTGTCGTCGATCTACGACGACTTCGTCGTCCTCGAGCAGGACGGCCAAGACCGCCTTCCGGGCATCCACGCCTCTGAGCTCTACCCGTGCCTGCGCAAGCCGGTGTACTCGCTCATGGGCACGCCCCGGCGGCCAAACGTCTCGAAGTTCTGGAAGCAGCGCTTCAAGATGGGCACGGCCATCCACCAGATGCTGCAGGCCGACTTCCACGCTGTCGCGAAGCGCTCGAAGAAGGGCCTGGCGATGCGCGTCGCCCAGGCCCAGGCCGAGAAGATGGACTGCTACGTGGAGTTCGAGGACGAGCTCAAGGTCGCTCCTGAGCTGCAGGCCATCGCGAAGTACTACCAGCTGCAGTCGCATGCCGACGGCGTCTTCACCTTCAAGCGCAAGACGGACGACACGGTCGTGCTTCGCGTGGGCCTCGAGATCAAGAGCGAAGCTCCCGACGGCTACAGCAAGCTCACGGAACCCAAGTCCGAGCACGTGCGCCAGGGGCACATCTACATGGCGTGCCTCGACCTGCCCCTCATGTGGTTCCTCTACATGAACAAGGGCAACCAGAACAACACGCCCTCGACAGCGCCCTGGCTCGTGACCTGGCAGCCGCGCGTCTGGGCCGAGCTCGAGGACCGCTTCAAGGTCATCCACGAATATGCCGCTAAGGGCTCACTGCCCGAGCGCACCGAGACCATCATGTGCGAGTTCTGCCCCTGGGCCTACGACTGCCAGCCGCAGAACATGATGAAGAACTTCCAGAAGCCGTCCAACCGCCGCGAGACCATCCGCGGTCCGGGCAAGTGACAGGAGCCTGACCATGCGTGAACCCAGCACTGGTAATGGACTACGCCTACCGCGGGACGTCGGCATCCCGGAGAGCGTCGCTCAGACCATCGAAAGCCGGTGGAACACCATCAGCGTCGTGGACGCCCGGCTCAAGGCCGTCGGCTTCCACGACAACGACATGCCGAACATCGAGTGCCCGGTCGTCACGACCGAGATGCTCGTCACCCCCGACGTGAAGGAGTACACGACCGTCTTCTCTGCTCAGCTGCGCTGGTACAACTACGTGACCCGGCTGCTGGCCGACGTGCGCGCGGTCATCTTGCAGCTGAAGAACGAGATGGACGACATCTCGGCGTCCAAGCGCTCGGGCTTCAGAGCGCTCAACGAGCACAAGGCGAAGGCCGACAAGATCAGCCCGACGGAGATGGAAGACCTCATCCTGCAGGACCCCCACTACCAAGAGCTGCGCCTGCAGCACCAACAGCTCGAGCAGCAGCGCATCAAGCTCGACGCATGGGCCGACTCGCTCGACCGCAACCTCAAGACGGTCTCGCGGCAGATCGAGAACCGGCGCACCGAGAACCTGGGTAGCACCCGCGAGGGCAACATGGCGGGGGACTCGAGCCGCAGGGGTAGCTGGGAGCCCAGGAGACCGGGCTGATGATTCGCCTTGAGCTACCCTGGCTCCCTCCGACCTCCAACCACGCGTACACGAACGGAGGCTTTGGCGGCAGAGTCTTGTCCACGGCGGGCAGGAAGTTCAAGAACACGACCAAGGCGCACCTCGCGCAGCACTACCCGCGAGAGCTGATGCTCTTCAAGCCGAACAAGCCCTACCTCGTACTCATGCGCTTTCACTTCGAGAAGATCGAGAACTCCGGGTACGCTGAAGGAAAGGCGAAAGCACGGTATAAGGTCTTCGACGGTGGCAATCGCACCAAGCTGCTGGAAGACGCGCTGAAAGAAGCGGGCGGCATCGACGACTCGCAGACCCTTACGTCCATCTGGCAAAAGGTGCCGGCCAAAAACAGCAACGAGCGAACCCTCATCTGGGCCTGGTCGCTCGAAGAAGAGAGCACCCCCTTCGATGAACCCCTCCGACTTCTCATCTGAGCTGCGCACCCTGTTCGAGCGCTGCAATCATACGGAGCTGTATCAGATTGCGCGTAGGAACGGGCATGTTGTATTCCCCAGCCTCTCGCGAGACGCGCTCATCACCATCATCCTAGACGAACAGCCAGCCCCAGCCATCGAACACGACATCGACGAGTGGAGGCGCGCCATCATGCGCTTCATCATCGACCACCGACGTGTCCTCGAGACACAGGTCAGCTGCCCCGCCAAGTCGTTCAAAGAAGACGCCTGCTTCGGCTGCATCGACATGCAGGTCATCCACTGCCTCACCAGCAACGGCACCGAGAACTACAAGCTCATCGAGCTGCGCAAGAAGAAGACCACCCCGTAGGAGAGACCATGTCCGAATCCGCTCTGAATCCGCACACCGCGCCCCGCGACATCGCAGCGCTGATCAAGGAGACCCCCTTCAAGCTTCGCCTACTCGTTCAGGCCCTGGGCGGCCTTAGCAACGAGCAGGAGAAGATGGCCTGGCACAACATGCAGACGCCCGAGGCCCGTGCTCAGCACGTCCTCATGCTGCTGCAGATCTGGGACAAGGCCAACCCGGGTGCCGCCTCGCCGCCCCCGCCCGCTGCGCACACCAACGGGGCCACCGCTCCTGCGGTCGCAGCACCTGCGCCTGCTGCCGTGTCCCCCGCCCAGGCCCTCACCGGCTTCGCCGCCCCGGGTCTGCAGCCCATGGCGGCCATCCCTGCGGGGATGATGGGCGCGGCTCCCCAGGTGGCTGCCGTCGCATCGGGGGCGGCCGCTGCCGTCGCCGAAGCTGCGGGTGAGTCGAAGAGCAGGCGCAACCCGCGCACTTCGACGTCGAACGGAACGCCTGCCCCTGCTCCCGCGGGCGGCGATGCGGCGCTCGGTGCGGAAGTCGTCGGTCTGCTCAACCGCGTGGTGCAGACCCTCGAGAAGAACGACGAGCTGCACAAGAACGCGCTCGCGAAGGTCGTCAGCGTCGTCGAAGAGGCCTCCGAGTCGAAGTCGAGCCGTGTGACGGAGCTCGAGAAGAAGTACAGCGAGCTCCAGGGCAACCTCAGCTCGCTGTACCAGATGCAGAAGATCACGCTCATGGCGTTCCTGACGTTCATGGAGGGCAGCATGGGCGCGTCCATGACCGACCTCCTCGGCGCGGCCATCAGCGACAGCGCCTCCTTCGACCAGTTGGTCGCCAAGGCCACGGGAAAAGGCTAGGCGCCGTACTCGAAGACCCGTGGCCGGGGTGTTCACGTCCAGACCGTGTGGACACCCTGGCGCTCGGGGAGATCGATCTGGACTCCCTGAGCGACGGGTCGGTCATCGAGCTCGCCCACCGAGTCGGGGTCCTGGTGGAAGAAGAACGCCAGTTCCCCGACCTGGTGCGAGTACGGCTGAAGCGAAACTACTACGAGGTGTGACCATGACCTGGACGAATGCGACCATCCTGAGCCTGTCCACCCTCGCACTCCTCGGTCTAGGCGCGGGTATGACGCTCGCCTGCGAAGACCGGCCGGTGGTCGGAGAGCCCGTCCCTGTCGAAGCGGCTGCCGTGCCCGAGCCGCTGCCGAAGTGGGAGTACAAGACCCTACTTCTCGAGGCGCCCACGCACGAAAAGGACGGGCCCAACGCCAGCGCCTCGAACGAGATCTTGGTGCAAGATTCGGAGCTCAACCTGCTCGGCCGCGACGGCTGGGAGCTCACGACCTCCTGGCTCGAGACCGAGACTGCGTTTCCACACGCAGCCTGGTCGAACGTGCGGCCGATGCGCGCGGTGCTGCTGTTCAAGCGCCGCCTGAAGTAGACGACCGGCTCCGCCTTCGGGCGGGGCCGTTCTTCTTAGCCCTTCTTCGGTCCGCGGATGACCGGTCCAGGACGATGACCACTGGCCTGAGGGTTGTAGTGGGTCGCTGCCGGGGGAGTTGTCGCGGGCGGCCTCGTTCCAGTCGTGATGGTCGGTCCACTGTTGCTCACCGAAGAAGCCCTGAACGACGGACCGGGCACGTTGAGCAGCGTGACGGTCGGTACGACCACCTTGGGGCGGTAGAACGACTGCACGAAGTCGATGGGCGTCGGGATGGTCTCGGCGATGACCCGGTCGAGAACCAGCGAGCGCACCAAGGCGTCGAGGGGTGCGGCAATCGACTCCTGAACGGAGCGCGCGATGCTCACCACGCGGCGCAACATGTCCATGGGGCTGCCGACGGCTTCTGCCACCGAGCGCGCCGCGCCGGCCGCCTCCAGGACGCTGTCTGAGGGAGTGGGGATGGAGTCGTAGACCCCTCGAGCGAAGACGCCGTGGCGAGCCACCAGGTCGCTCGGCAGGGCCATGGCCTCGCTGATCGAGCGCAGGCCCACTGTTATGCGGGCCACCGAGTCGGAGGGGGAGGTCAGGGACTCCGTCAGAATGCGAGCGGCCGCCATCTGCCTGGTGGGCAGGTCCGAGGGGGAGCTGATGGCCTCGCTGAGCGAGCGGGCAGCAGTAGCGCGCCGCGTCACAACGTCCGAGGGGGTCGGCGCAGCCTCCGCGATGGAGCGCGCACCCGTGGCAGCAACGGACACTGCATCCGAGGGGGTCGCGATAGACTCTGTGCGCGTACGGTAGGCCCCCAGGATGGCCGAGATCGCGTCGGTGGGGCTCGACACCGACTCGGTGAGGGAGGCTGCCCAGGTCCCACGGCGGCTCACGGCGTCAGACGGGGTGACCACGGACTCGCTGACACCCCGCGTTCCCACGAAGGCCCTGACCAGTGCGTCAGAGGGGGTTGCGACCGACTCGCTGACCGCCTTGCTGGCCACGAGCAGGCGCGTCACTGCATCGGTGGGACTCGAGGTGCTCTCGGAGACCGAACGGTAAGCAGCCAGTATGCGTGCCAGGCTGTCCGAGGGGGTGGCGATGCTTTCGCTGATGAAGACGGCCGGGTTGGTGGTCACAACGTCCGAGGGGGTCGGAATAGACTCGCCAGCAGACCGGTAGGCCACGTAGAGCCTGGTCACGGCGTCAGACGGGGAGGAGACAGCCTCCGAGATGAAGCGCCCGCCCGAGGCCACGTAGTCCGTCGGAGTGGGAATCGACTCGCTGACGGAGCGCGCGTACGTAGCTAGGCGAGCGAGGGCATCGCTGGGTGTGGTGATGGCCTCGCTGATGGCTCGGTACGCTGCGTAGAGCCTCGACACCGCGTCGCCGGGCGTTGTGACCGTCTCCGCGACGGCTCGAAGAAGTACCTGCACGCGGGCCACCGAATCGGTGGGTGTCGAGACGCTCTCCCCGACGGGGCGCGTTTGGACGCCTCCGTGGGAGATCGAGTCGGTCGGCGTGGGCACGTTCTCGCTGATGGCCCTGGCCCCAACGAACGCGCGGGCCACCGAATCACTCGGGGTGGTCACGCTCTCCGAGACAGCGCGGCCGGCTACTTCCAAGCGAGAGACCGCGTCCGATGGCGCGGCCGCGGATTCACCGATGAAGCGTGCGGCAGTGTACATCCTGGACACGGAGTCGGTGGGTCCCGCGACGGATTCACTGATGGAGCGCGTAAGAACCGAGGACCGCGCAGCTGCGTCCGAAGGAGTCGACACCGACTCCGACAGCGCTCTGTAGGCAGCGTAAATTCTGGCTACCGCGTCGCTGGGCGTAGCCACCGACTCCCCAATGGAACGCACTGCGGGGACCACGCGCGACACCGAGTCAGTCGGGGTAGTGATGGACTCAGCCACTGACCTGTGTGCAGCGTACTGACGGGATACTGAGTCGCTCGGTGTAGTGACGCTCTCGGCAACAGCCCTGATCAATACAAGCGCGCGAGCCACCGAGTCAGTAGGCGTGGCCACGCTCTCGGACACAGCGCGGTAGAAGGCGACAGTCCTCGCAACCGAATCAGAGGGTGCTGCGACACTCTCCGAGACAGCCCTCGCCAGAACGAGCGCGCGGGCCACAGCGTCAGTCGGGCTCGAGACAGACTCGCTCAAGGCACGAGCCATTACACTCGTACGCTGCACGCTGTCGGTAGGGGTAGTGACGGACTCAGACGCGGAACGAGCTACGCCGGTCGATCTGGACAGAGAGTCGGAGGGCGCGGCGATGGACTCGTTGAGCGCGCGGGCGTAGACCAGCGCGCGGGCAGCCGAGTCAGTCGGGGTAGTGATGCTCTCCGCGATGGCCACCAAGTAGGCTACGGCCCTGGTCACGCCATCGGTCGGGGTGGCCACGCTCTCGCCGATGAGGCGCCCAGTGCCGGAGAGAACCGCGACCGAATCGCTCGGCGTACTGACGGACTCGGAAAGCGCGCGATACGCAGCGTAGACCCGCGCTACCGCGTCCGAGGGCGACGCAACAGACTCGGAAACGGTGCGGTAGCCAGAGAAGGCCCTAAAGATCACGTCTGACGGCGTCGACACTGACTCCGAGGTGGCGCGGGCTGCTCCGCGCACTCTAGCCACTGAGTCGCTAGGTGCGGTGATGGACTCCGAAAGCGACCTGGTTCCAACGAACGCACGCGACACCGAGTCAGTGGGCGTCGAGACACTCTCCGAGACTGACACGTAGAACGACAGCGCGCGCGACACGCTGTCGCTCGGCGCAGAGACAGACTCGCTCAGAGCTCTGTACCCAGCGAACGCGCGAGCAATGGCATCGCTCGGTGTAGTGACCGCCTCACTTATGGAAACAAGAAGACCAATGGAACGAGAGACGGAATCGGTCGGCGTCGAGATGGACTCGCTGAGCGCCCTTGCCTCTACGAGCAGGCGCGTCACTGCATCGGTGGGCGTTGTGACAGCCTCAGAAACGGAACGATGCGCTGCCACCGCGCGTGCAACAGAATCAGTGGCGGCCGCGACGGACTCGCTGATGGCGCGTGCTTCGCCGAGCGCTCTGGTTACGCCGTCAGTAGGTGCGGAGATGCTCTCCGACAAGGCGCGGTAGTAGCTGGCCGCCCTGGCCGCGCTGTCGCTCGGTGTGGCGACACTTTCGCTGAACGACCGGACGGCTGCAACGGCGCGAGCAACAGCATCACTAGGAGTAGTGACCGTTTCGCTAACGGCTCGGTAGGTGCCTTGCTGCCTCGAGACGGCGTCGCTCGGGTTGATGACGCTCTCGGCGGTGGAACGTGCCAGAACCTGCGCGCGTGAAACGGCATCGCTAGGAGCAGTGATGGACTCGGCGATGGACCTAGACCCCACGAAGTACCGGATCAACGCATCCGTCGGACCAGCTACGCTATCAGCGATAGCCCGAGCCCCAGCGAAGATGCGAGAGACCGCATCCGTCGGACCAGCTACGGTCTCGGCCACCGCGCGTTCGCCGGTGAACTGCCTGGACGCGGCATCGCTCGGAGTGGTGACTGACTCCGCGACAGCACGAGCAACAACCTCCCGCCGCGTGACCGAGTCCGAAGGTGTGGTGACCGACTCCGATACGGACCTTGTGTAAGGGGTTCCTCCGCCACCCGTGTTGGTCTGCGATACCGAGTCGGACGGAGTAGTGACGCTCTCGCTAATGGCGCGGTTGTACTTAGCTTGCCTGGCGATTCCGCCTCCGGCGCTAAGAAACGCAGCGGCAACGATGCCCCAGTTCTGGGTGCCAGTAGGAAGGGCTGTGGTCGCCATGTTTGGGCCAGAAGAGGAGAGCTTGTACTCAAGCGTGTCGTCGAACGTACTGGTCTGCGTGATGAGAGTGAAACCAGTACCCACGCCCGCGCTGTACGTCTGGCAGAGATCTGCCGCAAAGATGATTCCTGCGCCAGATGTGGTGAACGAGCCCGTACTGGCGGTAGTAGCAGAAGAAGAAGTAGCAGAAGCCGCTGCTCCGTTATCGTAGCCAGAAACCCCGCTTATCTCGAAGGCGTAGAGGCAGATGTACTCAGCCGACGCCCCAGGCGAGAAAGAGCACGAGATTGTAACGCTGCCGCCTGCAATGCTCGAGGCGTAGAAAGCAGTCATCGACGTCGTGCCGTCGTTCACGGTGGTATTAGCGCAAGCGTGGTACGTGTTTGTCCCGTCAGACGGAGTACTGAAAGAGGGCACCGTGCCCGGATTCTGCGCTCCGCAGATGACTAGTATTGTGTTTCCTGCCGTAGTTCCTGAGAGCGTGACTGTTTGAGGAGACGAGGGGGTGGTGGTGAACTCAGCAGAGGCATACTGCACGTAGGCCGCGGTAGTGCTGCCGCTATCTATCGGTGTGCTGATGGACTCCGAGATGGACCTTGTCTGGTTGTGGCTGTTGGATTGAGAGATGGAATCGGTGGGAGTGGAGATCGAGTCCGAGATAGCGCGGTACGCAGAGACGGTGCGTGACACGTTACTGGTGAGCGGCGTCTTGAAGGCAGCCGCCATCATGAGCCAGGTCTGCGCACCTCCGGTCAGGGTGCACGTCGGAGACTGAGAACCGCTACCGCCGACCTTGTACTCAAGCAGCGCCTGGGCGGCTGAAGACGTGATCTGCGTGTAGCCGCTGGACACGGCCGCGGTGCCTCCTCGAACGCAGACTGCCAGCTGCAGCTCATTCGATGCCTGCGCCAGCGTGAACGTCCCCGCATCCGCGGGGCCAGAAGAGTAGTTGGCGTCACCGCCGCCAGTATCGTAGGCCGAGATGTTATTCACCTCGAAGGCGTAGGCGTAGACGTCGGCGGTAGACCCCCCGGTGAATGCGCACGAGATTGAGACGCTGCCACCGGCGATGGACAGAGCAAGGTAAGTACTACACGTACCGTCTGCCCCGTCTGCGACTGAAGATGCAGGGCAATTCGTATAGGTGTTCGTACCATCAGAGGGCGTCGAAAAGACAAAGCTAGAACCACCTACAGAGAACAGCATGACCACGATTGCGTTCCCTGCCGTTGTACTGGGCAGGGAGATCGTGAGAGGCGACGTCGGGTTATAGCCACCTTCGTTGTAGCCTGACTGGACTACCGAGGGCGTGGCGTACAGCGAGACGTCAGTCGGAGTGGGGATGGACTCGTTGAGCGCCCGCACATTCAGGTGCGTTCCGGCAACCGAGTCGCTCGGAGTAGAGAACGACTCCGAGATGCTCTTGTGAAGAGCGAGTGCATGCACCACCGAGTCGCCGCCGATGGAGAGCGACTCGGAGATGGATACGGCAATACCCGGGGTAGCTAGGACTGAGTCCGACGGGGTTGTGACGGACTCAGTGATGCCCCGCAGGCCTACGTAGTACCTCGCGGGCGAGTCCGAGAAAGCCGAAATGGCTTCCGCCACAGTACGGAAGGCTGTGATTGCACGACTGACCGAATCGCTCGGGGTGGAGATCGATTCGGAGATGCTGCCGAAGTACTGATACCCCGTACCCGCGAGGGCCGAAATAGGCGCTTCGGAGATGGCACCTAGCCCGAGGGGCATAGGTCACCACCAGACGACGATGATGAGCCCTGGACCCCCGCTACCGCCCTTTGCACCAGTCACGCCTGCACCGCCACCGCCGCCACCGCTGCCGACTCCCGTGGCGCTACCTCCGGCCCCTCCTGCGCCTGCAGTAGCTGAGGAACCGCCACCACTGGCTCCGGTCGACATGAGGGGGTAGAACGGCGGCGGAACGTTAGCGGGCCCCTGGGACGACAGGCCGTTGTTGCCGGGGTTACCGGGACCGCCAGCGACACCTGTTCCACCAGCCACGAGCGTGGTCTGGGTGCCCCACCAGCTGGCGCCCACTTGCGTGATTGAGCCGCCGCTGCCGACAGCGTTGGCCGCGCTCGAGGAGCCACCTCCGCCACCCGAGCTCCAGAGAATGTTCGCCGCGCCGAAACCGATGGAGCCCCCGTTGGCACCAAGCGCACCGCCGGCACCGCCTCCCTGACCAGACGTCGTTACGACCAGCCCCAGGGACGAGTAGGGAACCTGAGAGAGGGCAGCAGCACCTGCTCCAGAGCCGCCGGCCTGCCCGCCTGCTGCCGTTCCTGCGGCACCGCCGCCCGCAGCCGTACTGTCCGAGATGGAGAGGTAGAAGCCGGTGTTGAGATTCGGATAGTCGACGATCAACGACCTCGAACCCGCGCTGCCAGCGCTGCCGCTGCCTGTACCGCCAGCGCCTCCCGCTCCCGTGTAGAGGTAGACAGTGGGAGGAATGACACCGGCAGGGTACAGGGCACGGCAGGAACCAGCGGCGCCTCCTCCTCCACCACCACCCTTGGCTGACCCGGTGGCTGCGGTGAAGCCGCCGCCGCCTCCCCCCCCTCCACCGATGGTCATGAACATGACCATCGAGGCGTTCTTGGGCTTCACCCAGGGAAAGTAGAGCTCCGCGGTCGGTAGCTGCACGCCGTAGAAGAACTGCTGCTGTGCGTCCTTCGGCATGAACTTGCCGTCGCCGAATACTCCCTTGGGTCTTTCGAACGACGGCAGCTCCTTGAAGAGGTCAGGCCACAGCCACGCAAGCAGGAAGGGGTCGAGTGGCTGAGGAGCAACTCGAGGGCCCCGACGCTGCATATGCCGCAGGTCGGACCGGCTGGGGTTTCTCCTCAGCCTGGAGCGCATCAGTAGTCTCCAGCCCCGATAGGCACTGCGCGGATCGAGGTGCTCGCCGCCGGACCAGAGTGGGTAGAAGCCAGCAAAGCGTAGCCAGCAGGGATGCGGAAGCCCACCGGGATGTCCTGCCCCACGACGTTGCTCGTGCTTGAGTCGGCGGTCGTCGACGGCAAGAAGCACTCGCCGATGAGCGCGCACGTAGTGGTGCTCGTAGTGCCCGACGTCACGGACGCGAGGTAGAGCCTGCAGGTCGTTGCTGTCGTTGTGGTGTTCGCCGCGCTAGCCACTGGAATGAAGCGCACAGCCTCGACGAAGGAGCCGTTCGTTGCGTCGGCGTTGAACACCGTGAAGATGTTGGTGCCGATGGTGCCGCTGCTTCCATCGCTGGTCGTGAGGGCAGCAGTGATGAGCGCGCCAATGCTGGCCGTCGCCTGACGAATGAACTGCGGAAGCGCGTTACCCGACATGATGGTCTCCTAGAAGTTCACGCGCCGCATCGCGAAGGCTGCCGTCAATCCGATGTCGGCGATGCTCTGCGCAGGCATGTCGCAGAAGACCGTGGTTGTTCCGGTCAGGTTGATGGCTGCGTTGCTGTTCGAGCTCGCGTAGATGTTGTCCCTCGAGAGCGTTGTGCTCGACACGGTGTAGGTACCGTCGCCCACTTCCCAGTCCGTGCCGTTACCGGAGAGAAGACAGTAGCGCACCCGCGAGGTGTTCGGGGCAGCAAACGCGGAGGAGAACGCCTGAAAGCCACTGACGGCACCGGCCAGGGTCACTGTGCCGGTGCCGGTAGTGGCTGTCGTCTCTTTGACTCGGTCCGCGTACGAGGACCCCATCGGGTCCTCAGATCGTGATCGTGACCGTGTTCTGGAGCGTGTCGCCGGAGACCAACGTCGGAGGCGACGGCTCCGCCGACTCGAACGGCATCACGCCGCCGGCCGTGGTGGTGGCCGCACCGAACTGGGCCTCGTTGTTGATGGTCTCGGTTCCGGTAGCCGTCCAGAGGTGGACCAGCGCGTAGGTCGAAGCCGCGGCGGTATGCGAGTAGGTACCGACGGCGCGAGCAAAGCCGTTGGTCGTGAGCTCGCCGGCGAGGGTGGTGTCCGAGGTGGCCGGGGTGAACGTGTTCGCCGTGACGGCCATCCACGAGGCCGGGTTCTGCCCGGGCAGGATGATGTACGGGGCGGTTGAAGCCGGGGTGGTACCCGCGGCGCCGGAGGTGCTGGTTGCCGAGTACCACTGGTCGACCGTGAGGACAGTCGCAGTGTTGGACGTGATGACTCCGTAGACCATGACGGTCGTGGAGATCCAGCAGCAGACGATGCTGCCTGCGAGGCCCTGGCCCGAGGTCGGGAAGGACGCGCTGGAGTTGGTCAGCGAGGTGGCCGAGGAGGCGGTGGCCGCACCCGTCGCGGTCGCGAAGGTGAACGACGGGCCCTGGCCCATCGCCTTGGCGAGCCAGTCGTAGGCATTGGTGTAGCCCGACGCCGTGGTGGTCGTCAGGTTCTTGCGCCAGGGGCCCTTCTGCGGCTTCGCCTTCGGACCGTGCGCGCGTCCAGGGTGGACGATCGTCTGCCAGATGGACTTGCACAGGATGGGCGTCTCGCGCGCCGCGGCGCGCGCAGCCTCGCGGACCGTGCGCATCTTGCGGGGACCGGCAGAGCCGCCATGGGAGTGGCCGCCCGTGCGACGAGCCGAGGAACGGGTGACGGCCGCCAGAGCGGCGCTCTTCAGATGGGTTCTCACGACTTCACCGCCTTGACCTTGAAGAACGTGTGCAGGTGGGCGAGGAGGTCTTCCTTACTGGACTCCTCGGAGTAGGCCGCGAGGTGCGCCGCGTGCTCTTCCGCGGGAATGTTCGCGCGCTCGCTCGGGTCGTCGATGGAGGGCATGTGACCGCAGCTGGCGCAGCGGGCGGGCGCGCCCGTGACCTCGCTCTTCACGTCGTGCTTGCCCGCGCTCTGGCAAGCCTGCACGCGGCTCGCCTCGGAGACGGCGTGCGGCTTGAGCATCGCCGCCAGCAGCTCGGGCTCGGGACCGTCGTCGTCGACCTCGATCTTCGTGATCCACTCGCGCTTGGCGTGGATGGGCAGGTGGTTCTCGCCCACGTAGAAGGCTATGGCCTGGTTGCGGGTGAGGACACGACCGCCCTCGGGACGGGTCTTCTCGTGGATGATCTTCGCGCAGATCTGCGCCTCCGAGAGGTGGACCGTCATGTACGTCGGGGCCTTCTTGGTCACGCGCATGCGGTAGCCACCGTTGGCGGCAGGACGGACGCGCTCCGCAGCGATGTCTGCGGGGGTGACCTTCACGTCATCCGGGACTGGAACCCAGTCGTAGAACTTGGAGAGGTAGGCAACGACGTGCATGGGAGAGGCGCTCCTTTTTTGCCGGGCGTACCTGCAGCCTATCAGGGCGGCCGCGGAGAAGGGAACGAGTGGACTGTCCCATGGTAGCAGTCCGCCAGGGGCTAAAAGAAGGGCCCCTCCCCTCACGGGGCCCCGGTACTTCTACTGCGCGGTCGTCGAGGCCTTGTGGAGTTCTTCCTCGAGCTGATCCATGGCCTTCGTGAGCTTCGCCTTGGACTCCACATCGAGCTGTCCGAATGCGCGCGCGATGATGTGCGCCGCAGAACGGAAGCCCTCGGCATAGCGCTTGTCACCAGCCTCTTGAACCATCTGCTGGACGAGCGCCTTCATCCGGTCGAATGGGTCCCTGCTGGGTGGCGTCGGCGGCGGTTTCGCCTCCACAACAGCGGGGGGAGGTGCGGACGCGGGAAGTGCCGGGCCAGCGTGTCCATTCGACTTGGTCTTCTGCATGTCCTACTCCTTCGACTCTTGCATCCACGGGTAGCAGTTGAACAAGTTCGGCCAGCGTGCGACGCACAAGCGCTTCCAGGCGCGGGCGAAGCGCTGAATCTCGAGGTCGGCGAGAGGATTGTCGCGCTCACGCACGAACTTCGCGATGGCCGCCGGGTTGGTGGTCCAGATGAAGCTCGTCTCGGCCTGGTGCGGCAGGAAGCTCGAGGCGGCCTCGTAGATGCGCTTGCGGTCCATGCTGGTCGGCTGCTTGCCGAACTGCTTCGCATGCTCGTGCGTCTCTTCCTGCACCGCGGTCATGTAGTTTTCGTAGGCGGCCTGCATCGACTGCTCGAAGTGCGCCTGCATGCCCGGGTCGTCCTTGTAGCGGGGCGGCTCGATGAAAAAACCGTAGTGATGGGTGAAGCGCGTCGATTCCTGCGACGGGCTACCCTCCTCGCTGCGGTCGGCGCCCACGTAGTTGCGGATGATCTCGTGGCTCACGCGGCGGCTGATGCCGGCCACGAAGAAGCTCATCTTCGCGTGGTACATGATGCTCGCGTGCGGGACTTCTCCCGCCTGCGTGCTCTCGATGTACTCCTTGTTGCTCTTGCGCCCGGCCTTGGCACCGAAGCTGTCGTAGCACTTACGCCCCGCGAGCTCTACGAGCAGCTCGTTGGCGGTGAGCTCACGGCCGGTGTTCTCATCGAGGCCCTTGTGGGGGAAGAGGTCATCCCAGCGAGCCGGGTTGCCCTCGGCCACATCTGGCAAGCACGCGGGGCGATGAAGCTTCACCCACTCGATCATGTCCTCGACGCCCAGCGTGATGAGCTGCATCTCGGCCACCGGGACGATGGTCGGTTCGCCGCGCAGAATCGTGACTTTATTGGTCATCATGTCCTCCATGCGCGTACGAGCGCGCATGGGCCTTATCCCGTGTTGCGCGAGGACTTTTCACGGTAGCCCCCGCACCAGTGAAAGAGAAGGGCGCTACTACGGGTGGAACGCCGCGTAGCTGGTCATCACATAGACTGTGCTTGTTCCGTCGGAGTGCACGCAGGTGAGCTCCCAGACATGGTGGCCCCCGCTAGTGAAGGTGCCGTCGGTCACGCTCGGGTTTACGGGCAGCAGGTTCGCACCCGTGACGCTGCCGAACGAGTCCGCGTTGTAAACGGTGATGGTCTTACCACCGCCGCTACGCGTGGCGCAATTAGGGATACCCCCCGTGAAGCTGAGTATTCCGCCTGTGCCGAAGGGCTCACTGCCGATGAGCACGAACTTCATCCCAACCGCGACATTGAAAGGCAGTCGGATCTGACCTACCGTGAAGGAAGTCACACCCGACGCGACGACGAAGCCCGCGGTGCCCCAGCGCGGAACACTTGTCGCGAGCGTGACGCCTGCGTCAGCCTCGTTGGAGAAGTCGCAGTAGGATGTACCGCCGGTGGTCGTGACATTACCGATATTGGTGAACTGGTCATGCACCGTGCCCTTGATCGGGCCCTGACCGGAGATGCTGCCGATGTGCGGCTCGCTCGAGATGACGGGCGCATACGGCCCCCCGGTGTTCTCCACAGAGAACTGGAGGCTCGTGAACTGCCCGAGGTTCGTGACCATGGCTCCAGTCACGCTGAGGTCCGCGAAGCCAACAGTGTTGGCCCCCGCCGAGAGCGTGCTGATGGCAGACGCGTTGATGGACCCGTCAGACAGCAGCGTTCCCAGCTGCTGCCACACGCCGGGGCTGGACCCCGTCATATCGCGCTCGAGACTTCCCCAGGCGAGAGCGATTCCGAGCGAGCCGTTGATGTAGTTGTAGTGCGCGCCGAAGTACGCGGTCACCACACCGAAGAGCTGCTTCCAGGCACCCGAGTTGTCCAGGGTGTCCCTCGTCAGCGGCGCTGCAGGCGGCAAGCAGTAGAACCCGCCGTCCACGGTGCCGAGATTCGTGGTGCCGAACAGCTGCTTCGCATTCGAGGCGCCGTACCGGTAGCCCATGCGACCGGCCACCCAGGTCACCGTGCACGCAGTCGGACCCGCGGTGATTGCGGCGATAGAACCACTATCCAGCGTTGTGCAGTAGACGCTGACCGGCGAAGACAGGAACTCGACCATGGTCAGCGCAACGGTCACGCCCGCGATGGTCACCTCGAGAACGTCGATGCCCAGCGCCACCATCGTGTCGTTCGACACGTTGTTCCAGAAGTACCCCGAACCGAGAACCACCTCGTAGAGACCCGGCGTGGCGGTGGTCGCGATGGTCGCCGACGTGTTCGGAGCGATCTTCGTGGCGTAGCCGTGTCCCGTGGTGGGCGACCCCGTCAGAATCGGCTCGAGGTGACGCGAAAAGCTCTGGAAGCCGTACAGGCTCGGAGTCGGCTCTGTCGACGTCGAAGAGCCCGCGATGGTCCACTCGCGCCCCAGGAAGAGGAAGCCGCCGGAGCCTAGTGGGTAGGTGGTCTGGTCAGCACCGAGCTCGAGGCCCTGCGCCGTGTAGAGCGCCTGGTACGGGTCGACGTACGCGCGTGCGGTCTGCGTGCCCTGCACCGTCAGAGACTGACCGTCGCGCGTGATGACCCCGCCGGAGCCCGGTGTGTTGAACGCCCCGGAGACGCCCGTCGTCGAGCGCCGGTAGGCCCCGTCCAGCCCGCGCGCAGTGAGGTCCCAGACGGTGGAGTCCCACGCTGCGTTCCAGGCTTCGTTGTTGCCGTGCAGGAGCCGGAAGAGCTCCTCGACCTTGGAGTCGACCTCGGTGAGGTCTCGGATGTGGACGCTGGTCAGCCCATCGGCAGGGAAGGTCGCGAAGTTGCCACGCTCGGCGTAGTAGACCTGGTAGGCCACGGGCGCGGGGAAGTTGAACGTCAGCGCGACGTTGCCGCTCGAGAAGCCGCCGCCGATCGACACGGGGGTACCGCCGCCATCAACGGCCGCGGTGACGACCATCTTCGTCCCGCTCGCGTTGAGGATGTCCTCGTCGTTGAGGTCCGTGATGTGGAACAGGTCCTCGAACGCGTCGTCGCCGACCAGACCCATGAAGACGCCAGGGCCGACGAGCGTGAGCCCCGTGTCGCTGATCGAGCCTGAACCCGAACGCACCGGGATGGCGATGTCCCTGTGCAGCAAATTGTCGAGGTAGTCGGTGTTGGTGGCCAGTGCGAGCGCAGGACGGTTGGCGTTCGCGCTCGTGGCGTCGTCGTCGAACCCGACAAAGTACGAGCCCGCGTTCGTGCCACCCGACAAGACGCCGTCGGCGTACGCAGGGGTGCCCGAAGTGGCGTTGTTGATGTAGTCGTAGCCGCTGGGAAGCCCGCCGAAGTAGGTCGGGACAGTCAGGCGATGAAACGCTGCGGTCATGTCAGAACCTCACTGTCCAGGAAACTTCCAGGTCGAAGGCGTCCGTCTTGCTGATGGTGTCGAACGTGTCGTAGGCCACCCCGGTGTTGTTCCACACGCTGATGCTCGCCGCAGAGGTGAAGAGCATGACCTCCGAAAGCGGTACGCTGAGGAAGGGACTGTAGCTGACGTCAGACTCTTGGAAGAGGACGCTGAAGGTCGCCGAGGTCGGGGGTACGAACGTAGGCGGCGCCTGCACCTGGGCAAGCCACACGTCGCCGCCGACGCCAGGGTAGGCCGTCGAACCGCCCGAGACGCGCACCGGGCGCTCGAGCGTGGTGACCGTCGGGTCGGTGTCCGTCTGGGCATTGGAGCCCGGGTACGCGGTCACCAGCGGGGCGGCGTTGGCTACGGCGAGGGCCAGCTGCTGGGTGCCCCCAATGCCCAGGCCCATGTACTGGATGCGGTCGTTGCGCTCCGGCACCGCCGGACCGAAGGAGGCGTAGGAGATCAGCGACGCCAGGTACTCTCGCCCGAGGTTCAACCAGATGTTGTGGCCCACCCGGCGCGCGGCGATCTTGCCACGGCAGCGTGCGGTCAGAACGAGGTTGCTCTTCACCTCGATGAGGTCTTCTACACGACGACCACCGCGGCCGACGGGCAGCGCGCGCGACTTCCCGGACTTCTTGATCATGGTGCGCTCCAGGCTTCGCAGATTCCGCCGAGTTCGTCGAGTAGAGACGACTGGGTCACCGCTGAGATCTTCACGAGCTTCTTCTTCGAGGCGATGAGCTCTCGGAGGCGCTCGATGTGAACCTCCGAGATGGGTCCAAGGAACTTCGGGTCATCGTAGTGCTTCAGGTAGGCCTCGCGAGCGGCCTTCTCGTCCTTGAAGCCGAGCATGACCTTGTCCTCGTCGTACCCCTTCCCGTCATGCTTGTGCTGGTGGACCACGAAGGCGTGCGGAGCATCCTTCTTCGGACCGACGTAGGCGTCGACTTCTTCGCCATCGGCGCCGCGCGTCCCCTTGATGTAGCCGTAGGGGTGCTTCATCACCGTGCGCCACGGCTTGCCGTCCTTGTCCACGCCGCTACGCACCGAGCCCTTTCGGTTCTCGATGGCGATGGAGATCCCTTGGTGCCGGATGTGCCCCTGAAGCGGGTGTTTTTGGTCAGGCATCAGCTACATGTCCTTGTAGACGAAGTAGGTCCCCGCGGGGACGGTCTCATCGAAGGCCCATGATACCGCCTGACCCAGGGTCACGAGAACGCTGGTCCATTCGACGGGCACAATGCCCGTTCCCGTCGAGCGGATGTAGCAGGTGAGCGTCGAGCCACTGTTCGTCGGACCGGCGGGCGTGACCGCCTGCGTCAGTGTGAAGCCGGCGGGGTTGTAGTCCCCGAAGACGCAGACCACGTCGCTGGCGGTTCCGCCGTTGAACTCACCGTAGGCCACGATGACGTCCCCGGCATTGGGCTGGTAGCCGACCACGGCGACCCCGTTGACCGTTCGCACTGCGTACCCCTTACCGGCCGCAGCCCCGCTGCGCAGCACAACGTTGTCGCCGGCGGAGACGGCCCCCACCTGCTCTACGCTGGTCACGGTAAAGGTCAGAAGAAAGCCGACACCCGAGGCCGCGAAGCTAGTACCGCCCAGTACAGCACCCACCCCCGGCGGGAAGAAGTTGGGCAGCGTGAAGTCTACGGTGATGACCGGCCCGGAGTTGTAGCCGTCGTCCCAGATCTCGAGCGCGTAGGTGTTCGGGCTGCCTGCTCGCAGGGCGTTGATCTCGAGGGTGAGCTGCTGGATGGATACCGTCGAGCCCAGCGTGAAGGGGGCCCCAATGGCGGTGCCGGGCGCAACGTGGGTAACTGCATCAACAGAGCCCGCCGAGAAGTTGGCGTAGTCCTCAGTGTACAGAGGCTGGTCGAACTGGAAGATGCCGTCAAAGTAGGGCGTCGTGGTGAACGAGAATGTCGAGGAGCACGTGCCCATGATGGCGTCCTCGGGGCAGAGGTAGTTCTTGTCGAAGCCCCAGTACACGGGGTAGTTCGGCGTCGGGAACGTAGGCGCGCCGGTACCCGGGGCGTGGTCGTACTGGCTCACCCAACCGCCGCCCGCGGGGTTGGGCTGGTCGAACATCGTCGCTGCGCCGCGGGTGCTGCCGCCCATGTAGACGCCCGAGGTGAGCCCGAGGACCGTGTTCGCCGTCGAGGTGCCGTTGGCGTGGATGACGAGGCTCTCCGTGGCAAAGAGCAGCAGGCGCGTGCCGTTGTTGCCCCCGAGCCTCGCTGAGAGGCCGTTGCCGATGCCGCTGATGGCCGCCAGGGCCGCAGCCTGCGACGCCGAAGTCGTGGACCCATTGAAGGTGACGCTGAGCGACTCTCCGTTGACGGTCACGCCGAGTGTCTTGCCCGCCAGAGAGCCGCCTGTCCCGTAGAGCGACGCGCTGGTCATGTCCGCTGTTCCACCAACGAGGATGGGCAGCTCCGAACCGGCGAAGCACGCACCCGCGAAGAGGCTCAAGGTCCCGGACATGGACACCGAGTCGGATGTGTCGACCGTTGTGTCGCCCGTTGTACCCAGAGCTTCGAGCACGACAAAGAGGGGGTACGTGTACGTCGGCTTGATGCGCAGGACGAACGAACGCGCGAACAGAAGCGCCTGGAGGTTGAAGGCGGCCGCGTCGACACGCACCAGGAACTTGAAGAACTTCTCGACCTCGAAGAAGACACCCTGCTCGAGGTAGCCCTGGAACCAGGTCGGGTCGCTGATGTAGTCGTCGACCTCGACACCCTGAACGAGCGGAGCGAACTGCGCCACCGTGTCTCCCACCACGTAGGGTTTCCCCGTCGTCGGGTTGGTCTCGAGAGGCAAAGACGGTGGCCAGGTGTACTCACGCACGATGGCTGTGTTGGCCAGGTCCTGCACGAGTATCTGCCCCTGTGTCACGCTGAAGTCGTCCCGTACGGAGAGGATGGTGCCGGCCTGCTCGGCGAAGGGCAGCCCGAGCAAGATCTGGGTACCTGCACGCAGGTTGAACACCGTGGGTCCGTTCCAGTAGGCGTACCAGAGGCCCTGCACGGCAGAGAGGTAGTCGACGTTGCTTGGCAGCTGCGCGAGGTCGTCGAGTGTGAAGTTTGCGGGGATGCCGAAGTTGCCCTCGATGGCGGGTCGGTTATCGAGGAAGCTGGTCTCGGCCCAGAGCTGGGGCGGAGGCGCCTGACCCTCCCACACGTCGTTGCCCCCTGCATCGGAGGGCACGGGGGTGATGAAGCGCAGGCAGTTCTGGCCGCGGAAGGTGTCGACGAAGAAGTCGACGTTGCGTCGCAGTACCGCGGTGTCGTCCGTCGACTGGATGATCTCCTGTAGCAGCGGGACATCGACGATGAGCGGGTCGAGTGGGATGTACTTCCGCCGCAGCACGCTGAACAGGTAGACCGAGTACACCGCCGGCGTAGCGAGGTAGGACCCGACGATGGTGGCATCGACGGGCAGGTTGGCGGTGAGCGCCTCGCAGGACCCAAGCACGGGGCCCTGAAGCGTCGTGATGGCGTTGGTTTGGTTGTTGATGACCTCGTAGGTGACGATGTCGCTCACCTCGCAGAGGCCGTTCCAGAAGTCGAGATCTTGCGACACGACGGTGCCCGCGATGGTCCACACCGTGTCCGCCGGTGAGGGCAGGGCGTCGAGCAAAACAAGGCGCTGGAAGTAGAACGGATCGCTTGGGTCATCGACCACGTTGGCGATGCGGTAGGCAACGCCGTCGATGCAGAGGAAGTCGTTGAGCTCGATGTCCAGGTACTGCAGGCTCCGTTCGACGCGGTACGTGTTCAACGAAACGACAGAAGCGCCCAGGGTGCCTGTGGGAGCTCCATTCATCTGTCCGACGGAGTAGATCGGACAGGTAGATGTCGTCAGGACCGAGAAGGGAAACGGCGCGTCAATACGCAGGCGGGTGATGTTACCGGCACGCGCGGAGATCTCTCGGACGATGATGCGCGCGTCGAGCTGCGCGAAGGCCGCCTGCATGATGGCGGCGATGGCGTCTGGCGTGTACGGGTTCGGCGCGGTGAACGAGATGATCGTCGGGAAGGAGTAGATGGAGAACTGGATGTCGAGGTGAGTGCCCGCAACACCGGTGATGCCGGCGTTGGCGATGTTGATGGACTCGACCCCCGAGTAGACCGCGCGCACGGTCGACAGAGCGATGAGCGTCGGGCTCTCCTGCATCAGCAGGTCGTAGTGCAGCCACCGACGCTGGAAGGTGCGCTGGATGTCGCGCAGGCTCTTGTTGTAGTCGACCTGCCAGAGACGAAGTAGCTCCGCCGCGGCAACCTGCGCGAGGCCTTGCCAGAACGTCGTGATGCGCTGGCTGTCGTCGATGAGGTTCCAGAAGTCCGAGAGGTAGTTCCAGATGAACGACAGGTCAGGAGTGCAGCCGCGGGCAACCGCGGTGACCACTACGTTGCAGATCATCTCCGAGGGCTCTGAGAAGAGCGCCCCGTTGAAGACGGTGAGGTTGAACTTCCAGATGCCCGCCACGTCCGGGTAGAAGGTCGGCCGCACCACGGTGGGCGTGTTGAGCCCGTTCTGGGGGAGGTACTTGAACGTCGTGGGGCTCGAGAGGTCGTCCGGCACTACGTAGCCGTCGATCAGCACGAAGAAGCCATCCACGTCCGTGCCCGTACCCGAGATGACGTAGACAGTGCCGCCCAAAACGATGATGTCGCCCGAGGAGATTGGTGCGGTGCCGTTAAGCGTGCCCAGATCTGCCGAGTAGAGGCGATTGGTGAAGCCCGTGGGAGGCGAGAGCGGGTAGGTGAGGCCGTCGGTGCCGTCGAAGAGGTACTGGCTGCCCGGAGGGGCGTCCACGAGCTGCCAGAGGTAAGTCAGGGGCGCAGCCTGCGGGTCGTAGCTCGCCGAGCCGTCGAGGCGCAGAATCTCGCAGAACTGGATGGCCTGGTCGACGCCCGCATTGGCGATGGGCTGCAGGGCAGGAATGACGAGCCCTGTGCCCAGACAGATGCTGTTGAGCGCGGCGTACGTGGGCGCCGTGAGGGTTCCGCGAACGCTGACGAAGGTCTCACTGGGCGGCGTGACCGCGGCGCTCGATGAGGGAATGGCAGGCAGTACGTACCGCAGCTGGTGTCCCAGCGTCGGCAGGTCAGCAGTGCGCGTCACGTAGACGTAGACCGCCCCCGTCGAGAAGCTCATGGCGAGCCGGATGGTCCAGTACTCCCCCTCACTGACGAGAACCTGGCTGCCAGGCAGGTCCTGCACGGGCGTGTCGAGCACCAGGGTATTGCTGCTATCGAGGTGCACCGAGCCGGTGTACGCGAGGCCGATCTTCGAGAAGAACAACCCGACGCACCCGCCGGCTGCAGCGAACGTTCCGAAGTACGCATGGCTGAGCGGGATGTTCGAGAAGTCGGGTGGCAGGTGCTCGAAGAAGACCGTGAACTCGAAGGTGAAGTTGCTCGGCACCCCGACGTCGAGGATCATCGCCGCATCGGTCGTTTCGTAGTCGCCGCCCGAATCGAGCTCCTGGTCGAGGGTGACGGGATCGATGGGAAGCTGCGAACCGTCGCCCACCGTCGAGACACCCGTGTGCGTCAGGATGGTGGAGATGGGACCGCACGGGCCGACGCAGTAGATGTCGAAGGGCAGCACGAAGGGCAGCGGCCCGCCGATGTCCGGGGTAAGCGCACCGCCCCAGGGACTCTGTCCCCAGGCGCCCGTGCCCCAACCCGGTGCGATGCAATTCGACATCGACTCTCCTCACGCCAGGGGCGAGTAGCGCCAAGAGCGGAACGAGCGGAGGTGTCCGAGAGCTCCCGCGACACTCTCGTACTCCGTGTTGTCGAACGTGACCTGGTAGACGTAGTTCCCCAGTGGCACGAGCATGGGATGCGGCGCATATCCGTTCGCGACCGCCAGGTTGGAGTAGACGCCCTGGTAGGTCATCGTCAGATCGTAGACGCGCGCCTGCGAAGTCGCGGCAGACGCCCACAACAGCCAGTACTGACCGTCCAGGTAGACCGCCCTGCTCCCCTCGTAGGTGACGGCCGTTGTGTCCGACGCGACCGCGGCCCAGGTGCCTCCCGGACTCGAGGACGAAGCGAGCGCGGGGTAGAAGGCGCTCGAGGTGCTCGGAGCGAGTACGTAGGCCAGCCACCACGTCGAGCCGTCGAAGAAGCAGTACGGGTCGTAAGAGCCGATGCTCCCGGACGTGCCAGGCAAGCTGGGAGTCGTCACGGAGTTCACGACATGCGCGCCCGACAGAAGGTTCAGCGCGGTCTCGTGCTTGTAGAGGATGTTGATGTACGGCCCACCAGAGCCCACCTCGGTGTTGGCCCAGGACGAGATGAAGAAGTAGAAGCCCCCGCTGCCGTCCTCGATGATGTGCGCTGCGTTGTCGTTTTGGATGACGCCGAGGGTCGCGGTAGTAGCGCCCGTGGTCCCGGTATATGCCGTCGTCAGCGTGATGGACCCGGACGACACGCTCTGAACGACGTAGTACACGCCCGGCTGAGCAGCGAACTGCACGACCGAGTTCTGGAACAGAATGCCCACCTGAGAGGTGCTCGTAGTCACACTCGTGGACGCAGCGGTCGTGAACGTCCCAGACAGCGAAGCACTCGTGCTCGGCGCAGTGCCTGCCGCCGTGATGCGGTCGACCATGATGGCCCCGACCTGCGTCAGTGTTCTGGCAACGAGGTCGTAGGTGAACACGCCACAGTACGCGGACGCGCCAGGGTCGGTCGCCGTGGCTGTCAGCCACACCTGGTTGCCGCTAAGAACGGGGGAACCGCTGGCAGCAGAGACGACGCACGTGTCGCGCAGACCGCTTGCACCGAAGCTGCCGACCTTGAAGTTCGAGAACGACACCGTGAGGGCGGCACCGTTGTTGGGGAAGTAAGCGGCGGCCCACGATCCGTACCAAGTGTTGGCGACCACGGAACCGTACGTGCGGAAGTCGTAGTGCGAGCTCAGACCGGCTGTGCTGATGGCTGTCCACGTGCCGCCGGACGGGCAGTACCAGATCGTCGCGTTGTCGCCGACGAGCGAGAAGCCGAGGTCGAACGGTGGAGTCCACGAAACGCTGACCTGGGCGATGCCGTCGGTGCTCGTGCCAGCGATCTTGATGTGGATGCGTACGTACCCAGAGTTCTGCCTCCAGGTCGCGTAGCAGTAGTTGTTCGAGTCCTTCGCGATGCCGACCGAGTAGTCCTCGTAGGTGCTGCCGCCTGTGTTGCTCGCCGCGGCGATGTGGATCGTGGCGCAGACCTGCGGCATCCCGATAGGGGCGCCCTCGAGCATCAGGTTGTTGTACTGGGTGGACCCGTCACCCGTCTGGGTGAAGGTGAACTCAGAGCTGACGACCGTCGCCGTGTTCGGCACGCCCTCCGAGACCATCGTCCAAGGTGCGTAGGCCCCCTGCGTGGCCGCGCTTGTGTACCCGGTGTACTGGCTGGCCAGTGTGATGGTCGTAGAAGTGACGCTCTGAACCTGGTACCAGACGAACGCCTGCGTCTGGAAAGCAATCGAGCTGCCCGCCTTCAGCACCGAGGTCTGGTCTACCGTTGTAGTGACCGTCGTAGAGCTGTTGGTCACAGAGAAGGTCCCAGATAGCGCAGGCGCCGTGAAGGCACTCTCGGTGAACGACTCGGTCAGGTACACCAGGCTGGGAGGCTGGATGCCCACGCCCGTGGCCAGCAGAGGATCGATGTTCGCGACCTCGTGCGGGTTCAGGTCGACAGGGTTGTTCTCTTGCGCACTGCTGGTAGCCCCGAACTCCCAGTCAGAGCCCGTCCACTGCAGTGCTCCCGCCGAGAGCCCAGGCAGAGGCTGTCCCAGAATGCCGATGACTTCCTGGTCGGTGCTCGAGCCGAAGAGGTCACCGTTTGCGATGAAGCCACTCGGACCCGACGAAAAGACCCACGCGGTGCCGTTGTACGTGAGGTAGCCCTCGGTGAGCGTCGGCAGTGCGTGGCGGAGGAGCCCCGTGACTTCCCAAGAGAATGTCGTGCCCCCGAGGTCACCCCCGGCCGAAACCTCCTGGTAGGTCCAGAAGGAGCCTGTGTACGTGAGGCAGCCGAGGCCGAGCGTACCTGGTAGCGGCTCCCCCAGGATGCCAACGACTTCCTGCGAGGTGGACGTTCCGCTCAAGTCCCCGCCGGGCGTGAACGACGACCCGCCGAGGTTCGCCAGTATGTCGGCGAGTATGAACTCGAGCGCAGCGGACCAGCCACGCACGTTGCCTTCCATGTTGTCTTCGGCTGGCAGTTCACCGACACCCGGGATGCGCCAGCCGCGGTTCACCAGGGTGCCCGTGTTGTTGTAGCGAACGGCCGCGACGAGAACCTGCACATTGCCAGGGCCGCCGCCGCTCGTGGCGAGCTGCACGCGGTAGGTGCCCGCCAGGTCCGGGGTGAAGGTGGCGCTCGACTCGTTCGCGTCAGCTAGCACCGCGGCGCTGCCTGCCGGGATGCTCAAGAACTCCCACGCGTAGGAGATGTTGCCGCTCGTCGTGCAGCGACAAGTAACCTCCCAGGAAAGCCACAGGTCGTCGCGCGCGATGCCCGGCGAGCCGTAGGACGGCGTCGAGGGGCGTGCCTGGTCAAAGGCAATGATGGCACCGGGCATTGTTGTCCTCTTATACTCGCTGCTCTAGGTTCTGAGAATGGTCATCAAGCCCATGGATCCAGCGCTCGTGCTGAAGGCGGTAGAAGGCTACCAGAACGAGCTCGCCCCGGAGGCCAAGGCGCTCGAGGCGTTCTACCGGCAGTTCGTGTGCACGCACTGCGGGGGGCCATGCCGCAAGGAGTTCGTCCGCGGGCACGTCTTCTCGGACCCCGACGTGGCGGTACCGCGCGCGTGCTTGCGTTGTACTTCCTGCGGACTGTTGTTCGATCCCCACTCGGGTCTCCTTGTCGAAGGGCCTACGTCAAGGTCCGAGTAACCAGCAGTACGTCGGGGATGAAGGCAGCCAGCGAGCCCGTGTTGAGCGAGTCCTGGCTGCGCTCGACCGTGATGGTGCGGTCGAAGTTGTGGATGACCGCCAGCAGCGTGATGGGGTTCTGGATGGAGATGGCCCCGCGGTTGTAGGCCAGCTGGTTGAGCTCACTGGCGTCCAGCGTCTGGGCGGGCTCGAGCCCGTTGATGTACGTCTGGATGTCCGACGTGAGAAGGCTCTCGGCGGAGCCGCCCGCGTACGTCAGCGAGAACCGCACGAAGTACGGGATGAGGTGGCGCGCGAGCGGGCTCTCGTTGATGACGCGCTCGGTGTCGCTGCGGATGTAGTTGTCGACGTTGGCCACAGTGTTGCTGCGGTCGTAGTTGACCTGTAGGTTCTGCCCCGGCAGCAGTGTGGCATTGGAGGGGTCGTCACTCGTACCCACCTCGAGGATGGACGTCGAGATGTGCAACTTGGGCTTCTCGACCGGCGAGAAGGTGAGGTTCGGGTCGTCGGTGGTCAGGTAGTAACCGTCGGACTGGAAGCCCTTGACGGTCATCTGAAGGTCGGCGCCGATGTTGTACGAATCGCCGGTACCCTGCGAGATTAGCTCGACGTCGAAATAGTAGAGGTTGGCCGTCTCGACCTGCGTGGACATCGTGGTCGAAACAATGCGCTGAACACCCGCACGCAGCACCTGGAACTGCTGGATGGCCTGGCCGTCATCCGCCGTGGAGGCGAAAGAAGTGAGGTAGGGCGCCGGCGCGTCGGGGTCGATGACGACCTGGTGCACGTCGCCAGCCGGGCCCACCATGTCGATCTGGTAGGTGCCCTTGATGGGCGAATTGTTGCTCTGGTCGACGCCCGCCACCAAAGAGAAGCCCAGGAGTGCATTGGCGCTGTTCGACGCGCTCGAGCCACGCACGATGATCTCGACGTCCGCCTGGAACTCGAGGTAGGCGGGCGTGCCCGTGCTGAGAGAGCAGACCGTCTGGCCGACGACCTCGTTGATCTGGTTGACGAGCCCCGTCGTTGTGACGTCCGTCGAAGGGATGGAGCTCGAGTCGTTGACGAAGATGATGTTCTTGTCGACTCCACCACCCACGTTCAGAGTGATGATCTTGGTGGCCAGCATGGAGACAGAATTGCCCAGCGCCACGGTGCCCAGCAGCGGGACGTAGTCGATGACCAGAAGGTCGCCCTTCTGAATGCCCTGAGCGATGAAGTCGGTCGAAAGCGACTCGAAGTACAGGTCCGACGGCAGCGCTCCGTTCACGTTCCCATCAGTGGGCTGCGTGCCGCTCGGCAACGACGGGATGCGCTGGTAGTTGTTCGTCGGGTCGGGAATATAGTTGTACTCGGAGCCGTCCAGCGCCGTGTAGGTGAAGAGTGTGTTCGAGTCGACCTGGAAGCTGGTCGGGTCCATGAAGTAGCAGCGCGCGGTGCCGAGCGAGCGGGAACCGACCTGGATGTGCCGTGAGACCTCTGGGCTGAAATCGTTCTTGGTCCGCAGCGGGTCGTACTTCGTGTCGTTGTACGGAGCGTTGGGGACGGTGAGCCCGTCGTAGAAGCCAATCTGGTTGCCGTCGAGCACCTGGGCAACGTCGAAGACTGTGTCGAGCGCGGGACGGAGTGAAGCCCATCCACCACCACTGCTCGCGGTATCGATCTGCGACGCGCCAGGATCGCCAGAGCGGATGTCCCTTGAGGTGTAGTTGGTGACGCCGTCGTCGTAGCCGAAGAGGGTCGCGAGGGCGCTGCCCACAACACCGGCGTAGACCGTGGTGTTCGTGTCGATGGGCAGGATGCCCATGCGCTCCCCATCAGGGGTCACAACGGCCAGGCGCGAGATGCCCGTAGCCAGGAAGGCCGCCGAGTTGACCTGGTTGACGACGTCCGCGATGAAGAGCAGCCCCGCGGTGAGGGTGACGATGATGGGTGACGAGAGCCCGTCCCAGCCGATATGCAGCACGTTACGGCCGGACACGATGGTCACGCCCGTGGGGAAGGGCCGCGAGACGATACCGAGGATGCCGTCGTCGATGTCGGCCTTGACGCCGTGCGCTGAGTTCGCGAAGCCCTGTGACTCCACGTCGATGGGGTTGGCGTAGGGGATGGTGGTGCCGACAGGCTGCCCAGACGTGTCCAGCAGGTCGATGCTGTCAATGCGGATGAAGGGCAGGTCGAGTCCGCCAGCGGGGTTGGGCGTGAAGATGTAGTAGGACAGGTCGTTGGCCGAAGCGGGTAGCGACGGCGTAACCTGCAGGCGAGTGTAAAAGGGCGCCAGCGGCGCTGCGGTCACCACGTAGTCGCCGGCGACCGGCCCGTTGGTGATGCGCACCACGTCGTTGACCCCTACGCCGTAGTTCTGGAAGTCAGTCCCGCCGTTGGTGGTGAGCGTCGACTGCCCAAGCACGGAGCTCATGTCGGAGCCAGAGACTTTCGTGTCCTTAGGCTCGACCAGGTCGATGAAGATCTCCGCGCTGATGCGCCAGCGGAAGGTGCCGGGGAGGTACGTGAACGCCGGAGAGACGACGAGAATGGGAGAAGAACCGTTGACCTGCACGACCTCGAGGATGCGGTAGGGGCCTGCGTTCGGGGGGTCGAGGATCTGCAGCGTGTAGCCGTAGAGGGGCGCGTCGTTGATGGCCTGCCACGTGGGGTCGTTCTCGGAGTAGCCACCAGGCACCCCCATGGTGAAGTCCAGCAGCTGCACGACCTGGTTATCGGGGTACGGCGGGTCGGAGGCCTCGAAGGCCAGCTTAGTGCCCGCGAGAAGAGGCTGGTCGTCGACGATGTCGCTGAGCACGAGCGAGTCCGAATCGAGCGCGGACGCGCGCACGTAGACGTCGGTGCAGCCGCCGATGTGGATCTCGTTGCTCGGGACCGTGACCGTGCCGTCCGGCTGGTTGGGGTAGAGAATGCCCCCGGGGATGTTCGACAGCGACAACGAAACCGCGCGCAGTGTCCAGACGCAGTTCGCGGCCTGGTAGCTGATGAACTGGTCCTCGAGGTCGAGCGTCTGTGCGTCGACAACCGCGATGACGTTGATGTCGCGAACCAGCGGCACCGAGAAGGTGGGGTACGCATTGGCCAGCGTCAGGACGAAGCCCTTGATGGGCGTCTGTGTCGGGCCGATGAGCTGCGTGAAGTCGATGCCCGGGTCCGTGGTGTGCACCCGGCGGGTCAGGACCATGTCCTCGCCGTCGGCCTGTGCCGACATGAGCGTGCCGGCGCCCAGAATGGGGCCCAGGCCACCGCCGGTGAGGATGTCGCGCTGCATCTCGGGGTCGTTGAAGCCCCGGACGTTGATCTGGGTTACGTCGGAGAAGTCGTTGGTGATCTGAGCGACGACGCCCGCCACGGTGACCAGCGACCGCTCGGTGAGCTCCTGCTCGACCCTGTCGATGAACTCGACGGCCGTCTCGGCGTCCACACCCGTCGAGAAGCGGGACTTGTTGGTGATGCGCGTGGCGCTGGCCACGTTCGCGATGGTCACCACATCATCCGGGCCGATGTTGTACTGGTCACCAGCAGCTTCGGCGACGACGTTGATGTCGAAGAAGTAGAGCGTCCCCTCGAGGTTCAGGAGCATCTCGGCGACGCTTATGCCCTGCACCTCGGTCGGGTAGAAGTGCAGGCCCTCCTGGGTCGTGACGAAGTTGGCCGGAGTGATGGAGATGTCCTGGGGCTGGGCGAAGTAGATGCGCACCACACCCGTGGCCAGGTTGCCAGTCTCTCGGGTCGCGAAGAGGTTTGCCCCGAGCGCATCCGCTTCATCGGTCGTGAGGACGGTTGGGTCCTGGAACGACTGCGCGTTGGCCACGCGCGTGATTTCCCGAACGATGGGGTTCCACAACACGATGGCCGCCTTGATGAGCAAGTCGGTGATCGCGTCACCCTCTTTCGTGGGCATCTGCGGGAAGTTCTGGTTGAGCAGCGTCTGGATGAACTGCCCGATGTCGACCGTGAAGGGGTCGGTGCCAAGCCGCGCGAGGATGGGCTGTACGACCTGGACGTCGTAGGGGGAGCCCGGCGTCAGGTCGAGCGAAGAATCGACGTTGCCGAGGCACTGGATGATGAAGGCTTGGAGGTCGGCAAGGGCCATTGGGGGCTACACCATGATGTTCGCGATGGCCGAACGGCCGGCCTGGGACGTGAGCTCGATGGAGACTACCAGGGCCCCCTCGTTGCTGTTGTACGCCGCCGAGCTCACGGTTGCAGCAAGAAGGCGCTCGTCACGGGGTATCGACGGGTCGCGGGACTGGATGGCCGTGATCTGCCGGCTCGTCGTGTCGACCGCCACGATGATGTCGCTCACGATTGTACCGCCCTGGTCAGCGCCGAAAGTCAGGCCGATGTCCTTCAGGGCGTTGCCCCCGATCTTCGGCGCGAAGATGTCGCGACCAGGCGTGGTGAGCAGAATCTTCAGGAAGATCTGCATCAGCCGCAGAATCCCCGAGACCTTGCTGGCCACGGGGCCGACCTGGAACTTGATGACGCTCCTGGGGCTGATGGCGAGGTTGCGCGAGACGACCTGTACCGAGGTCAGGGTCACCAGCGTTAGCTGCACCGGCACCTGGGCCAGAAGCACGGTCTTCGAGAGGATGACGACGTCGGGCGAGGCGATGTCGTTGATGAGGACCTGGTCGACAGCCGTGAAGTCCAGCCCGGTCACGCGGATGGTGCGAGGCGTCATGCCCTGAACAATCGACACCGCGGAAAGCGGCACGGCCGACTGGGGAAACACCACCTGGAAGTCGACCGACAAGTTGCCTCCTCGAGTACTGCTGCACAGTCTACAGCCAGACGCTAAGAAAGCAGAGACCCGGCTTCAGCCGGGCCCCCTTTGCTACGTGCTGGCCGCGAGGTAGGCGGTCAGCGGCTTGAGCGCTTCTCGGACTTCTTCGTCACTCATCAGCCCACCTGCTCTGCACTTGAGTGGACACCGTCTCGGAGGAGGACAGCGCGGGTGTAGTCGTACTGCCAGCCAGTGATGTGCTGCTCTTGCGCCCAGACGGTGAGGTAGGCCTGCAGCCGTTTTCGAGCGTCATCGGTGATTCCCTCCCCTGCGTTCTCGTACATCTCCTGCCGCTCGAGCTCATGCTCGAGGATGTTCTCTGCATTCAGCGTGAAGGGGTGCGGCGTGCACGCCCAGACGTACTCGGGGACGCTGACACCCTCGTCCTCGCAGTAGTCGAGGACCTCGTCGATGCCGCTGAAGTAGCCGTCGCCGAGGCCGTCGCCGAGGCCGCCCTCGTGGCCTTCCCAGTAGACCGGGCCCTCGTAGTCTTCCATGACGAGCTTCACGGCTTTGTCGTAGCGGGCCTTCTCCTTCTCGATCGCGACGGCCGCACGGCACTCCTTGCAGCGCAAGTAGTAGTGGTAATCGAGCGGCTTACCGCAGACGCAGTTCTGCACACAGTGCGCGGCCGCGTCTTGCATCTTGCGCTTGCGGTCCTTCTCCGTGTCCCTGGCGCCCAAGATGAAGAGCAGGCCGCACTTGGGACAAGCCCAGGCCACCAGGCGGTCCTCGATCTTGAGGACCACCTCGAGGGGCTCTGGAAGCGTGGCGGGGGGCAAAGTATCGTCGGGCTGGGTCATCGTTGTGCTCAGAGGGGCTTGTCGTGTGGCGTTGCAGTCGCTTCGATACGGCCGTCGACCTTCTCGAAGCTCGGGACGTCGAGCGTGAAGGAGTAGACCCGCGCACCCGGCTTCTTCTGGTAGTCGGTCGGCTCGGTGTGCGAGAAGTACGGGCGGTCGGCACCCGGCTCCATGATGAGGAAGGCCTGAACTTTCATGCGATCTCCAAGAACTTCTTGATGGGGCGGTAGCTGCGGCGATGCAGCGCGCAAACGCCGTGCTGCTCCAGCCCGTGCGTATGGGAAGCAACGCCGTACCCGACGTTCTTGTCGAAGCCGTAGTGCGGATACTGCTGGTGGTACTGGCGCATGACGTAGTCTCGGTGGGTCTTGGCGACGATGCTCGCAGCACTGACGGCAGGGAAGATGGAGTCGGCCCTCGGCACGCAGCGAGCCATCAGCAGACCGGGAGGACGCAGGATACCGTCGATGATGACGGTAGCCAACGGGAAGCTCTCCTGCATCGTGCGAATGGCCGCCGAGTGCGCCTCGAGCAGTGCTGTCTTCACCCCGACCCGGTCGATGTAGTCGTTGCTGGCCGAGATCAAGGAGAACGGCATTCCCTCGAGGAGCGCGTAGACGGCCACGCGCTCCTCGTGCGTGAGCCTCTTCGAATCGTCGAGCCCCTCAGGGGGCGTCCACGTGGTGGGCGCACAGAACGCGCACACGACGAGCGGACCGGCCCAAGCGCCGTACCCGACTTCGTCGCTGCCGATGATGTACGCGGGCTCAAGCCGGCGAGTTGACGTCACGGGTCGGGTCCGCGTCTGCGAACGCCGACGCCGGCATCGCCATGATCTGGGTCGCGGCCTGCGTGACGGCGTTGAGGACGTTCTGCACGGCGTTGAGCTCGTTGGGGCGCGTAGGTGTGTCCGGGCCCGAGATGCGCGCAATCTGCTGGGTAGCAAGGTCCTCGAACGTGATGGCGCTGAAGGACTGAACAAGCTTGTCTCCCTCTACCGCCGCGTAGGCGTCGTTGAGGGCCACGCGCAGGTTGAGGTTCTGCTGCTGTGTCTGCGGATCGTCCTGGACGTTGCCGGGCATGGGCTACTCCAACGGTGTGGGGGTTCGCAGCTTGTCGGCGAACCCACGTAGCAGATAGGGGAACGCCGTGATGTCGAAGGTCGTGGTGTTCAGTATCGTGAGTCCCACGGGAATGATCGGGTCGACTCCAGAGGGCGGACTGACGCGCAGGTGGTCGCTGACAAGGCGCAGGGCATCGACCAGGGAAGGGAAGACCTTCTGCACCTGCTCGCCCTGCTCGATGCAGTGGTACAGCACCTCTTCGTGCATGACCCCCTTGGGCACCTGCTCGACTACAGCCCGGCGGGCCGGGATACGAGAAAGCGGCGGCTGCGTCTGAGCCGCGACCTGCTCCTGCATGCCCAGGGGAGTATCAACACGCTGCCCAGTGATGATGATCGCCGCGCCTCGTACGGTCTGGCTCACCACCTGGAACTGATTGTCGGTCATCTCCTGCAGCGCGGCCTCGAGGGCATGGGCAAAGCTGTGCGGGTCGTCACCGGTGACGGCCACGGTCTTCCAGTGCACCTTGGGCTGGAACGGGTTGCTGCGCATACGCTGGCGTGAACTCATTCTACTCCCTTCACAGTGTATTCCCGAACCTTCCACCTGAAGCCTGTGACGTCGTCAGGATCAATCATCCTGCGCTCAGTCCTGTCGATGAGCTTCTGTTGTCTCCACCAGCGCGACTGCGACTTGCTGAACTTCCTGCGTCGAAGACGACCCGACATCTACTTCTCCTCCTTCAGTGGGCTCGCCTACGGCCTTGGTCAGAGCGCGCAGGCGGTCCATGCCCTTGCCGATGAGGCTCTTCTGCACCTCGCGCACGACCTGTATGTACGTCTTGCACGCCGCAACCGCCTGAAAGAGGCCAGCCTGATCTTTTGCGAGCTCCGGGGCAGGCAGCCCCTTGACCATCGCGAACTCGGCGTAGTCGACGCTCATGTCAAAAAGGTGCTGCTTCTCGGCCTCCTCGTACGTGATGCCCCTGAAGGTCGCCAGCGCCTCGATGAACGGGTCCTTCTCCATCGCTTCCTTGGTCAGTAGAACTGGTTGTGTACCAGCTGGACCACCTGGTTCCAGTTGGTGGCCACGGTTACACCCTCCACCACCTCGGTGTTGATCGTGCGGTCGGTTTGCCAGAGCACCGGGATGACGTAGTCGTTGTTCTGGCTGAGCCAGTAGTCGAACCAACTGCGAACGTGCTCGTACTTGTCGTCGATGAAGATGTCGCCGTGGATGCGCTCCTTGTGGCGCGTGTGGATGACGTAGCTGATGTCAGCCCCGAAGTGCCGCTCAAGCCAGAGCTCGCGCTCGTGCGCCCACGTAGGGGAGCCATTGAACGGCGAGGTGACGCAGATGATGTCCGCGAGCTCCTTCAGCTTCTTCACACCTTCGACGGCGCCCTCGTAGACGGGGATGCTGTCGAAAACCTCCCAGGTGGTTATGTCGCTGGGCTTGTACTTCTTGCCCGTGATCTCGTTCACGAGCGAGACCGCAGCCAGGGTGAAGTTGGCCAGGATTCCGTCGACGTCCAGTAGAACAGTGGGCTTCATCAGACCTTCTTGCCTCCATGCCTCGTGGGACGCGTGCGGTTGTAGGCCTCCTTCTGGTCGATGGCGGCCCACAGGTCGATGCCCTTGCCCTTGCAGAATGCGAAGACCTCCCTGAGGGCGTCGGTGAGGTGCGCGAGGTACGCCGTGTCCCCCTCCCCCATCGTCTTCGACGAGTAGGCCAGCGCGACCGCCAGGTGGGCCTCGGCGATGAGGGTGTCGAAGTCGGCGTAGTGCTCATCGCTGATGCGCTCGTTGAAGAGCTCTTCGAGCGCGGCCGACTTGCCGGAGGTACCCACGTGCTGGGCCACGCGGATGACGAAGTCGGCGAGCTCGATGGGGATGCCGCAGGGCTTGCACCTCGAGAGGTCGGCATCTTCCTTGAGCTGCGAGGCGTACGTCTTGCACCGGATGCTGCCCTCGCCTACCGTCTCGATCTCGTACCAGATCTCGTTCAGCGGCTTGTTGTTGCGGTACTCCTCGAAGGCCTCGGACAGCTCGCTGTGATTGAGCGAGGCGATGGACGCGAAGGAGCGCGGGTCACCTTCCGCGCTGACCCAGCCCTTCTCGAGGGAGATGGCGTGGGAGCGTTCGCAGAGGGCCTTGATGGTGTGCTCGGGCGTGGTGGTCATGGACGGTTCCTCAGGGTGATGTTCTCGGCTTCGAGGCTCTTCTTCTGGCTCTCGAGCTCGCGGATCTTCACGTCCGCGGCCGCGAGCAAGTCGTTCATCGTCTTCATGTTGCGTGTGGCCATCGCCTGCGCTTCGAGGGCCTTCGTGAGCAGCGTGGCCAGCTGGTCCTTGGTCAGGTGGTCGAGCTGCTCCTGAGTGATCTGCGGAATCTCGGGCACGGGGGGAATCGAGGGCATAGCCACGGTGGTCTCCTAGATGAACGGGTTTATGGGCAGGCGTGAGCGCTGTAGTCGCTCCATCATCCGCTCGATAGCCCGCACCTGCCAACGGGCAAGATCGGGTCGATCAGTGGCCGGGCCGATGAGCTCGAGCTGGGCCTTTCGTTGTAGTAGCACCTGCAGTACGTAGTCGCGCTCAAGATCCTTCACGTGGCAGCGCCCCCCTAGCCGCTATGCACTTGCACTCCTCTCCGCGCGCACTGTACGCGGCGCATCCGTGAGCACCGTGCTGCTCAGGGGCGTGGTAGCAGGTGCAGATGCTCGACCAAGGCGGCGGGCTCTTGATCTGGCTGACGGGACTGAGTCCGTTTAGCCCGATCCACCTCGTGATGGACGCCGAGACATGGTCCGTCACTGAACCGGCAGGCACCGGCGGCGCCATCTTGTTCTCGGTGGCCCGCACGATGAGGTCCAAGAACTCGGCGCTGATCTTGGGGCTACTCTCGATGTGCTCGAAGAGCTTCTGCCAGACCCAATCCACGAAGAAGGCCGCATCGATGTTCTTGAACTGGAAGCCATTGATGCAGTGGCGGCAGCGTTCTACTGCTGGCGTAGTACGGCCAGGAACAGCGGTGTGCGGTCTGGCGCTAACTTCTCCGGTGCCACCGCACGTCGGGCAGATGCGAGACAGGCACGGAGCGAATCCTTCTTTCAGCCCGCCATCGTTGGCGGAACTCATACGGTCCTCGCGTGCAAGGCATCTCGGACGCTGTCTGCCGAGGTAGTCTTCACGTGCTGCCGCCAGACGTTGATGCTGACGACTTCCCAGTTGTTGGCGGTCTCGTCCCAGTAGGCCCAGACCTTCAGCTCGTCACGCATGCGGCGCAGCACATCGAGGTCCGCTGCAGGTAGCGGATCTAGCAGGGGGAAGGGGCGGTCACGCTGCCCGTTCAACGTCTCGAACGCCAGATACTCGCCCCAGCCGGCGGCGTTCCAGTACTCCACCAAGCGGATGAAGTGCTGCACATACGGGTGGTCTTTCATGGGCTCTCCGCGGGGCGGTGTCACCCCGTTGTCGGCCTTATGCCCGCCCGCCCCCAGGACTTGCCGAGCTACTTCGCCAGCGGGGGAGGGGCAGCGTAGGTCCAGCCGTGGGCGAGGCGGTTGACCTCGGCCATGCTCTGCTCGACCTGGGCCTCGAGGGCGTTGCCCTCGTTGAGCAGGCGTATCGCGGCAGTAAGGGTACGGGCGGCGCGCAGGCGAGCGCGGATCTGGGCGAGCTTCTCGGGACGGCAGTCGATGACGTTCACGCGGACTCCTTGTTGGGTTCCATCTTCTCGGTCTTGTTTTCGAAGGCGGGCTTGCCGCAGCTCGAGCAGTTGGCGGCCAGCAGCGCACGCCTTGCAGCGATGCCGGAGGCGACCTGCCACACACCCAGGCCGACGCCCATCTGGGCCACGACGGCCCCTATGATGTGACAGTACGCCACCAGAGCGACGTTGGTGGAGAACTCGCCGGCGGCCATCTGGGTGCCGACGATGATCATGCCCACGAGGGTGTGGGCGATGGTCTGCCAGTTGAGGGTGATGTTGTTCATGGGAGCTCCTTCACGCTGCGCGCAGGACAACGACCGTGCGGCCGCGGTAGTCCTCCCACACGACATCCAGGTCGACCTCAGGACCGCCGCCGGGCACCTTGTAGTCGAAGGGCATGCCCTGCACCACCGCCCAGCCGCATCCAGGCTCGGCATGCTGCCCGTTGCGATCGAGCACGATGGAGCCCGACTTCCAGTAGAGGGTGACCAGCAGGGCGTAGAGCTCCGCGCTGGTGAGGCCGACGCCCGCCCCGATGTAGCCGCCGGCGATGAAGCCCATCTTCACGATGACCGCGGCCGCGGCGTTGGCATGGGCAATCTTGTCGGCGGGCAGCCCGCCCATGCTCTCGAGATCGATGAAGAGCGTGAGCCCGGCCGGCAGATTGAGCGCCCGCAGCTTCTGACAGGCCACCGTGGCCATGCTCGCCCCGAGTGCTGCTGAGGGCTGGTAGCCAGGAGCCGGTGAGAACATGACGAAGGCCACCTGCAGGCCCGCGCTGAGCGCGAGGTCGATGTCCGACTGGGTGACCTGCTCGGCGTAGAGGAAGACCCCCGTGAACTTGTCCGCGACCAGCGCAGCGGCTTCGGTCGCCGTGATGTGCGAGATCGTGTCGGCCCAGCGACTACCGGGAGTGGGCGTAGCGACGCTATAGTTCATGTGGGTCTCCTCTGGGTGCTACTTCGTGTGGCCGGCGTGCTTCATCGCCGCAACCGCCGTAGCGAGCTCCTTGACGCCCGCGATGGGTCCCGTCGTGGCCACGGCACCGGCAGTCGCCGAAGCTGGAGGGTTCTGGAAGTCGCTCACGATGGTCTCGACCTGCACGACGGCATCACTGACGGCCTGCATCAGGCTTTGGAAGTCGGGCGAGGGGTTCTTGGCGTCGATGGCCGCCTGCACACCGTCTTCGAGCGTCGCGAGCGCAGCACGCGCCGCCACCATGGCCTGCGTGAACTTCGGCTGCGCCACCACAAGGGCGCTGGCCGGAAGCAAAGGCGTAATGGTCGACCAGGCCGTCTGGGCCAAGGTCAGGGCGTTCTCCGCCGCCGAGTCGAAGCTCTGCACGGCAGCGACGGGGTTGTTCACGATGTTCTGCCACCAGCTACTGGCGCAGCCTTCGGTGCCGAGCAGCGTGGTGGCGACGACGAGGACGAGTACGGCGAGGCGCTTGTTCATCTCTTGCTCCCTGATGCGCGCGGGGCGCGCGGCTTGGTGACGTTGGGCGTGGGCAGCTGTGGACGGCGCACCGGCGCCGAGCGCTGACCGGACTTCTGGGGCTTGCGTGCGACGACCTGCGAAGGCCCACGGGCCGCAGGAGCCGTCACGGTCTTCTTCACTACGGGCTGGCGCGGAGGCACGAGGGGCTTGCGTGGAAGCGCCTTGGCGCCAGCGGCAGGCAGCGGCTGCGTCTTCGGAGCGACAGCGGTGGCGATGGCCTTGTGCGCGCTCTCCTCGCTGCCCGTGAGCTGAGCGATGGCCGCGGTCATCAGCGAGACCATGGCCGCGTAAGGCAGGCTCTCCGGGACCAGACCAGGCTGGATGTCCTCGAGCAGGTCCCAAACGTCGGTGGTGATGAACTGAGGCGGGTAGGGCGGCTTGCGTGGCAGCACCAGGTCGTAACCCGCGAGGTAGAGCGCCCCGACGAGGGAGTACTTCACCTTGCCCGGCGAGTGCGGACCGACGGCAACACCCGAGGCGTTCGCGTAGTGCGCGCCGGTCTGGAGGTACACCTCTTCGCTCGGGATGAGCGCGAGGGCCCTCGAAAGGACCGTGATGGACTGCTCCTTGGTGAGACGAGTGGGCATGTTCTTTCCCTGAGCCTACCAGCGCCTGCGAGAAGCGACCGTCTTGGTCAGCGCGGCCATGGCGGCATCTTCCCTCGGTACCAGGCCTCGGCGCAACATGGCCCCCAAGATCAGGCCGCAGGTGCGTGCATCGACGGCAGCGCGGTGGGCGTCTTCCATCGCGACATCGTAGCGGGCAGCGACCTCAGCGAGCTTGTTGCCCGCTCCGCCGATGTGGCGAGCGAGGTCCAACGTGCAGACGAGCATCTTGGGCGAGAGCGCCGGGCGGTTCAACCGCTGCAGCTCCTGCGAGAGCATGCGCATGTCGAACGACGCGTTGTGCGCAGCCCAGACGTCGTGGGAGAACTCCATCAGCAGGTTAGGCAGCACCTGGGAGAACGTGGGACGTCCGGTGAGGTCCTTCCTGTCGATGTGGTTGATCTCGAGCGCCTTGTGCACGTCGGCGTTGTTCCAGTCGACGCCCTCGGGGCAGAGCAGCTGCGACCACTCGTGAACAGGTTGGCCGCCTTCGAATACGACCACGGCGATCTCTACTATGCGCGCTCGACCGTCCAGTCCTGTGGTTTCTGTGTCGAAGGCGATCCACCCATCAGCCCACATCGCGTGCACCTTCCTCCGTCTTTCGTAGCACGCCAGATGTCGAGTGCATCAGAGGCGGCTGCTACAACGAGCGGGTCTTCTTCTGCTAGTACAACACGCTCGGACAAGATGAAAGCTACTTCTTCTGACCGACGGATAAAAAAGAGGGCCCCGTAGGAGGCGGCGACCCTGTACTCAGCGCGCGGATGGTTCAACGCGCGGCGTACGAAGGTCTCCACCTGCAGGTTGTCGTGGAAGAGCCCCGCACCCACCGGCAGGTGCGCGGGCTCCGCCACAAGCTCGCTCTTGGCCGCGCGCAGTAGCTGACCGCGCAATGCGTCAGCTCCCTGCCGGCGGAAGATCATGTGCAGGCCCTTGATGGCCACGAGGCGCTTGTTGTTCTCCGCGCCCAGCGGCTCGTTCTTGAGGCGGAGCTGGTACCAGTGCGTGAGCACACACTTGAGGGCCGGGAACACGTCCACGCTCTTCGTGTCTAGCACCGTCTCCTGCTAGCCGCAGCCTCTTATGCCCACCAGAAACCCGCTTTTGCTGGTCCACGGCCCCTTCATCCGAGCAGCTCGAGATTGTGGCACGACTCGCACGTGCCCGTAAGAGCAAGTACCAGGTCAGTCTTCTCCTGGCGGCACTTGTTGCACACCAAGTCGACGGCGCCCGTCATGGCGGCTAGAAGAGCGGCGTCGCCGAGAGGAGAATCAGGGGCAATGGCCTTGAGCATCTTCACCTCGGTCTGGTGAACGACCCTGTCCGTTCGGTTCTCCTCCAGCTTCGCGCGCACTTCGGGAGCCAGCCGACTGACGGGCTGCTTCCCGAAGGCCATTCTACGTCTCGCTGTGCGACGGCTCGTGCGCTTCCGCACGGGCCGTGCAGGCAGCACCGCAGTAGATGGCGCCGGGGTACGCGACCGTCTTCTTCTTGCAGTGGGCGCACATCGATGCCTGCAGTGCGTCGAGTCGCACCCACGCGGCGTGAAGCACGGCCTTCGCACCCTCTGCCCTCTCAGGCGGCGACCGCCACCACGCCATGGCTGCGTCGGACACGGCCTTCTCGGCCTCGCCTGTGAGAATGAGATCCCGCGCGAAGGCCTCGTCGCGGGCCGTCTGCTTCGGCGTTGGAGTGGTCTTGGCCTCGTACTCGAGCTCGGCCTGCAGCATGGGCACGAACCTAGCTCGAAAGACCTTCTCGCAGAATGCAGTCGCCGCGGGGTCGGACTTCCACGCGCCGTACTCCCAGGGGTCATCGAGGTGCGTTTCGCTCTGCCAAGCCTCGAAGTCTTCTTCGTCCCCGCACCCTGCCTCAAAGAGATGCGCGAGTAGATCTATCTCTTCGCCAGTATACTTCCAGTTAGTGCCCTTCTCCTTGCGGACCGCTTCGTTACGCGCCGTGATGGCATCCTTGATGGCCGCAGCGGTGGCGTGGCTATCGAAGACCAGCCCCTCATTCAGCCACCCGTGCAGCAACTTGCCACGCAAGTAGTCGACGTTCAGACCGCAGAGAAACTGGCGGAACTCCATGCCCGGTTCGACCCAGATGTACGAGTAGTTTCCGTAGTCGGATACCGCTGAGAAGAACCCGATCTCCGTGGCGATGACAATGTGCGCCCAGCTCCCGACGCGATCGCGTTTGATGTAGTACCGCTTCAGCATCGCTCCTCCTGTTGCCGCTTCTTGGCCCTGACCCAGTTGGGGCAGCCCGTCTCGTGACAAGCCGTACCGTTGATGACCGCGACCGAGCACTGGGAGCACCTCGGGCGCCACACGCGCTGCGCCCTGTCGTACTCGCTCGCGTCGAAACCACGCGCGCGTAGCTGCCTGAGAACTCCGCGTGCCATCTACTTGCTCTTCGCCGCGGCTTCGGCCCGCCGCTTCTTCAGCTGCAACAGGCCGTACTCGCTGTGCGTGTTCTTGCGCCGGCGGCTGGACGGCTTCATCTCCTCCTTGCAGACGTGGCAGGCCTCGCCGCTGCCCGTGAAAGCCAGGCAGTACGGCCGGCCCCCGCAGTAGCCGTGCTTGACCTTGAAGGCGCGCAGCTGGTGCTCGCTGCGGTAGCAGGCGTCGAAGTGTTGCTCGATCCGGTCCTGGATGAGAACCGCGCCGGTTAGCACCCTGAGGTCGTTGAGGTTGAGCGCCCGCCGCACCTTCGCGGGCAGGTTCTTCATGAGAGAGAGCTCTACTGAATCACGTCGGGCCATTTTCTTCTTTCTCCTTTTCCAGCAGGATGAGCTTCGCTGCCTCGAAGTCTGCTGCGTCTTTGGTCTCTTGCCGCACCCACGACAGCTCACCGAAGCCGTCGATGCTGTGGCCGAGCAGCTGGTAGAACTGCTCTCTATCCGCCACGTGCACGTCCATGTACTGGACGACCTTGAACTCGAAGTGACCCGCTTCAAACAGCCGCTTCACGATGGCGTTGGGCCTGAAGCGCGCACGATAATCGTTGCTGCCTGCAACCCGCAGAATCTCGATGGCTGCATGGGCTGCGGCCGGTTCAGCACTTTCTCGTAGAGCCCGATGATGCGCCCCCAGAGCACGCCGTCGAGGATCATGCCCTTGTCGAAGTACTTCTTGATGACGTCCTGCGCCACCTCGCGAAAGTTGATCTCCTCGATGTCCTTCTTGATCGCCTTCTTCGCTGCCGTGTTCTTACCTACCGCTGTCATTCGCTCGGTACTCCTTCCACGGGCCCCCGGGGCAGGCCCGGCATGTCCCACGCATCATCCGGCACGAACGCGACACGCCGCTTCAGGATGTCGGCCTCAAGCTCCACCGGCTTGATGCCGATGCGCCGTACGGCCTCTTCCTTCACCACAATCCAGCCGCCAGTTCGGTAGGGGTTGTCGTTGTCGGGACTCTCCTTCGAGTCGACGCTGATAAGAATGATGCCCTTCTCCATCAGCTCCTTGCACTTGCTGCAGGGCTCCTTGTCGATGACCATCTTGCGTGGCGCCTTGTCGATAACCGTTCACCCATTCGAGCGTCGCGGCGATCTTCTTGCCGAAGCGCTGCTCCGCATTGAACCAAGAAGCAGCACTCGAGCGACGGGTTCAGGCCGTGCTCAGGCGAAAGAATGATGCCCATCAGCGCACCCCTCGTCGCAAGACTTCATCGACAGTGCGCATAGTCTTGAGCTGCTTCTCGAACTGCTCGCGCGCCAAGCTCAAAGCTTCCTTGGGCGTTTTTGCGCTGGCGCACCAGATACCGCCCGAGTAACCGTTCCCGCTGTCATTGATGAAGGCGTTGTACCCGATGACCTTCCCGCCGGTGGTGGCGTTGCTCCCCGTGGTCGATACGGACACGTAGGCGTAGCCCTCGAGGCCCTGCGCGCTGGCGTACCAGCCACAATTCTCGCGAACACTCGGCTTCCACAACCCGCCAAGCGCCATGCACAACTCGTGTGCCCGCTGCGTAGCAGTCTGGAATGCTTTCCAGGTGCAGTTGAAGCCGCAGAATGGAGAGCAGTAGACAGACCCGCGGCGTACCGGGGTGTACCAGCGTTCTCCGTCTTCTCGCTTCCACACTCGCTTCGATGCCTTCATCATCCCTCCTCGCCGGCACTAGGCTTGTTGGCGAACCCGTTCTGGCACACGTAGCTTGCGACGCGGCTGAGGGGCAGCTCGTAGGTGGTCCGGCTGCCTTTGGGCCGCACGGTCACCGCCCCGCTGTCTCGGTCGATGTAGAGGGTTCCCTCCTTCTCGCCGCCAGCCGAGTCAAGCTTGCCCCTCACTTTGAATGCCGCCTTACTCATGTAGTCCTCCATGTAGTGAATGCTTCGGCCAAGACGTCGGCCGCCTGCAGTGGCGTGCGCACCATCCTGCGCGTGTACCCACCCAAGACGTGCGGGTTGTCCCGCACCTGGGCCGGTAACAAGTCGCACAGGGAGATGTAGAACCCGACGAACACGCTCATGTGGTCATCGAACTCTTTCGCCAGATCGCCGTTTATCCAAAGCATGAGAAGAAAAGCAGGCTCCTGCTGAGCCTCTACAACTCGCTTCGTCCAGGCATTGACGTCCATCGTAGAACCTCTCTGTTTCTTATCCCCCCTTCTTGCTTGAGCTTGCAGCTAGAAGAAGCGGGCCCCCGAAGGGGCCACGCCTCAGTGCTCAGTCGTCGTCATCCGGGTCGTGGGTACCGAGCAGCTTGCCGACCTCCTTGGTATCGAGCGTGACCTGGTCTCTGCCCGTGATGGCCAGGTGGCGCAGCGTGTTCCTGATGTCCTTGACCTGCTGCGTGGACGGACGCTTGGGCGGCCGCGGTGCACCCGCAAAGAAGAGCGAGGCATCGAAGCCGGCGCCGCCGTAGTTACGGCCCTCGCGGTTGAACAGCTCCTCGAGCGTGATGCGGGCGACACGCTTTGCGCCGTGTTCCTTGAGCCAGCTGGTCATGTCCAGGCGCCAGTCGTGGATAGCGCTGTTGTACGCGCCGAGGTCCTTCTTGTGCTGCTCCTGCAGCTCCTTCATGCGCTTGCGCAGCTCGGCCGCAAACTTCAACACATTGATCTTGGTCTGCATCAGCGTCTTCTCTTTCTGCTGTTCTGTCGGCTGGCGGTCACCACAGCTTGGCCGCGCTAGTGAAACCCGCAGCGTTCTTGTGCCCACCCCCGCCGTACTTTTTCGCGACCTCCGACACGTCGACGTCGCTCGTTGCGCTAGAGCGCAGTGAGTACTGGAACACGCCGTCATTGCGCTCGAACCAGCCAACGGCAAACGGCTTGTCCTTGGCCAGGTGCTGCAGCAGCTCGCTGATGTTGATGTAGGGCGCGTTGATGACGGGAACTGGCTGCGGGCTGTGCTCGGTGTAGACCTCGCGCGCCTGCACCGACATCTCCTCGACGTAGCGGTCGACATACCTCAGAACCGCAGCACCTTGCTCGCTGGCCTTAGCCATGCCTTCCTGAAGCAGCCACGTCCAGTCCAGGAACCTGGTGCGTGTCTGCGCACCGATCCAAGCGTTGACCTGCTTGCTCCCTGAAAGCTTGAAGCGCCACAGGTCTCGGTCCTCGACGTAGTCGATGAGCCAGGGTCGCGTGTCGGCACCGTGGAAGTAGTCCCAGGTCATGCCAGCGCCTGAGCGCTCCATGTCGAAGAGCGCGTAGGACAAACCTTCGAGCTCGACTCGTGCAGTCCTATGGTGGTCGAGCACGAGTAGTTCCCTCGCCTCTCGGTGCATGTCGATGAGCACTTCTCGCGGGTAGCTGAAGTCCACGATGTAGACATCGCGGCCTCGCACAGAAGGTGCTGCGTCGCCGTGGTTGGCGGGCAAGTACTCGGTGTCGTGGTCACCGAACCTGCACCAGATGGCCCAGGCAGCGGTGAAGCCGTCAACGCAGCGGTCGTGGTAGATGACGAGTCGTTTCTTCATGGAGACTCCTTGTTCGACGAGAAGAGGTCTACCGCCAGCTCGTAACAGTCGCGGCACTCCGCATCGCAGTAGACCCCGTTGTTAGTGAGAAGCCCGCAGCACAAGCAGGGAACCGCGGTCATCTTCGTCTCGGCCTCGAAGATGTGGCGCTGCATGTCTTCCTCGCTGAGCCGCTCGAGCAGTGCCTTCGCGTTGCGCGGGTCAGCGAAGGTGATGACGTAGTTCTTGCCGAGAGGCGCCGTAGTAAAGGCAGGGCCGGAGTCGGTCAGGCGCGGCTGGCCCTCGATGACGGGAGGCAGCGCCTCGGCGAAGGCGGCGAATGGGCGCAAGGCATCTCGTAGTTCCACCGGCTGCTGGCAGAGTCGGGCAATCTCCGCTCCGCTGATGACCTTCATTCTTCTGCTTCCCAGTCCTTGATGGTGAGGCGCGGACGGTAGTAGGTACCAGGCTTGTACCCGGGTTTGGATGTCCGCGCTGGCTTGTTCTGACGCCCGAGCTTGCGCCACTTCTTGTCGCAGTTGTGGCAGCACAACCTGTCATGCGGCTTCTTCACCTCGGCTGCGGTTTTGGCGGACAGGCCGCAGATCGTGAAGTCACACGCAGAATCAAAGACAAGATGCACCTCGTCGCCGAAGGGCAACTTCACGTAGCGCATGACCGCCTCCTAGAAGTCGACAGGGATGACGTGGCCGTTGGTCAGCTTCACGAGTAGACGCGTGCCCGCGGCCTCGAACTTTGTCTCGGGGCCGAACGTGCGTCGCAGCTCGAGGCGGAGCCGGTCTGGGAACGTGTCCGCGTCGCCGTCCTTCTTGGCCAGGCGGATGATCACAGCCGTCTTTGCTAGCTCCGTCGGTGTGGGCTGCGCCTCGGCCACCTTGAAGAGCTTCTCGGCGAGCTCGCGTGTGAAGCGCAGCACGACCGGCGGCTGCTTGCGTACCCCCGTGCCGTCGTAGCTGCGAGAACCCCTGGGGTAGCCCTGGTTCTCGATGCTGAAGCTAACGACCAGGACGTGCCACCCCTCGACCTTGCCGGTGAAGGCGCGGGCCGAGGGGTCATTGCGGGTCACTTCACCGCCGAGATTGTCAGCGGTCCATTGGATCTTCTCGGCTTGCTCGGCGAGCTGCTTGAGAAGGCCCATGGTCTCTTCTTGGGTCACCATCTTACTCGCCCTCGTCCTCTGTTGGCCAACCCAGCATCCGGTGCTCCGTCTGACGCACATCACGGCAAGCCTGGGAGCAAAGAATAGTCTCGTGCTCAACTGTCCGCGCGGCGTAATGCGCCCACACGCAGAAGCGGCATATACGCTGCGAGCACACCGAGCACTTCAAGAGGGGCTCACCATGCCCGGAGAGCCCGCAGTTGCTGCAGCTCTTCGGGTCGTCGATCCCAACGATGAAGCCCGTCACTACGCTGCTGTCCCCTCGGGAGGGATGTACTCGGGCTTGCTGTCGGAGCTCCACATCCCGCAGGGGATGTTCTTGTCCGCCCAGTCCTCGAGGAGCTTGGTGAGCTCGGCTGCCTTCTCGCTCGATACGTCGGGCCAGTCGGAAGCCACCTCTCCGAGCTCGTCGTAGGCCCGCTCTCCCATTGCTTCGAGGACCCAATCGCCCTCTGGTGTGAACTTACTGGCCTGCACCGGCGACCCCGAACTAATCCAGAAGCCCTCGTTGCGGTAGTACTCCCGGCCCTCCTTGATGATCTCCTCACGTGAGCTCGCAGAGCCCAGCCAGACCTCAGCCTGGTCGGAGTCAGCGTAGCCCCAGACCTGCGTAGGCCCGGAAGGAGGCGCAGGCTCTGTGGGCGTGTCGAGTGCCGGCGGCACTAGCGACAGGCAGGTGTGGAACCGCGCAGGCACCGGGTGAGACGTTTCCTCCGTGCCGATCTCTACCTCGATGCGGCAAGCCTGGCACACGGGCCTGTCCGCCCGGAACTCGTCACGGTAGGCCTTCATGCGTGTCTCGATGCGCGTGAGCGCGATCTCGATCTGCCTGGGCTCCTTCAACTGCAGCGCGTCGCGCGCAAAGCTGAGGGCAAGATGGTCCAAGTACCGCGGGCTGATCTTATCGTCGCTCATGTTTTCACCGTAAGTCCAGGGTCTGCGATGGTTCCGCTGACCACAGACGGCTCAAGCTTTTTGCCACAAAACGGGCAGTAGTGGATGGCGAAGAAGCTCGAGCCGCCGTCCTTGATCGGGATGACGAACCGCACGCCAGCCGAGGGGTGGTAGCCCGTTAGGGCAGCAACGCCGCGCCCACGGTCGACGATGACCGCATCGGAGCACTGCATGTCGATGGGGTCATGGTGCGGACAGGGCGGCAGCGTGAGGATTGACTTCATCGTGTCGCAGCACCACTTGCCGGCGGTGGGTGCTTTCTTCTCTACTTCTTTCTTCAATGGACTACCACTCCTCTCCAGCACCGCTGAGGTGCTTCGCGTCGTGACCAAGATGTGCGACGCAGCGTCCGTACGATACGGAGAACGCGCTGCACGCGTGTTTCTCGCAGTACTCGCTTGCTACAGCGGCGAGCATGGTGGGGCAGCCCGGCTCCGCGCACCGGTGCTTCTTTCTCCTGGGCTTCATGGTCAGGCCGCCGCGCTCTGCGAGAACGCCTCGTCGAACTCGACCTTCTTCTTCACCAGCGCCGTAGACGCTGCATCATGCTCACGCGAAGCCGCGGCTAAAGCCAGAGTGGCTTCCTCGACTCGGCGCTTGCATTCCTTGACCTGGTCCTCGGTGAGCGTGGCGTAGACCCTGGCGTCCTTGAGCTCCTTGAACAGTCTGTCCATGCGCTGCTCAAGGGTCTCAGTGCGGGCCTCGTCTTCCTCTATGAGGGCCCTGCGGACTGCCTCGAGATCGGCGTGAACGCTGAGCTGCTCGCTCGATGGCGGCGATGGCGGCGCTGCTGCCGCGTCGTTGTCTGCTGCGCGCGGCTCCTGCCGGCTTCGGGCCTCGGCCTTCGACGGCACGGGCCAGATGAACCCACCCCGCTTCAGGTCTCGGATGTTGTTCATGTAGGCGTGCGGATCGTCGCTCATGCTGATGACGATGATGGGCTTCGTCTTGTCGGGCGGCACTGCTTTGAAGTGCCCCCGATTCGTCTGCTCGACCGTCCAGCCCTGGTCGTCCAGCGCGCTGAAGATCTCTTTGTACTGCTTGGCCCCTGTACTCGACATGGTAGGTCTCCCATTGTTCTTATGCCCGAACGGGCATTGTACTTCTACTTCTTCAAGAGGCTAACGTGAAGTGGCCCACGCAACGGCTCCTTCACGTGAACAGAACAAGGACGCTTGGTGTGCATGAGCCACACGAAGTCGGTCCTTGAGATGCTGACGTGTACCGCGCAGCCGCAGCGCAGCTCGGCGTCGCGAGAACCCTTGTGCCCTTTAAAAAGACCAGGCTTACAGCCGATCTTCTTGTACCGTCCGGTTAGTGCCTTGTTGTTGCCCGCGTGCATGTACCTGCTGTTGCCAGGCCCGTACGTGCGCACATACATCAGTCGCCGCTCGAACAGGCGCAGGGTCTTGGCTGAAGGCGTAGGCGGTGGCTCCTCCACGGGCGGTACTAGGTCCTCGGGCGCAAGGCGCGGCGGCCTGTCGATGAAGCGCAGGCCGTGCGTGCGGTCGAAGTCTTTCAAGTTGGACAGCACCCGCTGGGCGACTTCCTCATCCGTGAGGTCGAGCTTGCGGCCTGAAACAAGGAAGTCCGCCGTGGACGTGCTCCCGAGGGCGAGGAAGCAGCCCACCAGTCGTCGTAGGCGGAACGTGCCGAGGGCGAGCAGGCCCTCGACCGTTCCAGGAGCCTCGCGAAGGCCCACGAACTGGAGCACTGCATGCACCGCCTCGGCAATCTCCCGGTGCTTGGCGTGACGGATGTTCGAGGGCGGATCGTAGACCTGCAGGTCGTAGGCGATGCAGTGCAGCTTGTAGGAGTCTAGCTTGCAGAGCTCCTCAAGGCTGGCCGGCACATACCAGCAGAACCTTGTGACAGGTACAGGTACAGGCTCACCCAGCATGAGAGCCTCAATGGCGCGTACTTTACGCAGGGTCTTGCTGAGGCGCTTGTGCTTCTTCTTTTTGCCCATGCCCCTTCTCCTGGTCTCGCCGCGCTTTAGTCTCCGCGCACTCGAAGATGCCTTGGCGCCGGGCTTCTACTTCTCGTTCCTTGAGCGTCCCGCGTAGTAGGCGCGTCTCAAGCTCCGTCAGGTACGGCATCACTTCTCCGGTCTCGGGCAGTGGCCACAACGGAACCCTCCAGCGGGGTGAGCCCAGACGGCCCTCGCTCCGCAAAGGTCGCAGAGCACATCGATGCGCTTCCACGTCGGCTTTGGCGGCTTGAGGGTCTTCTTGTACTCCTGCACCGTCATCACCGTCGCGTAGCTAGGGCCAAAGAACCTTAGGAAGGCTACCCTGCACGCGTCGCAAAGGGACATGCTGCCCTTCTGGCCGTCTTTGCCGGGCTTGTTCTCGATGGCCACGCAGGAAGCTCCGTGGTAGCAGCGGACCATCTCCGGGCGACCACCGATGGTCATGAATGAGTGGCCGTTGGAGCTCTCGGCTTGGCAGCGCTCCAAGTCCGGCGGTGTCAGCGGCTTCGGCTTCTTGCCTTTTCTTGCCTTGGTCATTTCGTGAACGCCTTTCGCCAATCCGCGGGGGCGAAGCCACCCTTCGTCAACCACTCGTCGAGCGCGTCGAAGGCGGCGGCTAGGTCGCTTGCAAGCTCGGCCTGCTCGTCGTATGGCATCGCCCCATCGTCCTCGAGCAACTTGGCGGTAGCTTCCCGCGCTACGCGCAGAGCTTCATCAGGGTCCATCTACTGCTCCTTCTGGTGGCAGATACTCCTGCCAGTTCTCTTATACCGCTCGAGCTAGCGGTTCTTCCGCCCCAGGGAGCAGCCTCGACTACTCGTCCTCTTCGTCGTGGGCGCAGTTGTCGTCGTGCGGATGGCCGCGCATGTCGGCGCTGACGTGGATGCCTCCGTCGTCCAGCACCTTCACTGCGGCGGGGGTGCCGTCCTTCTTCAGCCGGGAAGCCGGACGACGGTTGAGCACCTCCATCTGACGGCGCTGACGGCGGTTGCCGACCTTGAGGGCCGGGGTCTGGGCCTGCACCTGGGCGGTGACCCGCTCCCGGTGGACGGCTCGCTCGATGTGGTTGTTGAGAGCCCTAGCTCGGTACGACTTCATGCACCCAGAACTACAACCGCGATGTAGCTATTGCAAGTACTACTGGTTGCCAGAACCAGTACTTCCAGTCGTCAGGCCGTAGTTCGAGGGCTCGCCTGCATCCGCCGGCGGGTCCACCTGCGGTCCCTGAATGACCTCGCTCACGGCGTTCGCGCTGTATTCCAGGTCCGGGCTCGCCGTCTGCCCTGTCATCTGCGAGGTCTGCGTCTCGGCGCGGTTGACCTTGCGCACAGGCAGGTCGTTGGTGGCGACGGCGCGCGTGGCAACCTGGAAGGCGCCCGCGTAGCTCGCCGTCTCGTTGGTCATGCCGAAGAAGGTGGCAAAGTCGCCACCCAGCAGCGTGTCGATGGCTGCATCCGCGCCCTTCTGGGTGTACGTCGCGATGAGGGTGTCGATGGCAGGCACGGGCTCGATGGTGAAGGTCTTGAGGATGCTCTGCAGCGCCTGGGTGGGGTCGTTCAGCTGCGCCTGGGCCTGCGCCGTGGTCAGGTACTGGTAGATGTCGTTGATGCCCTGCACTGCCGCCCCCACCTGCTCCGCCGTCGGGTTCGAGCCCACGAGAAGAGGGTTGATGAGCGCGTTGAGGTTCTGGAAGTACAAGGCCTGGTTCTCGGCGAGGTCGAGCCAGGTCTCGAGCGCCGCCTGCACCGTCGTGAAGTTGTTCAGGATGCCGTAGCGCAGACGAGCGAAGGGCACGGGCTGCGGCGTGAACTGCCAGCTGGCGTTATTCGGCGGGTAGGTCCCAGCCACGGGATCGGCATCCACCTGGATGACGTTGAGGCTCGTGATGACCTGCACGATCTCGTAGCTGAAGCTCGGCGTCGTGAAGTCCGTGGGGTAGTACTCGAGCAGGTCGCCCGCCTGTAGCCCGGCCGGAATGGAGGGCAGCAGAAACCACTGCGAGGTACCCAGCTGCGTCTTGGGGGAGCTCGAGAAGAAGGTCGGGGCAGCGTTGCCCCCGATGACCAGCTTGCTGCTAGTGGTCGTGCTCTTGGACGAGAGCGTGAGGTACATCCCGCCGATGCTGGCGGCCATCGTGATGGGATTGGTGGTCGGACTGACTGGCGAGCGCACCATGGGCAGCGCCTGCTGAATGAGCACGTCGATGGCCGTCGCACCCTTGCCCGTCACGGTGTAGGTGCCGTTGTTCGGCCCACCCGTGATGGTCACGATCTGGTACTTCGCCGCGTTGACGGTGGGCCCGAACTCGGCGGTGATGAGGGTGCCGTTGGCCAGCGCCCCCGTAGTGGTGCACCCAATGGTGTCCCCCACCGCCACCGCATGGTCCGTCAGGGCCTGGCCGTTGATGGTGCTGATGATGTAGCCCAGCACCCCGTTGGGCCCCGAGCGCAGAGCCAGCGTGTCCCCCACCGAGATGCTGCCCGCCGTGGTGACGCTCGTGATGGTGAAGGTGAGCTCCATGCCCACGTAGCTGGTGCTGCCGACGACCGCAGCCTCCATGAAGACCACGAGGTTCGGGTTGGTCACGTCCCCGTGCGCAGTAGCGATGGGACCGATGGGCGTTGTAACAACCGTGCCAGCCGTTACGAGGCCGGTCTTGCTGTTGATGTCGGCCGCCACGAGGTCGGGCGTCGTCTTGCTGCACGAGCTCGTAGCCCCCGCAGTCATGCCCAGCGTGGTCAGGCAGGCTGCGCTCACGGCATCGGGGCCCACCACGCTCAGCGTGGTCTCGGCAGGCACCTGCGTGGAGGCGTTGGTGCAGAGGAGCTTCACGCGCCTGCTCGCCGGCCCGATCTCCACAACCGCCCCCGTCTGCGCGAACGTGGTGCCTGCGACCGTGATGGAGCTCGCCGTGACCGCGGTGATGTAGAAGATGCCGTTGGAGGCCGGTCCGCCCACCGAGTTCACCCCGCTCATGACCTGCGCAGTGTCGGTGGTGAGCACGCCAAGGGCCAGCAGGTCGCTCGCCCCGGGTACCGTGAGCGTCCAGGTCTGGTTCACGCCCGCGGGGATGGCCATCGAGCTGTTGAAGCGCAGAGGGGAGTAGTACGCCTCCCCCTCCACGCCCGCGGGCGCAACCGCGGTGATGGCAGCAGCCACGGCATCCGCCGTTGTAGTGCCGCCTGCGCTGCCCGGGGTCGACTGGTGCAGGGTGAAGCCCAGAAGCGTGTTGGCCGTGCCATTGCCCACCAGAAGCGCAGCGCTCGTGCCCACTGCAGTCGTCGTAGCCACCAGATGCACGCCCACCTGGGAGAACACTACGGGGTTGGGCGCCACGTTGAAGACGCCGTTGAGGGCCGCGATGAGCGCGGCGGCGTTGGCCAGAGCCGAGAGAGTGGCGCTGCCTACGGTCACCCCATTGGCCGTGAGCACGAAGGTCGTCCCGTTGAGGGTGCCACCACCGCCGTACAACCCCGCGGCTGTGATGTCGGTGGTGCCCGTGAGCACCGCAGCGGTGGCACCCGTAGTGATGGGCAGCGTGGCCGTGTACAGCGTGCCGTTGACCATGAACTTGAAGAGGTTGTTGTTCGGGATGGCCGCGCCACCGCCCAGAACAGGCGCCGTACCGTTGCCGAAGACGAAGCTCGAGTCACTGGCCTGCCCGTCAATCTCGGCGAGCGACGAGGCGTTGAGGATGATGTCCACGCCCGCCGCGCCATCCACGGCCAGGTTGAGGTCATCGCTCACGCCCGTGACGATGGAGTAGGAGCCGCCGAAGTCCGCGGTCACCGTGGCGGGCGTGGCTGCATGATTCACGTCCGAGTACGCAGAACCAAGCCCGATGAGCGCGTAGAAGTCCGTCGGGCCCGAGAACACCCCGTAGGTGTCGATGACCGCCTGGGTGGCCAGAAGGTTGAGCACCACCGAGCGAACAGAAACCAGCCTCTCGGTGGGCGTCATCGCGGCCAGCGTAGTGGCGTCGTTACCCACGAGCTCACCCGCAGCGGACAGCACGCTCGAGATGACCACGCTCGGCAGGTTCACGCTGTTGTAGTTCACGATGCCGTTGACCAGCGCGAGCACCGAAGCCACGAGCGCGGTGTGCGCAGTCTGCAGCTGGGTCATCAGCCCAGGGATGGCGGCCACGGCCTGCTGCGGGGTCTGCACGATGTTGCCGCCCTGCTTCACCGCCTGGCCTGGCCCGTTCAAGAACGTGGTGAGGTTGCTCTTGTACTGCTGGTACGCCGGCGCGGTGGTCACGTTGGTGAATACACCGGCGCGAGCAGTAGCCGCGGTGCCCAGGTTCTGTAGCGCGCTCTGGATGTTGAAGAGCGGGCTCACATCCGCCACGGGCTGTACCGAGCGGCTCATCACGCCCACCGCAGCAAGTAGCTGCTGGAAGATGGCATCCTCCGCAGTGATCTGGTCCTGCACACGACTCATGCCGAGCTGCAGAACGTAGAAAGGGGAGCTTGGGTACAAGATGAAGATTCCAGCCGCTGCCTGCTGGATGTCGTCGAACGTTACATCTGTGCGACGAACACCGAGGGTGTCATAAGGAAAGGAAATGGTGCTCTGCACCAGCTGGGTCACGACCGCATTGATCTCGTCGGTCGTGTAGTTCGAGTTGGGCACGGGCTGCGTCATGCGCCCTCGAGTCTACTACCCCGGGAGCTAAAGAACAGAGCGCAGGCCGAAGCCCACGCCCCATTCTCGTTCAGGACCGACCCCTGGGCCGGTGCGGGATGATGGCGAGCATGCACCGCCGACCATCCGGCTTCACGTGGGGCCCTTAGGGGTGATAGGCAGGTTTCGGGTTGTAGACGCTCACTTGAGCGCGTCCTCGACCACGTTGTAGACGTCAGCGAAGGCCATCGGGCCGCCCATGACGAACCGCTGACGGTTCGCTGGGCTCATCATCTCGCGAATGTCCGTCAGAGCGATCTGCCATCCGTGGGCGCAAGCCGCGCAATACCAGCTCGTGACGCCTGGCAGGTTCTTGTCGAGCGCGAGTGCGTGTGGCCAGACTCCCGGATCGCCCGCGAGGCCATTACACCGGCGCCCGCACTGCGCACAGGGCTGGTCGTGTCCGTCTGCGTTGCTCATCTCGTCACCTTTCCTTCGCGTCCTTCGCCAACGGGCGCAGCGGAGGTGCGGCGTTCGCAACAGTACGCCGCGAACGCAGCGTCGTAGGCCTTATGCACCTGCCTTCGACCTCTTCTGCAGCTCGATGGTGATGTCGTCGAGGCTGCCCACGAGAGTGAAAATAACCAGGGGAGACTTCTTGTGGTGGGCCAGCCAGCGGATCTCGCCGATGATGCCCTTCAGGCGCTGGACGACGTAGCCCCCGACCTCAAAGGAGGCGGCTCCCCGGGTAGGTACAGGAGACCATCGTCGGTCGTCAGTACCTTGCTCGTGCCCGTCAGCCACCACAACTGGCTGGTCACCCTGTTCTTGTTGCGCTCGTTCAGCTCCTCCCCCATCGCCCTGCACACGTGCTTCTTCAGCTCCACCCGAGTCATAGGACCCAGGTTCTTCAGCACGTTGAGGATGGTCTGGGTTCGGTTCGGACGTCCGTTCCGGCTCTGATGGGCCGGAGGGGCGGCAAAAGGGCCCGGCGGCCCCACCTCCTCGGGGGGCGCGCTGGAAGTGACCTCGTTGTTCGCCGTGGCCCTCAACGAGCTCACGGCGGGAGTGGGCGGTCCGCTCTCCTCGAGCTCCTCCACCGGGCCGCCACCGCACTTCTGCGCCGGAGGCGCATGAGTAGACACTGCCGCCCCTTGCGACAAGAAAGAGTAGGCAGGGGGCACGGGGGTAGCTTGTCGGATCTTGCGCACGACGTCGAGCAGCAGCTGGCAGGCCTGTTCGGGCTCGAGACGGGAGACCGCGCGCAGCACGTCTGCTTCGGTCTCCAGGTCAAAGACGAGAGAGTCGATGGTCTTCACGAAGAGCAGTCTACCTCCTGTCACACTTCCTAGCTGCGCCTGTGCAGCACCTTGGCCGGGGCGTAGGCCGTGATGAACTCAGTGCCATCCTGTACGTCGGTGGACTGGTCGTCCTGGAGCATGATGCACTCCTTGGGCCTGCCGTCGGGCCAGCGCCCCACGATCTTCAAGACGATGATGCGGTACTCCTCACCACGAATCGTGCGTGTCTTGCTCATGGAGTAGTCCTAGCGGATGTACTGCTGGATGGCAGTCGTGCCGTGCAAGATGGCGCCTTCTGCAAGACCAACCCAGAAGTCAGGGTCGTTCTTGCTGTTGCGGGTCAACGCGAGCCACTGGACTTGGTACAGGCCTGCGCCTGCGAGCTGGATATGGAAACGCATGCGAGGCAGCTCCTCATCGGTCCACATGTATGAGCCGAAGACAACAAGTCCCCTCTTTTCGAGATCGGTCCATTGTTCGCGCGTGACGTGCAGGTGCCGTAACTATGTGCGATAGTTTTGTTGTGCATCCTGCCCGAGGCGTCGTTGAAGTACCAGATGCCCGTGCCGGGCTCGCAGGTCGCGCAAGCGCGCAGCAGTAGCTCCTCGGGCTCAGTACTCTCGCCCTGGGGGACTAGAGTCACGTCTCAGCTCTTGTACTTCTTCGGCCAGAAGAGCCACACGGTCAGGCCAATGAAGACCAGGATGAGCAGCGTAAGAATCTGAGTAGCGGATAGAGCACTGGTGCTCGCGTCCGTAGGGTCGATGAACGGGTGCATGTTCTCTCAGGGGTTGATGTTACCGCGCTGCAAGCTACGCCTTCTCTCGACCACGAGGCCCAGCGTAACCCACAGAACCTTGGCGATCAGAGCAAGAACGAGTGGGGTGTACATGGCGTCCAGGCCTCTTGCAGCTAAAACATCTTCTCGATGTACTTGCGCCATGCCGCGGCTCTGCACCGCTGCTCAGCTTCCTCCAGCACGTCACTCAGTCGCTTGTTGGTCATGCTCTGCGCTACGTAGTCGGCCAGGATGGCACCACTGAGCTGCACCTGCAGCAAGGCGGCCGCGCCAACCGCACGCTCGAGGGGCCGCCCAGGCGTAGCCGTACCAAACATCCGCCAGATTCGCTGTCGCACGCAACAAGAATCGCGTGATGACCTCCTTCTGCTGTGATACGTACAAGAACAACGCGGCCGCCCACGGTGAGCGGTCTTGAAAGCCCGGCCCTGCGCCGAGAGGCCCACGAGATGCACCTCGCAGACCACATCCAGCATCACGACCTGCGTTCCGACAACACGCTGCATGTCATCGGCGTGCTCGCCAACCCCGCCCGGTACCACTCTCGCTACCGCCTGGCACGTGAGTGGATGGAGCACATGAGCATGACCCCGAACGTGCAGCTCCACGTGGTGGAGAGCGCGTTCGGCGACCGCTACCACGAGGTGCTCGACGGCTGCGACAGCGTGCTCAAACTGAGGACCTCGTCCGAGATCTGGACGAAGGAGAACATGATCAACCTCGGCGTGCGGCATCTGCTGCCCGTCAACTGGAAGTACGTCGCGTGGGTGGACATGGACATCCACTTCCGCGACTACAACTGGGCGCAAGAGACGATGCAGATCTTGCAGCACTGGCCCGTCATCCAGCCCTGGATGCAGTGCGCAGACCTGGGCTTCCGGGGTGACATCCGCGACGTCAACCAGAGCTTCGCGTACCTGCGCCACTACGGCAAGATCCCCGAGCACCACTCCAAACACCGGATGCACGACGGTTACCCGTACGGCAAGTTCACCTACGGCCACACCGGCTACGCCTGGGCGTGCACGCGCGCCTTCTTCGAAGCGGTGGGTGGGCTCATGGACTGGTGCATCCTCGGCAGCGCCGACCACCACATGGCCTGGGCCTGCGTGGGCAAGGTGGACGACACCATCAACGGCAACATGGGCCCGGCCTTCTTCCGCAAGGCCCACGAGTGGCAGGCCCGCGCGGTGCGCGCTTGCCACAAGCACGTGAGCTTCGCCAACGGTCGCATCGAGCACAACTTCCACGGGAGCAAGACCAAGCGCGGCTACCAGAGCCGCTGGAAGCTCCTCGTCGACCACAAGTACAACCCCGACGCGGATCTCACGTACGACGCCCAGGGTATGATTCAACTCGTCGGGAAGCCGGACCTCGAGCAGGCCATCAAGCTCTACAACCGCAGCCGCAGCGAAGACTCCATCGAAGACGGGTGACCGCCGGGGCTGGTACACCAGTCGGTCATGGAAAACGACAAGAACGCCCAGCTACTAGAAGAACTGCGCGACGAGCTGCGTATGCAGCGTCAGGCGCGAGAGCACCACGCGCGTCGTACGGTCCCCTGGTACGAGCGAGCCCCGTACAAGGAGATCATCGCGCACAGTGTCACGGCCTGTGTCGCCGTCACCATCGCGATGCTTGTCCATCAGTGCACGGGCGCACCCGTGACCATCGAGGCCCAGAGCGCGCCGCCTACTCCGCCTGCGGTCTCGACTACTGCTACGCCCCAGGCAACGACGTTCGCGTTCGCAGAGCCAGAGGCCACGCCCTCGGCCAGCGTGGTTGCGACCGCACCGCCGCTGTCGACGCACACGGCCAAGTCGAAGAAGCCCCAGCCGATACCCCCTGCGCCAGCCATGGCCGCCCCCACCACTCAGGACAAGGAGTAGTTCATGCGTTTCACCTTGCTCACGATCGTTCTTCTGCTGATGGCCTGCGGGGGCAGCACCTCGCTCGCCCCCATCGACCTGCGCGCGCAGACCAACCAGCAGAAGGCCGCCGAAGCCCAGATCTCACACCTGCAGGGCGTGCCTGACGGCGGCTGCCTGTCTGCAGGAGACCTGGGGGCCATCGAAAGTCTCGCCGAGGCCATCTACTGCGGGGCCGGCGGTACTATCCAGCGCGCCGGACTGACCAGCACCGAGGACGCCGGAATCACATGCCCGTCACAGTAACGAGCATAGACGACCTGACCACGAAGCTGGCCCTCACCGGGGTCGGGTGGGACAAGCCCCGGTGGGACCGCTTCGTGAACGACCTCACGCCCCAAGAGCAGGCACTGGAAGCCCAGATGTACGCCGACTCGGCGGTGGGTCCCACCAAGAGCGCCTGGCAAGAAGCCATGAACATCCTGACAGTAGCTCTGGCCATCGCTGGCGCCGTGTCGGGCATCAGCGGGGCCATCAGCGCCGTGCAGGGCGTCATCAAGGGCTAGTCGCTCTTCGACGGACGCAGCTCTACTTCTCCCCGGAGGTGCTTGAGCGGATGGCGCTCGAGCACCTCGGGCTGCTTCTTCTGCGGACGTAGTCGGCCCGGCTGATGATGCTCTCCGACGACGTAGTCCCTGGCGCGCAGCGACTGCTGTAGCTCACGCGCGGTGGCGCGAACAACCTTGATCTTGGGCATGCTGTTCTCCTTCTTGCGAGCTGCAGTCACTGCAGCACGACCAAGTACTTGGACGCGCGTGTGATTGCTGTGTAAAGGGCTCTCTTCTTCGTGTCGAAGTCCATCGCCCTCGGCACGTCGTTGACGACGATCACGTGTTCGTAGCTTGAGCCTTGCGCCTTGTGAATCGTCATGGCGTAGCCGTAATCCATCAGCAGCCCGATGCTGTCCCAGTTATGCACGCGCCGACCGGTGAGCCGCAGGTAGTCATTGAAGTCCTTGATGGTGCCGGGCTGTCCGAACTGTGCTCGGCAGATGGGGCCCTCCACCTCGATCTCTTCGTCCTCGAAGAGGACCTTGCCGTAGTAGTTGTACTTCGTCTCGTAAGCGGGATCGAGGTGCGTGATGATGCCGCGCATTCCGTTGAAGATGTGACCTTCGACGTTCTTCAGCAGGATGACCTGGTCACCCACCAGTGGGCCAGAGAAGACCGTCTTACCCCAGCGTGCGGTTCGCGCCAGGTCGTTGAGCGCGATGCGCTCTCGGTTGGTGAATACTAGCAAGCCCACGTCGTCGTAGCGCAGGCCCTTGTGGCCGAAGAGCGAGAAGACCACGTCGTGGAGCTGGTCGTAGGGAAGGACCTGCACTTCGTGGCCATCCGCGCAGAACCGGGGGATCTGTCCGGTACGACGCACGAGCGCGGACAGCGCCAGTATCGGGCTGTCCGCGGCCTGTCGGTGGATGGTCTCGAGCTTGTAGTCCGGGTTCTTCATCAGGTTGAAGTTGCCGGTGATGGGCGGCAGCTGCCCGTGGTCACCCACTGCCAGGATGGGAACGCCGTGGGCCTGCAGGTCGTCGAAGAGCGTCTTGTCGAGCATCGAGGCCTCGTCCACGACGATCAGGCTGTAGCTGTCGAGGTCGTAGCGCCGCTTCCACTCGACAAGAGCACCCGTCTTCGAGTCGGTGATCGGACGGTACAGGAGCGAGTGAAGAGTGCTGGTTTCATGCGCGAAGGCAACCACGCCAGCTTCAGCGAACTTCTTGCGAAGCACACTGGTCGCCTTGCCCGTGAGCGCGCAGAAGGCAACGCTCTCATCTCGGTAGTGGTGGGCCAGTACCGAGATGAGCGTGCTCTTGCCCACGCCAGCGTAGCCTCCGACCGTGAGCACGCCGCTGTCACCGCGGCGCTCGTACCAGCTGACGACGGCCTCGAACACCTCGCGCTGCTCCTTGCTCAGCGTGTTCTCGGCCATCTGTCCGCCCATCTGACGCTCGATGTCCGCGAGCAGCTCTTCTTCCTTCTTCACGAGCTTGGGTACGCGCGTGAACTTGTACGGGCTGCCTTCCTTCTTCTCCATCAGGCAGGCCTCCTGCTCTCCAGGAAGTACAAGGTTTCGGTCCGCAGCTCGAGGTCAATGTCCATCTCGCGATAGCGCAGAGGCATCGCGGCGACCCTGGCCACTAGCTGCACCGGCGGTATGCGGCCGACCGCGTAGACGTAGAAGCGCTCAACTTCCAGTTGCTTTAGACCCAGCGGCGTTGTGCTTCTTCCGCTCCTCATCTTCCTTCTTCCTCTCCTTGAGCTCCTCGACCATGTTTAGGTAGCGGGCGACGGTGAGATCGTCGAACCGCGACATCTCCGACTCAGCCATCTCCACCTTGTCCGTGCTGCGGCCGTACCGCACGTTTACGAGTGAGGCCATGCCGCGCCGGTCGAGAAACGCGATGATGTTCTGCAGATGGGACGTCGTCATCTCCTCGATGAGCGTGCGCCGCTTGTCCTTGGACACCCAGAAGTACTCTTCCCCGTCGTACTCTTCGCCGGGGTCCTGGTCGTTGAGAATCTCAGCCATCTCTCCCATCAGCTTTTCCCCAAAACGGGGCCTCCTGGCAGCAGCAGTCCGCGCAGCTGTTCGATGCGTTCGAACAGCTTCTCCATGAGGACCATGGTGGTCATCCCCTCGCCGCTCAGGGGCGACAGGTGGTCGTAGAGCTCCTCGAGCAGGCGACACCCGAACTCCAAGTCGCTCGCGTACGGCGGGAAGTTACCGGGCGAGTAGAGGTTGAGCGTCTTGCGCAGCTCGTCGTAGCTGTCGGTGAAGACACCGGTCTCTCCCTCCTTCACCGCCTTCCACGCTGCGTTAGCCACCCGCGATGCGATGCGGTAGCTACGCATCAAGCAGACGATGTTCTCACCGGCCTTCGCAGTTCCCTCGCGCATGATGTACGCGGCCACCTCGGCATCGGTCATCCGTTCCAGCAGCTGGATCTCGCTATCCGGCATGTATGTCTTCCTCTTCGCGCTCATGAGCCTTCAAGTTCAGCTAAAAGAAGGGCCGCGAGCGCCCTTCAGAACTACCTCGTAGCAACCTCGAAACAGGACGTGTGCCACACTTCTCCGCGGCTCCACATCCCGTACCTCCCGTAGACGAGCTTCTCTGCGCAGCCCGGGCAGTACGCAGGCTCGAGCACCGTGATGAGCCGGGCATCGGAGTCAGGCGCCACCCGGCGGGTACCAGGCACCGTGGGTTGAGGCGGAGGGGCAGCGGGCTGCTCGACATCGACGTCCCAGGGCTCGGTACCAGCCGGATAGGTTGGCGGCCGCGGAGGCCGCGGCCTTTTGGCCTCCCGGACCCTTGCCTCTCTGGCACGACGGTGTGCTGCCTTCTCGACCATATCGGCCAGGAAGTCTTCGAACGACTTGGCCTTGGTCGGAGCCTCCTCTTCTTGCGACACCGTCTCGGCTTCTGGCGGAGGAGGGTCGATGAGCTCGTGCTTCTCTATGAGGCGGCACGCCTTCACGGCCATGCTGCGCGCCTCATTCACGTTCGCCGCCGGGTCGTTGACGAAGGCGATGAGCTTGAGCACCGTGGCGCGCGGGTTCTCCATCGACCTACTGCAGCTGGAGCTGCATCGTCTGCTTGAGGATCTCCGACAGAGCTCGCAGTGTCTCGGGGATGAGGCAGTCGCTGCCGGGCTTGTGTGTCTTTTCGTGCGCGTCCGCTTCCTTGAGGATCTCTTCGACCGCGGTCGCGAGCTCCGACGCGCTGAATCCCTGTATCAAGCTGCTGGCCTGCTTGCGCGCCTCGACCCGGAAGCCCTCGATGTCCGTGGCTTTGCCGGCGTATCTGAAGCGCGACACCAGCTCGTCGGTGCGCGGGCTCATCGCACTGGGCGCATGCTGCTGCGGCTGCGCCCCCAGGTTCTGCAAGATCTCGACGATCGGGTTCTGCTGCGACTCGCTGAGCTGGCCGAGTAGCACCACGCCGTTCTTCTCGTCGCTGAGCTGCACGGCGTAGCCCGCCGCGTGCATCTCGTTCATTGCATCCTCGATCTTCGCGGCGTAGGCCTTGATGTCCTTGGGCCGGGGGACACCGATGACGCGGTACTTCTTCTTGTGACCTGCGGGGGCGTTGTTCTTCTTGATCATGGTGCTCTCACTGGGGCGACTGCCCGTCCTGGGGTGGGAACCTAAAGTACTTCTTCGCAGCGGCAACGGACATGGGCTTGTTCGCCCACCGCCAGACGCGTTCGTAGGCGCTGTTGGCTGGGTCACTGAGCATGTGCGCGTCGAGCGTGATGCTCGCACCGCGCACATCCATGGGTCCCATGATGATGCTGTAGATGAAGAGCAGGCCGTCCCTACAGGGAGCTGCGAAGGGCGGCGGTTCGGGGGTGAAGCGCCCGCCGCATCTTTCGGCGGCCGACTCGAAGAAGGTGCTGTCGATGTCGAGGAACTCGGCGTCGAGCCCCATGACGCGAACGTGGACCACAGTACTCATGGGAAGGGTCTCCCTCGTACTTCTTATCCCACCCACGCGCGGATTCTAGTAGCTTGGATCTTCGCTGTCGCTATCGCTGTACTCGACCAGCACCCCGGGTGTCGAGTAGACGTCGTCGCCAGCGTTGGCCGCGAACACGTCCCGTCGCCGGTACTCAGCAGGGCGACCCACGCTCATCACGTTGCGCGGCGTGAGCTTCTTGATGTGCCTACGCACGGTATCCGGGTCGAGGTCGAGACCCTCGCAGATGGCGACGAAGCTGGTGATGTACTTGCCGCCGCGCATACGCTGCTGCCAGTCGCTGGAACCAGGCACCTCAAGGAACAACCAGCGGTAGGCCTGGTCAGCCAGGACCTTCTGCACCATCCTCCGGCTGCCTTTATATAAAACCCAGTCGTAGGCAGCCCTGCGGATGATCTCGAGTAGCAGCGTCTTGCAGCCATTGATGGTCTGGAGGGCGAGCTCCTCGTCCTCGGGGTCGCTCACTTCAAAGCGCAGGTCCTCCTCCGGGTCCCAGGCCGAAGGGGGCTCCGGCGCAGGCGGAGGGGGCGCGGGGATGCGCAGCACGAGCAGCTTGCCCATCTTCGCGGGGGGCTGGCTTGGCTGCTTCTTGGGCAGCAGCTTCTCGGCACGAGACAGGGCACCGCGCGCCTCCGCTACGAGCCTGGCAGGGGGTGCGGGGGGCGCCGGCGGGTTCGGTACCACAACGGGCGCACGCGCGATTCGGCACAAGGCCAGGTGGATGACGGGTGCCAGCATCACGGGTTGACCGTGACCGAGAGCACCCCGTTCGTAATCCCGGGGTCGGGTATGTGGATGATGCTCTGGTCGCAGCGCGTGATGGTGAGCGTCGCGGTGCCTGGCCCCATCGCCACCAGAACTAGGCCCGCGTTGTTGATGTTCCAGCTGAGGACGTTGGGGTCGCTCGAGAGGAAGCGAATCTGCCCACCGCCCAGGCCCAGGTCTTCCCCGTCGCTTGCGTAGACGGTGAGGCCCACGTTCAGCTGGGTGCCCGCCGTCATGGTGTAGGGGCCCGGCGGGTCGAGCTCGACCAGGCTCACGATGGGGAAGATGAGGTCCGCCAGGTTGACGTTGGGCGCGTCGGGCACCTTGATGTGCCGCACCACATCTTCTTCTCCCTGTATGGTCACGTCGAAGTGGCCGTTGCGGATCAGATTGAGCTGCATGTAGCCGGTGGCATCCGACCAGGCGACGACCCTCTCGGAGAGCACGGCGTTGCCGTCGAGCCACACCGGGTCGAACTTCGCGATGAAGTGAGCCTCGACGTATGCCTGTGGGGCGCCCGTCACATCCCGGAAATAGCCGTAGGCTGTGCATAGCCTCGAGTCGAGGGGCACCGGTGGCATGAGTAGCTGGGCTGCGACCTGGAAGGTGTTGTTGGCAGGCGCCGGTTCCACGACGATGAGCTGCGGGTTCGTGAATCCGACCTGGAACTGGTACATCCGCAGCTGGTAGGTCGTGCTGTCTGGCAGGTCGAAGCTGGCCAGGCCGTTGTTGTTGGTAGTCGCCTGCGCGATGAAGGTAGTGCCGTCCGAGGACAGCACACGCACATTCACCCCGGACACCGGGTTCTGCTGCGGTGTGGTGTCGAGGACGTAGACGTCGACGGTTGCGATGGTCACAGCGTTCTCCTCACCGCGTACGGGATGTTCGGGACAACGACCGTGAACAAATCGTTCTGGCCGTTGTCTGCCGACAGCAGGTTGATGGAGGGGACGGTGGTGTCCGTCGGCACCTGCACGTCACGCGCGAGCGGGGTGCCGCCGATCGACACCGTGACCAGGGCCCCGCGGGCCAGCAGCAGCTCGGCGTGTCCGTGCTGGTCAGTCAGCAGCCGCTGGGCGCTGCCCACGACCGCGGCGCCCTCGATGAGGGTGCCATTGAACTGGTTGTAGACCAGGACTTCCTGGTTCACGGCGGGGGCGCCCGTCACATCGACCAGACGCACGTAGCCGCGGCAGAGCGCTGTGGGGCTGAGGCCGGCGACCACTGCGCCTTGGAAGGGGTCGGAGTACTGGCTCACCGTGCGGGTGAAGCTGTTGAAGAAGCGCGCGCGGTAGTAGTACTCCGGCGAGCCATTGGCATCGACGAAGCCATACTGTTCCTGCCCGAGGATCAGCACGATGCGCGCGTCCAGTCCGAAGGCTACGGAATTGGGTTCCTGGGTCGCCAGACCGAGAAGCGGCGCCGCGTCCCCGCCCGTGCAGCGGAGAACGACCTTGGCACCGACTTCCACGGTCTGGACGACGAGGATGTCACTGTTGACGTACGCGGTGAGCAGGCCGTTGCTCTGCTCCTGGATCTGCGTGGCCGCTTCACCGAAGGTGAACGGGTTGTTGCCCGTGAAGGTCGTAGTGACCGGCGTCTGCTCGTTGATGAGCAACGTGAGGTCCGTGCCCTGAAGCGCCACCGGTGGACCATCCTGCGAGGAAGCGGGTGGCGCGGGTGCGCCCGGCGGCAGGACTGCAGGGGACCAGGAGTCCCCGTGCAGCGGTTCGTACGGCCCCTCGGGCGTGCCACGGGAGCGCCAGACCTCGATGCGGTCGAAGAGCCCCTGCCAGGAGCGCCCGCTCACGAAGAAGTCGAGCTGGAAGCGCTCGCGAGTGGCCACCGTGGGGGCCGTACGAAGGATGATCATCGTCAGTTCTCGGGTTCTGCGAAGACCTGCGCAGGAGCTGGCGGGGCTACCGCAGTGGCGGGCACCTGCTGGGCGGGGCGGTTGATGGTGCCGTCCGCCTTGACGCTCGTGCGGTTGATGTCGACCCCGTACTTCGCGGACAGGGCCTGGCGCTCCTTCTCCATGTCCGCCTGCAGCGCCTTCATCTGCTCGACGATCACAGCCTTCTGGATGTCGAGCCCCTTCACCTGCAGCTCGAGGTTGACGAGCTTGAGGTAGATGACCTCGATGCGGAGGCGCTCTGCCTCCTCGAGCTGTGCGCCGAGCGCGGTGGCCTTCTCTTGTTCTGTCATGAGCACTCCGTTCATCCTGTCAGGAAGTCGTTGATAGAGGAAACCACGAGGTCGGAAGCGGCGTCGACGCCCGTCTGAGCGAGGCGGTTCGAGCCGCTCCGGCCTTGCAGGATTGCCTGCAGTGTGGCGACCTGGTTGTTGAGCGTGTTCGTGCGACTGGTGGCCCAGGCCTTGGTGGCCGCGACCAGTGCGTTCAGTCGGGCGTTGCGAGCCGTAGTGTCCGCCATGTGGCGGATTGTACCTGCACTTCTAGGTGGCGACCAGAGCCGCCGCAAGTAGCTTGCCGGCCTCACGCTGCAGCTCGAGCCGACGGTCCGTATCGTCGGCCTTGGAGGCGAGCGCCGACAGCGCGCTCGAAGCCCAGTACCGATTGGGGGTGGGAGCGCCGTCCGGGGCGTAGGAGATGGGGGGCAGGTCGATGATGCTTTCCCCCTTCTTGTCGAGCACCTGCTGCAGCCAGTCCAGGTCCCCCTTACCGACCACATCCCGCAAGCGGGAGCGCAGCTGGGCCCAGGGGATGGCCTCCTCGTGCGCAGCGCGAATGGCCGTGAGAAGCCGGCCCACGGTCTTCTCGGCGAGGTACTCCTTCACGTGGTCGCGCACAGCCCCCTGCTGGGCCTCGACCTCCTTGCGCGCCGTGGCATCGGACATCTCGATGTCGGACTCTTCGATGACGGAGCCGATGTGGGCACGGCTCAAGCCCTCATCGAGGACCGCGGCCGTGCCGGTAGTCACGCGCCACACCGTCTGCAGTACCTTCAGCTTGCCCGAGCCGAAGTCGCTGTTGCTCCACTCCACCCCAGTGCAGATGTACTCCCCGGGGAAGGCTTCGAAGACCGTCGGCAGCAGGCACTTCAGGGCGTTGCGCACCGGGGAGCTCGAGGCCTCGACGGGCCTAGCCCCCTCGATGACGCACTGGTCGATGAACGCCCTGAGCAGAGGAGCGCTCGCCAGATGGCGGTTGAAACGGCGGGAGAGAAACCCCCGCAGCTCGTTGCCCACGATGCGGTGGAGGAAGCGGGTGGGTTCACCGCCGCGCTCCACCCAGTCCGGGGACGAGAAGAGGGACTCGAGGTTGTAGGCCAGGAGGTCCTTCTTCCAGCTGTCCTTTCCGGCAAGCAGCAGGTCCACGTAGGACATGGGCAGCTTCACCTTGGAGCAGAGCTGGTTGAGCGCGTGCCGGTGGATAGAACAAACCAGCTCACCGGCGTAGCGAATCTTCACCCCCGTGCTGTCGACGGGGAAGTCCATCGACTTGGGGGGCACCAGCTTGTCGACGATTACGGTCTTGGCCACGGTGTCGAGCAGCATCTGCTCCTGCTGCGCGCCGAGCGAGAACCGCCGCTCCATGCGATCGACAGCCTCGTTGTAGCGTTCCTTCGCGTCCTTCATCCGTTGTTCCTCCCTACTAGGGGTGCAGCTGTTTCGACTGGAACCGACCGGCGCCGTTGGGCCTACTGTTGAGCGCAGTAGCCTTGCATGCGGCATCGACCTGACTCATGGGCTTGAACGGATGCCAGCGACCCTTCCAGGTGTCGAAGACACCGTACTGCTTTTCCTGTTCCGGCATCGGTAGCGTGCGCCTGTAGCGCTTCGCGATATCGCCGCCGTCGCAGATGGACAGGACAAGCAACTGCTTGAAGGCACAGGCGTCTTCCTCGTGGGCGAAGAACGCGATGTAGCCGTCGTTGCCGTCGGAGACGGCCCACCAGCCCTCGGGCCAGACCGCCTGTGTGTCAGGCTCCGCCCCGTCGCGGTCCATCGGGCTGTCGATGGCGATCTCGTCAACGACCTCGGAGTAGTCCTTAGTCCTTGTCTTCTTCGGCATTGAGGCCCATGTGCTTCTTGAGGGTGTCGCCCACGATGGTCTTCCACCGGGCGGAGTTCTGCTCGGTCGTACCCAGCTTCTTCGCAAGCTCACCGTTGTGGGTGATCTTCGGGTAACCGTTGGTGCCGAACACGTAGTTGAAGGTCGCGTGCAGGTGCGGCTTGTTCGGGAAGATCTCGGGCAGGATGTTCTGTGCCACCGCGATCTGCTGCTCCTCGAACTGCCGCCCAGTATGCTCGCCGCCGGAATAGTCGTAGTTCTCTCCGCCGGAGCGGCTCATGGGAACGTCGCGCTTGACCGCCTTGAGGACAGTGCTGATGCGCTTGGGGGTCTCGCCGAGGTGCTCGGACAGCTCGTTGACGGTGGGCTCTCTGCCGAGTTGTTCTCCGAGCTCCGACTGCGCGCGCTGCAGGGCGCCGATGAGCCCACTCTGTCCCTCGGGGATGTAGGCCACGTTCTGGTAGCGGTTGTTGTACCGCATGGCCTTCCGCAGGCGGTTCTCCACGTGGGTGTTGATGGCAGCCCCGCGATTCGGGTCATACACCTCGAGGGCATTGATGAGGTGCTTCTGCAGCTCCGCCTTGAACGCGCTCTCGGGCACGGTCTTGGCGCGGAACTGGCGCGCCTTCTGCGCTAGCACAGGCTCGTAGAGCTTGAGCAGCGGCTTGAGGTGTTCGGGCTTCTTGCCGTTGTCCATCCAGCGCTGCCAGAGATCGAGCTCGTTCTTCTTGCGCTTGGCCTTCTCGGCTTCCTTGGACTGCTTGTAGTCCTCGAGCGGGTCGGACATAGATCACTCTCACGTATGGGGGTAGTAGCTGATGGTCTCGAACGCAGCCCACGCAACGACACGGCTGTAAGCCATGCGTCTCTCGGTGTCCTCGATGAGCTCACGTGCGTCGGCCCCCCGTGCGTAGCGACAGAAGGCCTCGATGCGCGGGTCTGCAGGCGCAGCGACGAGAAGCCGACTACCGGTGCCCGACCACACGCATCACCTGGTCAGTGAGCGTAGGCTCGTCGACGCTCGCCGTCTTGTTCCGCTGCAGCAGGGGGGAGTGAGGGTTGCCCTCGCCAGCGTGCTCGAAAACCCGGCGCAGCAGGGCCTGCTCCGCCGGCGCCGTGGTCTTGCCTGCGTCGAGGATGCGGTCGAGCAGGTCGCCGCGGCCGTCCTGGGCCTCGCGGTGCACCGCCTCGCTGTAGACGTCAGGGTACCCGTCTTTGCCCTCGCGCGGCGTGTCCCCCCACTTCGCGTTGAGGGTGCCCGGGGCACGTCCCTCGGGGGGCATGCGCACGTGGGTGATGCCCTTCTGGGTCTCGTTTTCGTTGGTCTTGGGGGCGTCCGCAGCCTTGCCCAACATCGCCTGCTTCAGTGTGTCGACGCTCATGCCGGCATTGTACTCCTCAACGCGCCCTCACGGTAAATGCGCTCATCCTCCGCGCAGCGCACGGCCGAATGCGCCGAGCGGTGCCCTGAACTGTTCGAGCTCGGACTCGACCTGCTTGCGCCTGTCCTGCTCCTGCGCCACCTGCCGCTCGAGGATGATGTTCCTCTCCTTGGCTGCCTTGAGCTCCGCACGCATGACGTCGATGACCTCGACGTGGAAGTCGGGCACCGTGTGGATGCGGAATCCCTCCTTGAACTTCTTCTCGACCTCCTGCCAGAGCTCATCGTCGTTGACTGCGCAGTCGAGACTGAGCTTCACGCGGTACTTTTCGTCGCCCTGCGACGCACCCAACGAAGAGTTCACCAGCCAGAACGTCACACCCGGTACTTGTTCTTCGTGCTCATCAGACACCGGTCACCTCCACGAGTTGTTCTGCCGCCTGAACCATCTCGTCACCCGTCTTCTTCTGATCTACGAGCACCTCTACGAACAGGTGGCCTACTTCTGCCGCTGCGTCCGGGGTGTTCTTTTCGCAGAAGACCCTGGCCTCAGCGAGCAGATTGCGAAGGCTCTTGAGCGCGCTACGCCGCCTGTGTAGTGACTCCTGCCAGAACTTACCAAGCCCAAGAGTGTCAGGATCCTGGACCATCCTATGCTCGGCGATGTCGACGTTGACCGCCTCCTCGATGGCGAAGATGGCGCTGCTCATCGCTTGTAGCTGGCGCGAGTCGACGTTGCGTCGGTCAAGGATGCGACCGGCGCTGTTGGGCAGCTCGATCGATCCCAGCACATCGTCACACGTGAAGTAGCAGCACCACGACACACGCCGCAGCGTTGTCGCCGCCGACTGGTCACCAGCCGCACTCTTCTCTGCAGCTGCATGAACACGCTCGCGCAGATCTTGAGCTAGGTTACTTGAGTAGCGAAGACGCAGCTTTGCCTCAAGCGCCGCGACGCAGCCGAATGCGACCGGGTCGTGGCGCTGCGAAGGTGCCTTCATGGGAATCTCCTAGAGGAAGAACTCCTCCCAAGGTTCTTTTCCCTCTTTCATGCCGTTCTTTGGCGCGCTTGGTGTATAGCTCCGAGGATGATCAACATCCTTCTCGCCCTGCTCATCTGCATCATCGGCGCGTTTCTCTACCTGGCCGCGTCGAACCCGAAGGTAGCCCAGCTCGGTCTCTGGGCCTTCGCCGTGGGCCTCTTCTGGACGCTAGCCGAGGTGCCACACCACGTGACGCACCTGTTCGACTAGAGCTTCAGGTCGGGCTGCACGTAGCCGCCGATGCCACTCTTCTGAGCGCCGGGGATCGCGGAGCCGAAGCGAGCCCCCCTCGGCTTCACCTGGTCAGCGATGGAAGGGCCCGGCGGCGGTGCCACCTTGGGCGCCCCGACGCTCTGCGTCTTGGACAGCTGGCCCGCGGGAGTGATGCCTGCCATGCCCTGCTTCTGGATGCCGCGGTCGAGGCGGGGGGAACGAAAGGGCGGGATGTCGCTGACCCCGTTGCGCGGGCCGGCCCCACCGAAGGTGCCCCCGTTCCATGACGACGCGGGTGAGACATCGGCCTGCTTACGCAGGTCCCGCACGTAGAAGGCCAGCTGCTCGGTAGTGATGGAGGACAGCTTGGCGGGCTTGAAGTCGTTGCTGTCGGTGGTCACACCGTCGGGCATCCCGGCCGCGGACTTGCCGCTGTTCTCTAGCGGTATGGACGCCCCAGAGGGGTTCTTGCTCACGGGCATGCTGGTCTCGCCGCTGTTCTTCTGGATGCCGCGCTCGAGCTGAGGCTGACGCCAGCCCGGCAGGTCGCTGGCCATCATGAAGTTACCGCGTGTGGGCGCACTGGCCGCGGCCTTGGCCATCTCGCGCTCCTTCTTCTTCTTGCGGTCCATGTGGGAAGTCAGCTTGTCGATGCCCGCGCCCGCGCCCACGATGGCCAACGGTATACCGGCGCCGACGGCGGCCACGCGCACAGGCCGTGGCAGCTTCTTCAGCCGGCCCACCTGCGCCTTCACGAAGTCATGCGTGCGACTGGTCTTCTTCTTGTCGCGCAAGAACTTGATGCGGTCGGCGTTCTCGCGCATCTCCTTGCTGACGTTCTCGCCCTGACCAGCACGACGGTCGAAGCTCGCGTGCTGCACAGCGCGGCGTTTGAGCTCCGCGTGCTCTTCGCGGCTGAGCGCAGCCACCTTGTCGAGCAGGTCGAGCAACATCGCGTCCATGCCTGCCTTCACGAGATCTCCGCCGCTGGGTCCGACCATGGGGGTCACCGCTCCACTGTTCTTCTGAATGCCTCGCCGCAGCTGCGGCATGCGAAACGGGGGCAGGTCACTCGCTCCGCTGCGGATGTCCGGGTTCATGGGGCCCGAGAACTCGTTGATGGCGAAGCCGAGCTTCGGCAGCGGTGAGAGGTAGTCTAGCCCCTTCTCGAGACCTCGTTTGGCCGCCATGGCCACGAGGCTGGCACCGGGGAGTAGAACGGGCACAGCAAGGGCGGCCTCGGGATGGTCGAGCAGAAACCCCGCGGGCTTGCGCAGCACGCCTGGCAGGGCCGGCAGCTTGTCCTTGAGCGGGGCCAGGAGGTTGTTGCCCTTGTGCTGGATGCCCGCGAGCTGCGCCGGCGACGCCTTCGGCAGAACCCAGCGAGGCGTGCCAGGGATGTCCTGCCGTGCGATGCGCGCGATCTGTCCGAGCAGAGCGACCTTGTCCATCACCAGTTCTTTCCGCTGCGGTCCTTGGGAGGCGCGTCTTTCTTCTCAGCAGGAGCGGTCGGCTTGCTCCAACTCCCTTCGACCTTGTCCTCGAGCACCGAGAGCTGACGACGCATGCGCGGGAGCTTGGCCGCGTCGCGCTCGGCCAGCTCTGCGCGCTGGTTGTCGAGCTCATTGAGGGCGATGAGACGCTTGTGCTTGTCGAGGTAGCCAGTGCCGATGCCGCCCAGCGCCCCTGCCGCCATGTTCGCGGCAAAGTGGGGTATCTGCTTCTTCGAGTTCGGCCCGTACATCATCTGCATTGTAGGAAGCACGGGAACGCCCTTGGCAGCCATGTTCTGCATCGAGGTGAGCTGCGTCGGCTGCTTCTTGCCAGAGAGGTGCTTGCTCTGCTCCTTGCGGTAGTTGCCAAGCAGCGCCGCCGGTGCCACCACTTGGGCAGGCATGTGCAGCGCGTCCTGGGCGGCGATGGACGTGAGCGTCTTGCCCGAGCCCAAGCCATGGATGGCAACAAGACCGGGCTGATCGTCCTGCTGCAGACGGTCGACGACCCGCTGCTGGTGAGGCAGCAGGGGTGTCTTGATGTCGGCGATCTTCTCGAGCTCGTCGACGAAAGCCTGCAGTAAAGCGCTCATGCGATGCCTACCGCGTTCTTGCGGAGCATCGTAACACGTGCGGCCCGCCAATCCGCAGGCGCCTTCGCCGCAGATGCAACCGCCGGAGCTGCCTTGCCGAAGCGACTCGCAGCCTCGACCGCGGAGTGCGGGAAGAGCTCGGGGGTGCCGGGGATGGGCGTGGTGAGCGCCTTCTTCGCGCTCTGTGCGATGTCACCCAGTACGCCGGCCTCCTTCATCTCCTCGAGCTCGCTGACGAAGCCGGCCATGCCGTACTTCCCGAGCGCGGGGGCGTGCGAGAGCATCCCAGGCACCATGAAGGAACCGTCGCGCTTGAAGAGACCCGCGAGCCACTCGTCGTTCGTCTGAGCGTGCGCAGGGCGACCGTCGAGGCCGAAGTCGATGCGCATGCCCGCGGTCTTGTTCTCCATCTTCCTGCTCTTCAGGTGGCCTGGGTTGGAGGCTTTCACATCGTCCTTGGGGGTGTCGAACTTCGCCTTCGCAACGCGCTTGCCCTCGGCGGTGCCGTAGCCCTTGGGGCCCTTGCCCAGGGCGTGCATCTGCTGCGTAGCGATGGCGAACGCCTCGTTCTTGGGCATCGCCGGGTTCTTCGCGAGGATGTGCTCGGCCCGGTTGTGCATCCACTCAGGCATGACCTGCTCCCCCTACGGCGTCTTCGCCGCTGCCGCCTTGGCGTCTTCGAGGGCAGCCTCGAGGATGCGCACGTCCTGCTCGAGCTTGTCGAGCCGTAGCGTGAGCTGGATGATGGCGCTCGTAGCCTTGCTCACGTCCGCGCCCTGCGCGGCGATCTGCAGGTGCAGACCGCGCACGTCATGCACGAGCAGGTCGACCAGGGTGGTCAGCCTGTTGAGCGGGTCCAGCACCCGCTTCTCGTGCTCCTGCAGCATGTTCTTGACCAGGGAAGCGAAGAAGCGGGCCTTGTCCACATCGTGGTCTGGCTCCGGCAGGAAGTCTTGCGGGGGCGGTGGCATGGTCGGAATCTCGACGGTCGGGTCATCCGGCATAGACAGTCCCTCGGTGTGGAGCAATCGTGGCCGCGTGCTGCGTGGCCGCAGTGATGTTGGGACTGACGTGAAGCGTCCTGCCGAAGTCGCCGCTGCCGATAACGGGAGCGCGACCAGCCTTGGGTATGAGGGGCATCTTCTTCAGCGCCCCTGCCATGGCCGAGGGGGGAGGAATGGCGAACGTACCCATCGCCCCGATCTTGAGCCGGCCGATGGTGGCAATCTTGCCACCGCTCTCGAAGGGAGGCGCGTGGGTTGCCGGGGCGGGATTCGAGGCGTACTCGCCGACATGCTCCTGCTGCATGTACTTGCGCAGGCGTCCGACCTCCGCGTGCTGGTCGAGCCCTCTGCGCACCAAGGGGACGGCCCCCATGCCGATAGCCCCTGACGCGGCCGCGCCGAGAGCGCCGCGCGCGGTCGGCAGCCTGCCGTGTTCGATGGAGTGACTGACGGCCTTGCCGAGGACACCAGCGCCGGCGCCGAGGACACCGTAGCGAGCAACCTGTCCAGCCGTGGGCCTCTCCTTCTCGAGAGACTCGAGCCGGTCGACAGCACGTGACGCCTCCTCGTGGGAAACGAAACCGAGCTTCACCAGCTCGTCCAGCGTACTGAGAAAGTTCACGGCGCAATCCTGTGCTTCAAGAGCTCGGCTGTCGGAGACCCGGCAAGGATGCCGAGGCCCGCGAGCTCGGACAAGGGTTTGGCCACGTGCGGAAGCACAGTGCGCTTCTCCACGCCGTCTTTGCTGTAGTCACCCGCGAGTGCCGCGCGCGCGTGGGCCTGCGCCTCGTCGACGCTGGGGGCTGCTAGCACTCCGAGACCAGTGAGTTCTGCCGCGTGCGCACCGGCAGAACTCGTCAGCCTTTTCCCAGGCTGCCCAGCATCCCCGCCGTCTTGGTACGGTCGAAGCCAAGCTGCGCCACGAGCTCCTCGCTGAACGCGGCGATGCTAGCTTCCTTAGGCGACGACTTGGGCACGCTCTTGCCAATGCGACCCATGAGACCCGGCGTGCCGCCCTGCTCGTGCGAAGACGGCGTCAGGGCGCCGCCCCATGGATTCCAGGCATTGTGGCCCTGCTCGTGCTTTTTGGCCGCATACTCGAGGTGCCTGGCGTGCAGATCTTGCCGCCCGCCGTACTGTCCGAAAAGCCCATCGGGCGAAGGAATGGGACTACCCATGTTGAAGCGCAAGATTCCACCGGCAGTCGAGGGATTCTTGCCTTCCTCGTCGATGTGACCCAGGCCCTTGTACTTCTGCTGCAGCGCGGCCAGCTCCGCCGCCTGACGCGCCATGAGGTGGTACGCCTCAGCGTCGTGCTTGTGACCCTCCTCGGTAACAGCGAAGGCCTTCTTCTCCGCCTTGTAGGCCTTCTCGCGCTCAGTCGGTGTGAGGAAGCCCCCAAGCGGGTTCCAGGCGTTGTGCCCTTGCTCGTGCTTCTTGGCCGCGTAGTTGAACTCCCTCTCGCTCAGCATGTCTGCGAAGCCAGAGAGATGCCCTGTACCCTTGAGGGTAGGCGTAGGAATCACGCTGGACAGAAGACCTCTGACTTCCAGACCCGTGGACAACGCGCGGTGTTTCGGCCGCTCTTGAGCGTACTCGTCACGTGCCTCCCTGCGCTTGCCGTACATGTCGCGCTGCGCTCCGTAAGCCTTGGCGTCGAACTTGTGCCCGGCGTCGGTGACAGCGAAGGCATCCTTCTCCAGCGAGATCTGCTCGAGCTCATCGAGGAAGGCAGCCTTCAGCAGCTCGAGGGACGCGCCCTTGAGCAGCCCGCCCATCACGTTGGGCGTGCCCTTGGTAGCGAGGTGCTGCTTCATGCCGCCGAAGAGCGCCTCCCCTGCTTCGCTGAGGGGCTTGGCCACGGTCTTGGCTGCCGCCGGCAGGGGAGGGGGAAGGCCGGCGAGCTTGTCGTTGGTAGCTGCGGTGTTCATCGAGCACTCCTCACGAATGTTCTGCGGCGATGTTGCTGGCCCCGATGTCGCTCGAGTGCTGGGCCAGACCAGTCACTGTCGTAGCGTTGTTTCGCTGATCGTACGCGTCGACCTTGTTGATGTCGTCCGTGCGCGTGGGTGTGTCACCCCGCTTGGGACGCTTGGCCCCGGGGTCGGTCGTGATGGCGACCGGGCGCAGGCGCGTGGCCGGCTGCTCGATGCGTCCGTTGGGCTCACCGACGTCCATATTCGCCTGGGTGGGCCCGTCACCGGGCTGCCGGGGCTTACTGTTGCCCGCGCGCATGTCCTCACCCGAGGTGAAGGGCTGGGTAGTATCGGTCAAGCGGTAGCCGGTCTTCTCCTGCTCCGGGATGTTCGCCCCGCGAGTAGGCACCTCGACTTGGCACTTCGGGGGCTTAGCCGCACCCGGGTCATCGACGCTGTCACCCCGCACGTCCTGGGGGTTGCCCTGCGAGTCGGCCTTCTTGAACAGCGTGCCCTTCTTGTCCTTTTCGAGCAGGGTGCTGACGCTGATGGGCCGTCGACCGACGCGTCCCTTCGACACGTGCATGCGCCCGTGAGCTGCCGAGATCTTCTCGAGCTCGTCAGCGAAAGCTATCAGGGCCGCGGCGTGCATGGGCACCATCAGAGTGTACCAGGGCCAACTTCTGCAGGGAATCCGGGATAAGAGCGGTGGAGGACTCACCATGCCGAAAAAGCCAACCAAGAAGACGTGTGCGCAGTGCGACAAGACCGAGCACGAGCTGTGGGACTACTTCACGGTGCCAGGCAGTTGCCAACGACTCTACTACTGCAGCGACGACTGCATGCGCCTGCTGCACAACCGCTTGTTCCAGACGGAGGAACGGCGCACAGACGGCGGACTGCCGGTGGTCAAGATGACGCCCGAGGAGTTCAACAAGCTCCCGCGGCATCAACGCCAGTTCAGCGTACCGACAGGCGGACCCGCTTCTTTCAGCACCCTGTCGATAGACCACAAGGCATGCAGGTAAGAAAAGGGCGGCACCCGTTGCCGCCCTTTTCTTAGCCCCCGCTTGACACCAGGCTCGTCGACTCTTACCAGTGGGGCATGAACTCGTCGCTATAGTGCAGTTCCGGTCGAGGTCAGCCCTCTCTACCACTACGTGGTCATCAGGGCTGACTTCCCGAAGGGTGCGAACATCGTGCACGCAGCCGGGGAATCGAGCCCCGGCAACCTCCCTCGAGGCACCTATGCCGTGTGCCTGGTCGTGCCCGGGGAGAAGGAACTCTGGGAGCTCGAGCAGCGCCTGCGCAAGGCCGGGCTGCGGTTCGTGAGCATCGTCGAAAGCGACGCCCCTTACACGGGGCAGCTGATGGCGCTGGGCTTCGCGCCCGCCGGGAAGGAGGTGTTGCGACTGTACTTGTCGCCGCTGCCCCTGTACCGGTAAAACAACGGCGTCGTAGCTCAGAAGAAAGAGCGCCCGATGTTGCTTGCAGCGGAGGGAGGTCGGTGGTTCAAGTCCATCCGACGCCACCATGCGCCCTTAGCTCAGTTGGTAGAGCAGCCCGGGTATAGACCGGGTCGGCCGAAGGTTCGAGTCCTTCAGGGCGCGCTACTCTTTCACCCGCACATGCGTGGCCGATGAGCTGCGCGATAGCCGCATGACGCGCTCGCGCTGACCGAAAGGCGACGCGTCCAGCACGGTCACGTTCTTGCCGTTGCGGTAGGTGGCGACGTCCCTCAGCTCGAGATGCAGACGCACCACGAAGTGCTGGGCGTTGTACTCGTTGTCGAAGGACAAGAAGTAGGTCTGGGGGACGCGGGTATTGTACTCAACCGAGGATGGCCCTGGCGAACTGCAACGCCGAGACGTACTCCTGCACAGCCCGCTGCTTCCTGCCCCGAGTGTCGCCCTTCTGTGCCACGTTCGAACCGCGCTTGATGCCCACGATGTTCTCGATGTTGGCGGGCACCAGGCCGAAGATGTTGTTGTAGGGGCCGAACGCACGAGAGTGGAACCCCTCGATGCCCTGAATGACATCCTGCCCCGTGGGGTCGAGCGTGAGGTCGCTCGTGCCGAACATGTCGATCATCGTGGCGATGGGGCGCCAGGTGTAGCTCGAGATGAAGCCATCGATGCTCTGGTTGGTCTGCCGCACGTGCGAGTAGAGCTGCACCAAGAAGGCGACCGCGTCCTGGATGCTTGAGCCCTGGTCTAGCGCGAGAAGGCCGGCGGCCCAACCCGCGGGGTCGTCTGCGTCCAACGCCTTCTGCGCCTGGGCGAGGGCTTGCGCGGCCTGGGCGTAAGCCGCGCCGATGGAAGAGTCGCCTTCACTGACGAGCTGCTGGTCGGTGATGGAGCCCGTGTTGAAGAACTGTTGGTAGACCTGCCCTATGAGGGAGGGGTGCCAGCAGTCGCCGTACCAACCCGGGCGGATGTACTCCTCCGCGGGCAGGTCCACGGTCACCCGGCTGTACCGAGGCACGCTCTCGGTCACCTTGTACGCGCGGAAGAGAACGGGCAGGTCGCCACCGAGGAAGGCCACGAGGGGCTGACCGTAGACGCTGGCGTTCTGGGTCACGCCGATGGTCACGCTGATGCTCGGCGTGTTGGTGCCAGCGGTCGTGGGGCCCTGGTAGAGCGGCAGGTTCTGACCCCTGTAGGCCTGGCTCACGTCCTGCACCGCGGTGATGACGCCCAGGTTGGGACCGAGCGCGTTGACCTGTGGGGGGTCGACGCAGGCCACAACGCTCATGCGCGTAGCGTCTGCGCCTGAGCGCTGTTGAACCGTCTGGTCAGGGCGAATGACGCCCAGGTACTCGACCTTCTCTTCGGGCTGCCGCGCGTAGGAGCAGTTGAGCGTGGTCGAGCCGCTGTTCTGGTCGACGTTGTGTGTGAGCTCGGTGAGGTTGGCCAGGAAGTGGGTGCCCAGCAGCTGGTTCATGTCCGTGGTTACCACGCCACCGGCCTGCTGAATCAACTGCTGGCGAAGCGCGAGTGTCTCAGCGTTGACGTACTTGTCGATGATGAGCGCAGGGAATCCCGCTGCTAGGTACGGGTTGAACTTCCCGCTCACCTGCATCTGTCTCGCTGCGAAGCGGTACTTGAAGTAGAGGAAGTTGCAGCTGCGCTGGGCCAGGCCGATCTTCGGGGTCTTGCCGCCGGGAGTGGTGCCCGAGCGCGCAGCGAAGATGTTGAGCTCTCCCATCTTCTCGAAGACTGGCAGGATGCCGGTGAACAGCTCGTGGCCGAGGAGGCCGTTGGCCAGCATGTCCTGCAGCTCACGGCCGCCGGTCTTCAACGTGAAGCCCTTGGGGGCGAAGTAGAACTGGTCGAAGAGCTCGTCCTCGCCGAAGAACTCGTCGTTCGTCTTGAGCAGCAGCCGTGTGGGCTCCGCCAGAAACGACCGGGCGTAGGTCATCGAGTGGTAGTTCTCGGGGAACAGAACGTTGCACCGAGGCGGGGCGCTGAACCACACATCGGGTCGGAAGATCTGGGAGTTGAGCCGCGCCGGCACTGCAGTCTTGCCGTTGGTGGTCACCTCGAAGTTCGCGGCGTTCTGTAGCTGCGCGGAAGCTGCGCTGAGCGCGGAGTTGACGCTGCTCACGATGCGAGAGTTGGACCCGGGCTGCCACTGCTTGACCAGCCCCTGCGCCGTACCGAGTGACTTCAGGGCACTCGCGTAGTAGCTGCGAGCGCCTGCCACCGTGGGCGAGGAGATCTGGCTGAGCGTAGTGGCGCACGTCTGACGCATTGTAGCGATGGTGTTGCGCACCGACGACTGCGCGTCCCCCGCGCTGCTGTTGGGGTCAGCGGGCGAGGACAGCGTGGTCATCACAGAGGAGATCGACTGAATGAGCACGTCCGCGTTGACCGCAATGAACGCGTTGTTCGGGTCCTTGCGTACGCTGTTGCGGACCGAGCCCGAGGGGTTGTTGCCGCTAGCCGGAGAGTAGTACGGGCAGGGTTGGGCATAGGTCTCGTGGAAGATCATCGACATCAGCGCGTTGATGGCCTGACGGATGGAGACCTGCTGCCCGAGGTTGCCCAGCGTGCGCCCGAAAAGCGAGTCGTAGCCACCGCCGATGAGACGACTCGCTGTCGGGTCGTTCTCGTAGGCGGTGATCATCTGGGTGATGTGCAGGCGTAGCTCGGCCAGGGAGAAGAAGATGTTCTCGCCGCCGATGTTCTTGCCGTAGTAGTAGCTGCCGCCGATAGCTTCGCAGAGATGAACGATGCCTCCCAGTAGTCCTTTCAGCTTGGGGTACTGGATGCTGGGCGTTTGGATGATGCGCAGGATGGCGCTGCCCTCATCCTCGAGGAAGTCGGTGAACAAGTTGGTAGAGCCACCGGAGAAGATGGCCTTCACCCCGGGGCCGAACAGGTCGGTGTTGTTCCACTGGTAGGCGTAGTCCCAGTAGTTGCTCCAGTCGAGGCACTGCAGCACGAGCGAGCGGTTGTTCTGGTTCTTGGTCCACTGAAAGCCCACCACCTCGCCGCCGAAGAGCAGCTTGTAATTGGCGTTCTGGATGTCCTGGTCGTCGCCGACGGAGCTCGACTGCGAGAAGGACGAGGGCGCGGGTGTGTTCTGGGCTTCGTAGTCGGTGGGGCTCCGGTTGGTCGTGGTGTTAGGGGCGCTTGTCGAGCTCGCGAAGGGTGACGACGCCGCGTAGAAGTCCAGGAAGAACAGGTGAACGAGCGAGCGGGGGAAGAGGCGGGTGCCCTCGGGCAGGGGAGGGATCTGGATGGAGCAAGACGCCGGGGAGTTCGGCGCCACCTGCACCTGCGCTGCGATGACTGGCACCTCCACCCCCTCAATGAAGAGGCGAAGGCGTAGCCGCTGTCCGTAGCCGCCGGCCATGGCTAGATGAACATCCCGGTGGTGTTCACGTCGCTCTGGTTGCCGTCGGGCCCGATGAAGAAGTCGATCTCCGTCGAGCTCTCCGTCGTCAGGGTGCCGTTGGCAATCCAGCTCGAGAACAGGCTGGGGGAGCCGCCGACACTGACCGACGCGCCGACCGCGGACATGCCGTAGCCGTAGCCATTGCCCGAGAGGAAGCCGTTGCCCGTAGCGTAGGACTGCCCACCCGAGAACTGGTTCAGTGTGCCAGGGCCATTCGGTCCGATGCCGCCGCCGATGCCATAGGGGATGCCGCCACCGATGCCCGTGCCCTGAGAGACGCCCCCGTAGATGGGCACGCCATTGCCGTAGACCCCCTCGTTGTACGCAGCGTTTGAGCTGAGGTTCGCGGCGTAAAGACCGGCCGCCACGTTGGGAGGCTGGATGATGAGGCTTGCGCTCGTGTACGAGGTGAACCCGCCGGTGAAGCCTAGTCCCCCGTTGATGCCCCCGTTGTACTCGCTACCGAAGCCACTACCAGAGTAGGCCCCGAAGCTCGCGTACGAACCGCCACCGATACCGATGCCAAAGCCCGTGCTCGTAGAGAAGGTCGGCAGAAGACCGAGGTTGCCGTAGTCATTGTAGCCGTAGGGCGAGACCCCGTAGCGTCGCGCAGAGGAAGTGAGCGCGTAGGGCAGGTCGTAGGCGTCGGGGTAGGACGGGTCGTACTCCTCATCGTAGTAGGTCTGCGCCGGGTCGTTGGTCGGCAGATCCACTGGCGTGGGCGAGGCGCCCGTCCACTCGTCCTGGTTGTCCTGAATGAGACCGCGGGTAGGCAGCGTGCGAAAGTTGTTGTCCTGCGTGCCCTGCGCCGAAGAAGCATCGCTCAAGTACTGGTCCACGTAGGGGGTGCCGGTGTACCGGACACCCGCGCGCAGCGCAGCGCTCAGACTTGCCCCGCCACCGAACCCAGCTCCAGCGCCCACACCAGCGACGGCGCCTACCCCTATGCCCGCGCCGGCGCCGAGACTCGCTCCGAGGGCGACACCGGCAGACACCCCGATCCCCCCCTGCTGGTAGGCCCCCAGATACGCGCTGTTCAACCCGGACTCGTAGATGTCCACGTAGTTCTCGGGCTCCGTAGGAGGACCGACCTGGAACTGATCGGACGTGGTCAGCGTGGCGTCGGCAGGCATGTTGACGTACGTGGGGTACCTCGGGTCCGCGGCGTCGCCGACGATGGTCACGTTGGAGTAGTTGGTGAGATACAGGCGGAACTGCAGCATCACCATGAGCGGCGTATCGGAAGTCTTGCGCGCCTGCGCGCTGAGCATGTACCCCTCGACGATGTTGTCGTCGTAGAAGAGGTAGGTGCGCGCGCCGAGCTCCACGCTGCGCGTGCCGCGCAGGTACATGTTGTAGTTCTGCCACCACTCCGCGTACCAGTTGAAGTCGTTGGAATCGACGAGCACCGCGGTCACGTCAAGAAAGCGCGGGCTCTCGCCGAAGAAGTAGATGTAGGGCTCGCCGAAGGTCTCGACGATCTGATGCTTCTCCATGCGCGCTTCCTGCACCGACTGCAGGATGAAGTTGGCGTACTGCGTGTTCGTCCCGCTCTTAGTGCCCGAGTCCACCATGGCGATGGGCTGGCCGTCGGACTGAACCACCTTGAGGATTGCGTACGTGTCGTCCTTGATCTCTAGCCCGCGCAGTGGGCGGCGCACGCTGTCCGAGCCAGCACGCCTTCGCTGCTGCTTTGCACGGGAGGCAGCGTTGAAGGTGTCGGTGAACGAATCGGTAGTGAGCTCGACGAACACAGCCATCGCACACTCCTCAGATGACGACGTTCGACTTAATGAGGAAGTCGCGCACGTTGCGCGGCGGAACGACGCCAGAGTAGGGCTCCCCCTGCTGAAGAGCAAAGGCTTCCGCCTTGACCATCACCAGGTAGGGGTCCTCGACGGAGATCTTGTCGCGCAGCTTCATGGTGTAGAGCCGCCCGAACTTGCGGATGACGACGGACACCTCTTGCCGACAGGGTTCGCAGCCCGGCGGCACACTGAAGGGGAGAGCGCCTTCTACGAAGAGCAGCGACTTGGCCATTACTTCTCCGCGTCCTTTGGCTCAAGCTTGGCGATCTGATCGGCGGTCACGCCCGACGAGGTGGCGATGAGCTTGAGCAGCTCATTGGTCTTGTCCGTGTTCTTCTTGATGGCGGCCTGCAGCGGGTTGTCCGACTCCTGCTGCGCCTCGTCCTTCTTCTTTCGCGCGTCGGTAACTTCCTTCGAAGACATGACACCGGCGAGCTCCTGAGCCGCCTTGCCCTTGTCCTTCTGACCGAGCGCGCCCTGCAGCGCGGCCGCAACGCTCTTGCCACCCTCGGTCGTGATGTCCACGCCCATCGCCTGCAGCATCTTCGCAGCGTTGTCGGAGTCGCTGCCCTTGAGGTCTCCTGCTTTGAGCCCAGTGCCCAGCATACCCGCAACGGTTGCCGTGCGTCCCTTGCCCCGTCTCTCCCCTCGCTCAAGGCTAGACTGCAGCGAGGCCTCGTAGCTCGCCTCACCACCGACCGCGCCGCCCAACGTGGCCGAGACCTGCCTCTTCTGTTCGACGGTCAATCCTGCGAGTAGTGCTGCGTTGGCGTCGACGGTCGACATGCTGACCGCGCGCCCCTCCGCCTGTGCCCTCTCTGCGGAGACCATGGCCGCGGCGTACTCCGCCGTCTTGCCGCCAGCTTTCGTCAGAGTCTCCCAGGTGGTGTGACTGAGCCTGCCGGTCTTGGCGTCCATCACGCCCGTCATCTTCAGCGACTCGACGTTCTTGCCCGAGGCTACCATCGCGCGGCGTTGAGCTTCTTCGCGATCTTTCGCCTGACGGGAGTCGAGTGCGGCGGCGGCGCCTCCTAGCGTCTTCTTGATACCTTCGATCGTGACCCCTGGCCCCAGCGTGTCGCGATTGTGCTCGAGCCACCTCTGCTGGTCTTCCTCGGTCGCGTTCGGGTGGTCGCGCATGAAGTTGAGGTAGTCCTGCCCGGCGAGAAGGTTTCGCTTGACCTCGAGGTCACCTGTTGCGGGCTTGCCCACCTGCGCATCAATCTCTTTCCGCAACTGGGCCGCGGTGCCCGCAGCGATCTCCTTGTTCTGGCTGAACAGACCGGTCACCGCGTCGCGGAACTTCTCGCTCTTGGCATACTCGCCCGCTTCCCTCTCGCGGTCGGTGGCGCCCAGTGCTTGCTCGGTCGCGCCCGTGGTCTCGACCCCGCCGAGTGCTTTCGCCCAGCCCCGCAGCTTGCCCTGCCAGCTATCCTTCGAGAACCCCTTGATGCCGAGCGCGTTGGCGAACGCCTTGCTCTCGGCATCCGTGGAGAGATACCCAGGCTGGCCCTGCTTGGCGAGCAGCGCAGCCATTCCGCCCTCTCCCAGACCTGACATGCTTCCGAGTTGAGCGGCCGCGCCCACGCCCTGCGCGCGCTCGTAGTTTCCGATGAGCGCGGCCTTCGCAGTCGGGCTCTTCGCTCCATCAAGCTGCACTAGCATGGCCTTGGCAGCTATGACGTTAGGGTCGTTCGGGTTGTTGCCATCGGCCTGGCGGCGAATGAGCGCCTCGATCTGAGCCTGCCTCTCGTCGCCACGGCCTGTGATACTGCCCATCGAGTACGCACGGGATAGGAAGTCGCCCCCCTTGGCAGCGCCAACAGCCGCCTCATCGAAGCCCGTCGCCGCGGCCGCTTGCTGGGCCTGGGCCTGAAGCAGCTTCGCCTGGATCTGCTGGCTATTCATCCCCTTGATGTTGTACCCGAGGTCACGCAGCTTGCTGGCCCCCGACTGTCCCCCGAAGAGGTAGCCCATGTTCAGCTTGCCGTCGGAGAAGGCGCTGCCGTAGTCGGACCCGCGCCCGAGCGCGGCAGCCAGGTCTTCTTTCCCCGCGCCGCCGCGTGATGTCGCCCTCGAGGTGAAGTCCGTGCGCAGACCCCGGTTACCGATGCCAAACGCGCGAGCAGCTGCCTCATGGCCGAGCGTGCCACCGCGCATCATCTGCTGGTAGTTCTGGTCTATGTCCTTCGAGTAGGTCTGGACGTAGGTGCCGAACAGCTTGTTGAAGAAGCGGTCCACCATGTCCGAGCCCTGGTTGAAGACGTCCTGACCAACCTTCTGCAGCGCGTTGTTGATCTGCTCCTTGGCCTGGTTGAAGCGCTGCTGCACACCTTGGATGCCCTGCCCCTTGCGGGCCTGCGCTACGCCCTGGAAGTAGCGGTCCGACTGCTCGTCCGACTGCTGCTGGCGCAAGATCTGGGGCATGTTCTGCGCCATCTTGATGGCCTGGTCCACCTCGTCGCGCCCCATCCCGAGCTGGCGCTGCGCGAAGAGCATGGAGCGGTCGTCCATGTTGTTGATGTCGACGCCCTTGGACTGCGCCCACTCCATCATCTGCAGGCCTGGCAGAAAGCCGCCGAGACGCTCCAGAGCAGCGCCCCGCAGCCGCCCCTCGTTGCGAATGAAGTTGGCTCGGCCGACCTTGCCGAGGTGCGCCTGGTCCTGCTTCATCGTCTCGCTGATGCCCATGCCCCCCTCGAGCAGCTGGTTCACGGCGGACTCGTCGAGCGTGCCGTCCTTGCCGGCGATGGAGGCGAGCAACCGGCGACCACGGCCGCTCTGTAGGAACTTCGCAGAGCTACCCATGGCGCTGGCAGCGTAGGCCTGCCGCCCCTCAGCCCCGGTCAGACCAGTCACGTTGTAGATGTCCTCCTCCGAGAGGATGCCCATCTGCTGCGCAGTACCAATCTGGCCGATGGTCCTCACCCCAGCCATCGCCCCCTGCCGTCCGAGCCCTCCTATGGAACGGGAAATCTGGGAGCCGATGCTGGCTGCCCCGGTCACCTCGCTCATGGCCAGCCCACCAGAGACAGACGCCCCGCGAGCGGCCGCGGTGAACCCCTGCATGCGCGGCATCCCAAAGACGCCCGAGCTCTTGCCCGCCTGGGCGAACTCCATCGCACCCTCAAGCGTGGTCCCCAGGTCGGTGGCCATCGTCTTGAGGGTGGTGACCATCTCCTTGAAGCGGGCGCTGAACTCCTTGACGTCGCGCACCCCCTGCGCGAAGCCCATCTGCCCCATCTTGCCCGCGAGCGTGGAGAGCTCCTTGAAGGAGGCCATCTCTCCACCGGGACCAACCTGGTCGCTCATGTCGCGGATCATCGAGCCGATGGAGCTCATGTCCCCGCGCTGAAACCCAGAGCCGCCGTACTGGTTTCGGAAGTTGAAGCTGCCACGCAGCTGGGCGTTGAGCTCCTGCTGCTGACTGGCCCCCTGCATCATCTGCCCGCCTGCGTAGTTGACCGCGGCGCCGGCGGCCATGAGGGGGAGCGCCACTGCACCGCCCACCGCCATCGCTCCACCGAACCCGGCACCACCAGCGAAGGCGCCCATCCCCGCACGCAGTCCGAGGGACATGGGGTCGAGCCCTGCCAGGCCGATGGCCCCCGCGGCGAGGGGGACGCCGACGCTGCTGGCCATGTTCATCGCCCCGGACATCGCCCGGTCGCCGCCCTGCCCCGAGTACCCACCTCCGTAGACGTTGCCCTGCCCGACCATCGAGCTGTAGGCCATGTTGTTCATGGCCATGCTCTGGTACGAGCCGTTCAGCTGAGCGATCTCGGAGGACGAGATGGGCATGTGGCGCCCTCACTCTATCACGCGGCTTGGCAAGAAACAGATGCCTCCGCGGGATAAGAAAACAGAGGAGGTAATTCATGTCCAAGGTGAAGGTTCTTGTAGTCGACGACAGCGACCAGGTTCGTCGAGCGTACGAGCGCATGCTGAAGAAGGAGTACGACTACCGCATCGAGAGCGACGGGCTCGAGGCTCTGCAGATTGTGCGCGGGAAGGTGTTCGTGCCGGACATCATCGTGTCCGACTACGACATGGGCGTCGGGTTCATGACGGGGGCTCAGCTCTGTGCGCAGCTGCGCGCGGAAAGCAACCGGGTACCCTTCATCCTCGCCTCCGGCAACTTGGAGGTGGAGACCTTGGCGAGGGAGTGCGGCGCCAGCTACGGGCTGCTCAAGCCGATCATGCCCTTCCAACTGGACCAGCTGGTCAAACGCCTGGTGCCAGCCGCGCAACCACCCTGCCTGGTCGAGTAGTTCAACGGGGTCCCTTCGGGGGCCCCGCAACTCTTAGCTCTTCCGCGGCATAAGTAGGAAGAGGAGGAACTTCAATGAACACCATAAAGGCGCTGTCGGTTGTACTTCTGTCTCTCAGCATCGGCTGCGGTACTGGTAGTGACGCTGGTACTGCCGGTGGAAGTAGTGGTAGTAGCGGTGGGCAGTGCTGCACATCCGGCTCGAGCGGCGGCGGCACAAGTACACAGGGACCCGCCGGACCCCAGGGTCCTGCTGGTCCGCAAGGCGCACCTGGTCTGCAGGGTCCCATCGGCGAGACAGGTGCCACCGGACCTGCCGGACCTCAGGGTCCTGCCGGCCCGACCGGTGCGCAGGGGCCCGCGGGTGCTACCGGCCCGACTGGACCTGTTGGCGCGCAGGGGCCTGCTGGTCCGCAGGGGCCTGCGGGAACCATCGCCAGCACGAGCGAGTACGTTGTGTCGGCAGGTGTACAGACGACAGGCGGGAGCGCTGCCGCCATAGCCTCGTGCAAGAGCCCCAAAGATCTGCTCCTGGGGGGCACCTGCACGTCCAGCTACACGGGCTTCTCCGTGCAGC